GTACATGTTTACAATCATTTAGCTGTCTTCATCATCTCTTTGATTGAAAATGTTTCATTTTCCTCCCAGACGAAAGAAGTTCTTACGACAAAAGTATCCGCTTTCGGTTCATCTCCTAAATTATCCGATGATACTTTGAAAAAAATAGCCACCAAACTGGATATCGTGGACAAAGTGCTTGAAATCCAAACTATACACGATGCCAAAGCCAATTCTAAAACGGATGGTAAAAAGCAGTCGCGTATCTCCGGTATTCCGAAACTCGATGATGCCGTATACGCAGGAACCGCCCGTTCTAGCCAATGTACCCTCATTCTGACCGAAGGAGATTCAGCAAAAGCGATGGCCCTTTCGGGTCTATCTCAAGAACAGCGCAAATACTACGGTGTATTTCCACTCAAAGGTAAAGTACTCAACGTCAAAGATACATCCGATAATAAAGTCGAACAAACTAAAGAAATTGCCGAACTTAAAAAGATTATTGGACTAGTTTCCGGTAAAAAATATACAGATACATCAAGTTTACGATATGGTTCGGTACTGATTATGACGGATCAAGATTACGATGGTAGCCACATTCGCGGTCTTCTCATTAATCTCTTCCACGAACTTTGGCACGAGCTGATGGCAATACCCGGATTCTTGACCTATATGTCTACTCCAATTGTCAAAGCAACCAAAGGCAAAGATGTCAAAAACTTCTACAACCAATATGAATACGAACAATGGCGCAAATCCGATGAAGCCCGCGGTTGGAAAGTCAAATATTACAAAGGGCTTGGTACATCAACTCGTGATGAAGCAAAAGAGTACTTTGCAAATCCCAACGCAGTCAAATTCATCTTCGATGAACAATCCGATGAAGCTATTGATATGGCATTCAACAAACAACGTGCAAATGATCGTAAACAGTGGTTACAATCCTACGATAAAACTGCTTTACCTCCGCCAGGTCCGCGACTTCCGTATCCCGAATTCATTAATAAAGATTTAATTCACTTTAGCAACTACAATCTGGAACGGTCAATTCCGAATGTTATGGATGGACTCAAAACATCACAACGCAAAATTATGTACGCGGCATTCAAACGCAACTTAACTTCAGAAATTCGAGTAGCTCAATTTGCAGGGTATGTATCCGAACATACCGGCTATCATCATGGTGAAGCCTCCTTAAATGAAGCGATTATTGGTATGGCACAAGATTTTATGGGTGCCAACAATATACCGTGGTTAGTTCCACAGGGACAGTTCGGAACCCGATTACAAGGTGGTAAAGATTCCGCTTCTCCGCGTTATATTCACACTTACTTGCAACCGCGTATTCGCAAACTCGTACCGACTGAAGATTTCCCAGTGCTTACTTACCGGGATGACGATGGATTACCTGTTGAACCAGAATGGTATGCGCCTATTCTACCTATGCTCCTTATCAATGGCGCACGGGGTATCGGTACCGGATACTCGACCTATGTACCACCATGTAATGAATCGGACTTAAAACAGATGATTATCGATTGGTTAAAAGGAAATGAAGCTGCTTTAACTCGACCTATCAAACCTTACTTCAAAGGATTCAAAGGAAATGTACAGGACGATGGTACACTCGTAGGCTGCTACCACAAAGATAAAGAAGATTATGTTGTTACCGAATTACCACCGGGTACCTGGACATCCGACTACCGCGAATGGTTAGAAAAAGAACTATCCGAAGGGCGCATTCGGGATTTCACAGATACATCTACGGATATTACGATTCATATTCGCATTAAAGGAATTGATGAAAAGGCACTAGTCAAATCCTTGACCGACAAAGTAAAAAGTACCAATATGCATGCCTTTAACCACAAAGGGACCATAACGAAATACAATAGTCCGAACGAAATATTACAAGAATATGCGCATGTACGATTGGGATTATATCAAACGCGAAAAGATTATCAGCTCAAAGCGCTACAGGATGAGTTACCTTATCATACGAATGTGATGCGATTTATCAAAGACCAAATTAGTGATAAACCACAGGTCGATTTACGAAAGAAAACTCGAGCCGACTGCGACACGATACTGGCTAAAGCAAAATATGACCGAATTGATGGCGAATATGATTATATTCTAAAACTTACGATGGCCTCTTTCACACTGGAACAAATACAAAAACATGAATCGAAATTGGCTTCTCTTACACAAGAAATTCAAAAATTACAAAACAAACAGCCTGCGGATCTCTGGCTAGATGATTTACAACAAGTATAATAATGAGCACATACCTGGAAATTATGATGCGTGAACAAGAAGCAGCACGTCGAAACTATAGCTATGACCCACGAGAAGCTATGGCTAGACAACCTCATAATTTTTCCATAGTGGAAACATTCAATTCCACAAAACCAACCAATACAGTAAGCGTAGATTATACCGGTATCCCCGAAGGTTCCCGTTCGGACCCCGAAATTGTTCAAGAAACCCCCCAAACAAAAACCTTTAAACGTTACGTGATTATGGATGCATCTCAACGAGATTGGGTAAAGCAACCTAATCCATATACTAACCTTGTATATACATTTGGTAGCCAAGCGCAAGTTGCTAGCAATCCACCTGTATATGAAAACAATCCCTTCATTCCAACATTCGCTGTAGAACAGCAATTACTTCCCGCACCCATTCCCGGGATTCCCAATGTAAGCGGATGGTCGTTGGCAGCTTCTCCATCAAATACTCAATACCCCCCTTATAATTCTTCCTTAGTCAGGGGAAACTTTATTGCATACGATACGGGTTATATTATTCAACCTTCTGGATCCGGATTTGGAAGTGTATTTACTCCTTCTAATGTGTCCGCTATCCGATTAGTTCGTGCTGTTCTTCCGCAACGCCAATTTTACAATATTGCCATTGACCCAGGAACAAACCCTACAGATGCTTCTACTTCTCAATTTATTCAGTCCAATATTATTGGAAAACCGTACTCCACATTTGGCACATATCCTTATCTTCTCTTTTACCTGAATGAATATTTTGGTCAATATATTGGTGGAAATGAGCCCATGCGTCGTTCCTTTTCGGTTATGACTCAAAAGCAGCGTCAACAAACAAACTTCCAAACGGATGTAGGTGTACAACAATATGATTATGAACCTTGGAATCAAGAAGCTCTTCAATTACAAAGTCCTATTACCAATTTACAACGGTTAGCCATTACGATTACGGACCCGATTGGAACTGGATTCACACAAAATGATAACTTAACTTTATCGTTGATTCAATCAACATCAAACCAAGTGTATCTCAAGTGCTTTACGGGGTCATTTCAATATTTTGGTAGTAATGAGCTCCGAGTGGGAGACCGGGTATCCTTCTATCCAAATACAATTACAGATATCCTGAAGTCGCCTGTTTTAGCTGTACTAAATCCACAGAAACGTAACTTTGTGAATGCACTTATAAATACAACATTTCCGGTACTCCAGCTACTTGATTACGTTCCAGATGAAAATGGTATTTATGTCCCCCGAACAGATGTATCCAATAGTGATCGCACAACACCATATGTATCTTCTTACAACGGGTTCATTATACCAAACTTTATTACTGTTCAAGCTGACGGAAGTGTAGTGCCCACTTATCCAGGTGCCATTGATGCTACTACAAGCAATATACTTGAGTTCCAATCACTTGTGGGGTCCAATATGCCTTTTCTGAATACGAGTTTACAGCCCGTATATACTCTGGAACTGGATACGCTTGAACCGGATACAGGGAGCATCGGTGGGAAAATCGTATTGTAAGTACATAAATGAAAAGTATCGTAGATTATACTGTTCAAAAATTAGCCGATTTTTATACAGGAACGGCTATTCCGAACGCACCAAAACATACGGGTCGATTACCGTTAAGCGGTGAAGAAGAAAAAATGTCTGTTCCTCCGGCTACCTTATATGCGCCGGAGCCCTATTTAGTGCCAAATAATATTTCCGAACAGGTCCAATATCGTCATGCGGATACTCCCTTAAACAAACTCTTTTTTAGTCAAGGCAATATTGACAAGCTTCAAGCCGATATCCAAACAACTGTACAACAAATGGTGAATGCTACTATCGACCGTCAAAGTGATTCTGATTTATTATTGGTCATGCGTAGCTACTATCTTCAGTATGCGCAAAACAATCCGAACCGCTTAGCTGAAGAGCTCGATGAACTCAATCGTCGTGTCGTCCATTTCTGTTCTAACCGTATTTCCGTAGAAGTCGAAGCGTATCGCTACTACCGCAAAGATATCATGGACTTCCCCGAACCCATTGGTAATCCGATTGATGTAAAAATTTACGGAACACGCACAGGGGAACTTAAGCGTTTCTTCTAAACAGGAAAGACTCATGGTACTCAATAATGGAGTTTCAAAATTATAAATTTGTTAAGCATAATCACCAGTGGTTCGTATGGGAATCTACATGGGAATCCTTCCGACCAATCAAATCCTTTGCTTGGAATGGTACCCAATATGAAATCGATGACCTGCCTTATTGTCAAAATCCAATGGATAAGAATTATGGATATGGGTCCGCTGAAATGAAGGCCTACTGTAAACAAATTCCTATGCCTACAGAGTTCCGTTCGGAGTGCCCCCTCGTAGGTCAGACCGAATGGTGGTTTGACCGAGATATTGTTTTGACGCCCTGTTGCCCTCGGGATAAACTTTCTTGGCGCCGAATGCACGCGGGACGTTATCGGACCCTGCGTCATTTAACGCGTAACAAGTTTACGAGACGAAATCGTAACCATGTATAATGCGAATTAATATTATTGGCAACCATCGTAAAGGCACAGGTGTATCTCAAGATGTTCATATCTTACATGGATTAATTGTTCATGCTTTTGGACAAGATACTGAAATACGACATGTACCTCATTTTTATCCACAATGCCAAGAGGCCGAAATCAACTTTTTTATTGAAGTCATTAGCCCCAGCCTATTCATGTATGCTGCGAAAAACATTTGGATACCGAATCCCGAATGGACATATAAGACATGGGAACCCTATTCAAAAATGATAGACGAAATTTGGGTAAAAACGCATGAAGCTGAAAAAGCATTTCAACAATGGGGAGTGACAACCCGCTATATTGGCTGGACCTCCATCGATAAAGTGATGCCCGATAAGAAGAACTTTTGGAAAGCCATTGTTCCTGTAGGTAAAAACATTTGGCGTAATCCTAAGCCCATCATCCAGGTGTATATGGCTATTAAACGTTCAGACCCATCGTTATATTCCGGATTACCTGTTCTCCATATTGTACACGACCCGCAAGCTGTACCTCTAGCACCTATACCAGAAGAATTTAGTTCAAAAATCATTTTACACGAAACGATGAAAGAAAAGGACTATGATGAATTATTACAAGAATGTGGATTATGTATTTGTATGTCCGCTGCAGAGGGCTTTGGTCATGCTATCAACGAAGCCATGTCGGCTGGATGTATGCTTCTGTTATCGCCTATTGATGCGTTTCGAGAATTAACCAAAGATGCATTATGGGTATCTACGGATAAAATTACACCTCATCCATATTGTTTAGGTAACCTTGAAGATGTTGATTTGTCTTCGATTCGTGAAGCACTCATTGTCTACGCAAGTTCCCAATTTGGTTGGAAATCCTCATGTTCCAAGAAAAGCCGTGAACAATATGAAGAACGACATCGGCAGTTCATACAGCTCATGACAGAAAACTTAACAAACTTAGGAAAGGATATGCCTACATACTCCTTACAAGAAAAGCTGCCCAAAGAAGAGGATTTACCATGCGTTTCAGTAATTACGATTACAAAGGATCGTCGACCGTTTATTCCATTAGCCAAATTCAATCTGATTGCGCAGTCTTATCCTGAAGACAAGATTGAATGGGTAATTGTTGACGATGGACAAGACCAAATCAAAGATTTAGTATCCGACTTACCGAATGTAACCTATATCTTATGCGATGATACGCGCAAATGGAGTATAGGTGCTAAACGGAACTTGGCTGTAGAAAAAGCAAAACATGATATTTTGGTGATGATGGATGACGATGATGTTTATCCCAACAATAGTATATTAACCCGTGTGGCGCATATGCTAGCTGAGCCCAAGAAGGAATGCATATTCTCCACGACAATTCCGTGCTACGATATTCATGAAAAGAAATCGTTTATGAATGTACCGCCGAATGTGCTCACTATGTCGGAACGTGTATCGGAAGCAACTCTTGGGTTTACGCGTGAATTCTGGAATGCTTGTCCTTTCCCAGATGAACAGATTGCCGAAGGAAACGCATTTATTCGCGGTCGCGAACAGATGTGTCGGGAAATCTCTCCACAGGATGTGATTGTAAGCTTGACGCATAAGAAAACTACATCAAGCCGAAAGGCACCGCAGGGGCCTGCGAACGGATGCCACTATGGGTTCGCCGATGAGCTCTTTACTTTAGTGTCGGAAATCGGTGAAAGTATTTAGTGTTTGCGGGAATGACGACGAGTACGACGACCACCGGCTTGGGCGGGAGATAAGGCAGCCGAACCACCTTTCATCATTTTCATAAGTTTACCACGCGAGCCCTTTTTGAACATATTTAAAACTTTTTTGGATAACTTTTTGCTACGGTGACGACGACCACCGTTTAAAGGTAAAGGAGTAATTACAGCACCACCGCCTTGTACGGGAGTAACCGCAGCAGCTTGGGAAGCAGCACCATTGGTAGAGTTGGGAACAACGACAGCAGAAGGAGCAGACATTTTTATGTTTTGTATGCTATTTTCTTTTACGCCGAGCAGGTGACGCACGCAGGCGGCTCCACCGTGAATTGTTGGGCTTTGGCTACTGCTTTGGTTCGTAAGTAGTAGCACCCTGTTTTAAGACCTTTGCGCCACGCATAAAAGTGCATAGACGATATCTTCGAGTAGCTGGGTTCCGCCATAAAGAGATTCAGGGACTGCGATTGGCAAACGAATGGGGCACGGTCGGCAGCTAGATTAATAATCGTTTTCATCGGGATTTCCCACGCGGTTTTGTATAGTTCACGAAGCTCCGATGAAATTTCAAGTATATTTTGAATACTTCCATTATTGGCAATGATTTGAGTTCGGATATCCGAGTTCCAACATTTGGCTTTGACTAAGTCTTCTACTAAATATTTGTTAATCACGATGAACTCTCCTGCGAGTACACGGCGCGTATACATATTGCTGGTAAAGGGCTCAATACATTCATTATTTCCTAATATTTGTGATGTAGAAGCCGTAGGCATAGGCGCAACCAATAAGCTATTGCGCATACCATACAGCTGTACATTCTGTTTCAAGAGAGTCCAATTCAAATACGGAGTTTGCGTAGGTTGTTGCCCCCATAAATCAAACTGTAATTGTCCTTCCGAAGATGGGCTACCTGCGAATGTTTCATAAGGACCAATTGGAACTCGCGTATGGTCATCGCCCCCTTCCGTAGATAATACTGTACTTTCTTGTACCGCTGCATAATAGATATTTTCAAAGATTTCTCGATTGAGTTGAGCAGCTTTTTCAGAGGACCAAGGAATACGCAGAATAGCAAATACATCGGCTAATCCCTGGACACCGATTCCGATTGGGCGATGGCGCATATTGGATTTCTTACATTTTTCTGTGGGATAGAAGTTCATATCGATAACATAATTCAAATTACGGGTTAAGATTGTCGTATACTGTCGAAGCTTTTCAAAGTTGAATTTTCCATCTTCAACGAACCGAGGCAAGGCTAATGAGCCCAGATTACATACTGCAGTTTCATCTTTCGATGTATATTCCATGATTTCGGTACAAAGATTTGAGCTTTTGATGGTTCCAAGATTTTGTTGATTGGATTTCAAGTTTGCCGCATCCTTGTAGCACAGGTATGGAGTCCCCGTCTGAATTTGCGCATCTAGTATCATTTGCCATAATTTCTTGGCGGGAACCTGTTTACGGTACTGTTTATTGGTTTCGTATTGAGTATACAATTGTTCAAATTGTTCGCCATAAACTTCATCTAATCCGGGGCACTCATGTGGGCACATAAGCGACCATACACCATCTTCTTCTACTCGTTTCATGAATAAGTCGGGAATCCATAATCCATAGAATAAATCACGCGCACGCTCTTCTTCCGTACCTGTATTTAATTTTAAGCGTAAGAAGTCTTCAATATCCGCATGCCAAGGTTCTAAATAAATCGCAAAAGAACCATTTCGTTTGCCCCCTTGATTCACATATTTGGCTGTATCGTTAAAGACTTTGAGCATCGGCACAATCCCCGTGGATTTGCCATTGGTACCCTTAATGGTTGAATCCCGAGCGCGAATATTATGAATAGATAATCCGATACCTCCAGCCCACTTGGAGATTTGGGCACATTCACCTAAGGTATTGTATATTCCAGCAATGGAGTCCTCTTCCATTTGAACTAAAAAGCAGCTCGATAATTGAGGATGATTGGTTCCCGAATTAAATAAGGTTGGAGTCGCATGAATAAAGTATCCTAAAGACAGGGCATCGTAGGTTTCTTTGATTTTTTCCATATTGCCTGGATGAAGTTGAATAGCTACACGCATCCACATATGTTGAGGACGTTCCCACACACGGCCATCTCGACGACGCAATAGATACCCATTTAATAATGTTTTGAACCCAAAGTAATCAAATAAGAAATCACGAGAGTAGTCAATCATCTGTTCAATAGATGTAAATCCTCCATAACGATGATGTTGCTCCGATATAATTCCTTCATCAAAGAGAACATCGACAACATTCAATAAACAATTTGGCGTATTTTTTTGGTGATTGTCAATGATCAGACGAGCAGCTAATTTACCATAATTTGGATGATATCGAGCCTGCATCATAGCACATGTCTCTGCAGCAAATTCATCGAGCTCTGAAGTTTTGATACCATCGGCGATTTGAGAACATACCTTTTGAGCAATTAAATCAGGATTAATATGGTCCAATCCTTCTGCTAATGTTTGAATTCGATTCAACACTTGATCAAACGATACAGGTACTCGTCTTCCATCACGCTTTGTTACATAAATATGATCAGCCATTTTGGTTGCTTTATCCATGCTTGTTATCTGTAAATATTATTAGACACTGTCGGTTTCTATATGGAGCTGAACATGTAGGGCTTCAAGTTCTTGAGCAAATAATGCCATCGAGTGGGGCACATCGATCATATCTTTCGATGTATCAAATCGCCCTTCTTCGTGGTCGAATACAACAGTTTGTTTGTCTGAACGGTCCATCATACTTTCTTGTAAGAACTTGGACATACCGTGACTTATTAGGGCATCTCGTTCCATTTCACCAATTCGCATACCTCCTTCGTCTCCACGACCTTGTGTAGGTTGACGAGTGAGAAGTTTCATGGGTCCCTTTTCACGATAGTTGATTTTGTCTTCTACCATATGTTTCAATCGTTGGTAGTATATAGGACCCATAAAAATATCCGCTTGCATTTGTTCTCCCGTTCGTCCATTGTAGAGAACCTCGTGACCATGTGGATGAAACCCGCGGTCAAGTAATGCTTTTCGTAAATCTTGTAACCGATTCGATGTTGTGAAGGGAGTAGCATCGGTATACGCACCTAAATGAGCACCTAATTTATTGGATGCAATTTCAATAACCTGACCTGTAGTCATACGCGAAGGTAAACCATGAGGATTAAAAATTAAATCCGGTCGAATACCATCTTTTGTGAAGGGCATATCTTGTTCACAAATGAGCTCTCCAACAACTCCTTTTTGACTATGACGCGATGCCATCTTGTCTCCTACGATAGGGAACCGTTCTTCGACTACACGAATCTTTACGCACTTTCGACCATTCATATTGTTGAATGTATATACCGCATCCACTCGTCCAAGTTGACCACGTTTGGCTTGGACGGATTTATCACGGTAACCTTCTCGGTGACCTTTTGCTGAAAAGATGGGAGAAATGTGTCCAATCAAAATGGTATTTTCATCAACAATCGAATTCACGCGTATGATACCATTACTATCCAGTTTTGTGTAATCTTTATTCGCTTTGAGTTTGATAGAACCATCTTTAGTGGGATTGGCTATTTCGGTATAGACACTCGATGTTTGATCTACTACTCGTTCATTGTCAATATATGTATAAGCTTCATAAATGAACTCTTCGCTGGTTTCGTATGTATGGTAGTACATGGTTTGATACATACCTCGTTGTACAGCCGAATGATTAATGATTACCGCATCTTCTTGATTTGACCCCCCGTAAACAGTGACAGCTACGATTGTATTTATTCCGTAAGGCAAGCATCCTCCTTTTCCCATCATTTCGTTATACACCCATGTTTGGGATAAGGGCTTTTGAGGCTGACAAAGCATCATCGCAATAGTATCAAACCGTTTCATGTAGTTCGTGTTGAACCAAGATGCAGCATATTTTTGTTGTTGAATAGAAAACACGCTTCGAGTTACAGGGTTATGATCAGAAAATGGTACTAAATTCGTTATGGCCGACAAGTTGAATGTCATATGTATTTCAGAAGCTTGTTCAGGATGGAAGGGAACTAAAGATAACAACAAGGAATCTGTTTCATATGCATCAATGTAGTCCATGTACTTCATCATATCAGCCCATGTTTTACAAGCCATGATTTGTTCAGACGTAGTTCCTTCGCGATAAACAGGGCGTATCGGTCGACCTGCATCACAATAAATCTTATATTCGTTATTGACACGCATCCATGATAAAGATACAGAATAAGCTAATTCATTCGAACGTCGTGCGGAGAGCATTTTTGCATGAAAAATTTCCGTATCTCCTGTACAGACTCCAACTAAATCTGAATTCAAATATATCTTTGTCCACTCGGGCTTCCATGTGGAAGGATGAATATTGGCTACATCCAAAAATAGATTAGTATTTTTCATGATTTTCTTCACTGTTTCAACTGAGAAGGCTGTCGATACTTGTGCGAACATAGCAAAGGATTTTTTGTATCCAATATCCGAACCATCGGGTGAATCTACGGGACACATTAGCCCAAATAACGAGGCATATAATCGACGTGGGGGAGCTGTACTAATCGTTTTATCAATTTGTAAACTGGAGCCTCGTAAGAAATGAATAGCCGACATGTAGCTTGCGCGTGGAAGAATTTGGGATACGCCGACTTCCTTTCCCCAGGCTCCTTTGAAGGCCTTTGTAAATCCTGCCAGTAGCATCCAACTTGTCCAATAACGGTTGATGTTTTCTACCTGAACAAGGTTCGCGATATTGGTTCCTGCGTAATTCTTAGGTTCGTATTGTACACGTTTATCCATCTTCAGTAACATCGCATTCGCAATTTCGTTGTAGTTACGTCGAAATTCTTCAAAGCAAAGAACACCGCTTGTTTTGAATCGTTTGAACTGCATACTATCTCGATCCGAAGGTTGACGTCGACCAATGGCTACATCCATAGCCATTTTGAGAAGTGTGCCTAGCATGTATCCCTTACGACGAAATAGAGAGCCCGCATCATTCATGTCCCCTTCGACATGCGAAAATAGTTTTTCATAGAGATTCTTTACAACTTCGGATTTGGATTGTGAACGGGTTTGGTTGGCTAATATTTCTAAATCTGTTTGGTTAGATTGTTCAATAAATTTTTCATGAGACATTATGATTTGGTAAAAAATATCATCATATTTTGATCTATCTTTATCGGGTACTCCAGCAAGCATAGTTTCATAGATATCTTGGTCGGAAGATAGTCCTAAAGCACGGAATATACTTATCACGGGAACTGGGTTTTCAAATCCAGACAATTGAATCATGACTAGCCGAGCATACTCCTTTGTGATGTCGTCTAAAGGATTGTAATAGCCATCTTCTTGTAATCGAACTTCAATCGTAACTTCGGAGGGTAATGTTAAAAAATGTGAATAGGCTCCACGGGAACCATCTTCAGACATCGTCTTAATAGCCGCATAGTACTCATCTTGATCCTCGTATTGAAGTTTTTCATTGGATTCTAGTTCTATTCCTATAGCTTCTTCTTTTTCAACTAATGTTTTAGATTTGTTAGAAGTCATAGCCTTTCGTTTACGCACTCCAGCGTAGAACATATTGTTTCCTAAAAGTTCTTGGGTTAACAAAGCGCGTTCGACACCTTCAATAATAAAGTATCCGCCAATTTCAAATTTACATTCATCGATAGATTCAGCAGGAATACTCGTTAAATAGCAATACTGACTACGAAGCATGAGCGGTATTTCTCCAATAAGTACATCCTTAAAGGATTTGGATATTGTTTTATCTTGAACTTCATATTCAATATCAATATTTGCATAAATGGATAAAGTATATGTCATATTGTTTAGTCGGCATATCTGGGGCAAAATAGCCGTACCATCTACTTCTACAGGAGAAGTATAACGAATGGATGTATTTTCTTTACCCCCAACCCATACGCGAATATAACGTCGTGTAGTATTGTTCGTGGTCTTGTCTCCAAGTTCTAGAGTCAGTGGATTCATAGCCCGAATAAAATTGGGTATATCTGTATTTAACATGGCATTGAATGAATCTTTATGATGTTGAATTAGAGGAAACTCATTTGTACGAATATATGTTTGCAAAACGTGGCGTGGAACTTCCATTATCTTCTTTCCAGTAATCATTTTCTAGATGGGTACGAGTATAAGAATAATGTGGAGCGAAACACGACGTCCAGAGTTTTTAGATGAAGTTATAGGCCACGACAATGTCAAAGAAAGATTAAGTACCTATTTATCATCAAAACCCTATAGTCATGCAATTTTATTACATGGACCGCCTGGTATAGGGAAAACAACGATTGCATTAGCCTCTGTAAGAAGTATGGGATTTGAGCCCCTTGAAATTAATGCCAGTCAATCTATGCGTAGCTTTGCCGATGTTGAACATTTAGTTCAGTCTTGTCAATATACACGAAGTATCTTATCTTTAATCCGTAAAGATGAGAAACCTATGTGTTTAATTCTGGATGAAATAGATGGTTCAGACCCACATGCTCAACGAAAATTATCCGAATGGATGATTGGGCCAGACCGTAAAATACCTGTTATTTTAACCTGTAACGAGGTACCCCGTGCATTCAAACAAAAGGATGAAATAGAGGTTATACGGTGTCATCCACCGAAATCAAATGACCTTGTGAAGTTGTTTCCAAATCAAGATGTACCTAAATTAGCAAAGCGTTTTAAACACGATGTTCGGCGCATCCTTCAGTATCTTCAATACGGAGAGTCGGAAGCACTACCGACTGGCACTCTACCGACGGAGTGCTCTTTTGAAGTGGGTCACATCCTCCGCCAAAAAATGTGGATTTCCAAAGATCCCATTGTACAGGCCAACGAGCTCGAAAGACCATCTTCCCATTAATATCATTCACAATCTTTGCACAATAGAGTTTAGGATTTCGTAATAAATCCGATTTATCTACAGTATTTTGCGAGTGACCCATAACCACAATCACATCTTCTGGTCGTAGCTGAACAACTTTAGCTGTCCAGTTTTTGGTAAAGGTAACTTCTTCACCGCGTAATTTTTCAGGGTCAAACCGGTTATTTTCAGCATATCTTCGTCGAATTGTCATTGTAGCTCCTGTGCAATGATGATCATGAAACGGCCCCGTAGTCATAAGTACATTTTCTCGTGTAAGCAAAAGATACATCAATGAAGTTCCAGAAATATCGGCTTCAGGATTGGCTTCAAGTGCCTGAATACTTGAAGATATACGAGTAGGTGGATAGTAATCATCGTCATCCCAAAAAACAATATAATCTGCTCCTTCTTGAAGAGCTATTTCTAAACACCTGTTTCGTAACCAACCAATTGGTTTTTTTTCTTTTACTCGTTCGTAATATGTACCTTCACTTATACTCCAATCTTCATTCTCATTTGTTGAATTATCTACAATTATCCATAAATCTGGTTTTTGAATTTGTAAATCCATACAATATTTTGAGAACATCCAACTCCAACGCCTATTCCGAGTCGGAGTGCAGGCTGCTACTTTCATTATTGTTTTGTTGCGATGTAACACGTAAACTACGTATATCATGTCGGCATACCGGGCATCGTGCATTCATAGAAAACCATTGTGAAATACAATTACCATGAAATACATGACCACAATGACGAATTCGTGTAGCACCGTTAGTAATAGTATCCTGACATATTGTACATGTTTCACCTGCAACAGTGATATTGGTTTCAGTTGCATTTAGGATTTGTTGGCTAGTAGGTACAATTGGAACAGGGTCAAAGAAATTTCCACTGGGATCTATAGTACCAATTGGAATATTCAAAACCATATTTGTTGTAGAAGGTGTTAACATATACGCTCGAATAATTGCTAATAATTGATTATGATTTCGCATATGGGAAGCCATAAGATGACTTCGAGAACCTCCATCCATAAATCGCAGAGTCCCATAAAAAGCGCGATCTGTTTCTAGCATTTCATGTAGTATATCCAATACATCTATTTCACTCTCGCTCATTCTATATTCTTAATACATTACCTTACTACGAAAACTCTTACGCATAATATTTTGTAGAGTAAACGCGTGTAGTTATAAATTGTTTATAATATACAAATGGTTCGCACATATCGTGCCTTAAATAAAAAATCTAGGAATAGGACTCTCCGCGGAGGTTCCATTGAAAGTGTTAAGACTATTATTTCAGATACTCAAATAAATAATATTCAAATCATTAATCCGAACTGCAAATTTGTAGTGGCTACATATTGGTGGGGTATACAAAATATTAACCAAAACTTACAAAAACCATGCCCCTCGGATATAAATGAATTATTAGATAAGGCATTACAAAATTATATGATTGCAAATCCTGCAAAGTTTAGAGGATTTCCAGTAGATAAAACGGAGCAACGAGCGAGATTAAAAAATACAGAAAGAGTACGACCTCTTACAAAAAGAGAGAAACAACAGAAAGAACTTCTTGATCAAGATTTTAATGATTATATTACGGAAATAAAGACAAAAAATAAGGATCTTTTGAATAACTTACGCGCAAAAATAAGAGAAGAAGAGCTTGCGAAACCAGGATCTCACGAAGGTAAGAAATTTTCTGAAATGATTAAAGATTGGGAAGAAAAATGTAGAAATGCAAATGTAAATTATGTTTCAGTTAATACCGAATTTCCAAGAGAAGATTACCAAAATGCTATTAATGGAAAACCATTTTTTATTAAAAAGATTTTAGATGCTGTAGCACCTCGGGCTGTTCTTTATATTGATGGAGATATGTGGATTAATAAGTACCCTCATATATTTGATATTGATAATGTGGACTTTATGGCACGCAGTTGGAACATAGATAGTCGTAGTTCAGAAAGAGGTATTAAACTTCCGTTCTACGATCCTTATACATTTGAAACATCTGGTGGTACGATGTATTTTGGAAATACAAGACGTGCACGTGATTTATTAGATATTTGGGAAGCTGAATCGGCTAAACCTATAAACAAGGGTAAAGCAGATGATCGTATCTTATCGCAGTTAATTACTGTAAATTCTAGTACAATTAGTACAAATATATTAGGTCTTCCGATAGAATATTTATGGTTAACTCTTCATTATGAAAAATTTTTAAATAGTTTACAAGCTCCAGCTTCCATTGAAGATGCTTATATAGAACATCCAGCTTGTCTTACAGCGGAAGAAACCGCAGCGGATCAAGGTGCTGCTTCTAACCGTACTCCAGAAGGATATGAGGAAGAAGTAACGGATAATATTAGATATAACCGTCCAACCGAACTTATTTACGAATATATATTTTTCGATGGAAAACGTGACATCGTACAAGAGTTTTCTAGGTATCATACATTTATGAGCAATGCAATAAATGATGTTACAAAAGCTCCTTTGATGGAGATCATAAAATTTGATGACAAATATGGTAAATATAATGATATTGCAAAGAAGAATATTTCTTTTTTAACTCCTCGTCCTCCAAATTCTCCAGGATTTATAACTCGTGGTAATATACCTATAGTTTCAAGACAAAATGCGAAACAAAATGTATCAAAGGTGACTTTACCTCTTAATGCACCTATTCCTGAAATATTGAAAGCGCTATATAATAACACACATGTAGAAATTGGCGATACAATTTCAGGTATTAATCCTGAAGACGAAATGGTTGTATTTGATATTTCTAAAACTCCAGTGGATTCGTATACTCGAACAATTGAAATTGATATAACAAAACCAATGTTTATTTCTTGCAAATCGAATATTGTTAAACATCTTTTAGTTATGTGTGAAACACTTGCAGATATCAACAAACATGTTAATGGAAGTTATATGTTTATGTCGCGTATTCGATGGAAGCTTTTGAAGGGGGATACTTCAACTAAAAAACAAAAACAAATTATTACACTTCCTCCACAAATTCAATCTAATTTTCCCTTGAGAGTAAATCAAATTTGGTTTGGTGCAAATATGCCTTCTTGGAGACAACAAATGTTTGATGCAAATAAAGAAATATGCGAAGAATATGGATTTAAGTATAGTCTTTGGAAAGACCAAGATCGAACTAAAGAAAATTTTGAAATTACATTTGATTACCAAAATACAGCTATACAAGCAGGTAACGAGATAGGACAAAACCGGTTAGCTCAAGTGGCGGATTTAGCTCGTCTAGAAATTATATACAATGTTGGTGGGATTTATATTGATTCATTGATTGAGATTACTCCTGCATTTTTGAAAGCAGTTGTTGATGCCATAAAAGAAGGTAAAACATTTATTGGTTGTAATGAGGATCCATGTAATCCACCAACAGATTGTGTGGGAAATGCAGGTAGAAAATATTTATCCAATAGTTTTTTTGCAGCTACAAAGGGCCACCCAATTCTAAAAAATTTATTAACTTTAGAAAAGTTAGATAGTATTGATTTTTCAAGTGAATTTATTAACCGTACAACAGGCCCATATTATTTACGAGAAGGACTTGAAGGTGTCGATATGAATACAGTATTTATGTTTGATTCCTCTCAAATATATCCATTCAATCAACAACCTACACCCTATAAAGAAAATCCTGTTCCAAACCGATTTTTATCGAGAACTCCAGTTCCAGGATCTATTAAAGTAAAAGATGATATGTATTATTTACCAGGTGGAGCAGAAATTATGCAATCCGAGTTTTTAGTAAAAAATAAAGGTCCATTAGCTATTTATCATAGTGGATTAGGTGGAACATGGTCTACTTAAAAATGGATTATTTTTGTGCAATATAGTAGGAACCACATGACAAACTTTATCAAACGTTTTAAAAATACTCCTTACGAAGATATTCGTAGGGAAGCTAGATTTCAGCGAAAAGCAGCCGAATTGGGATTATCTCCTCGTGTTATTCGATGCAATAAAAATTCAATTATTATGGAAAACCTAAATAAGCCATGCATTGCAGATCAATATGGTGATAATATAGATGATATTCCCGAGTGGATACAAGAAGAAATTCTTGCTATACTATTTACCCTATATTTGATAGGTATTGAATATGTTGATGTAACCCCTTATAACTTTATTGAAAAAGATAACAAAATATGGATTATTGACTTTGGTCATGCACGCAATGTACCTGATTATGTCGATGATTATATTGATGATTTATTTGCTAATTGGAAATTAAAATGGAATTCTGATTTTGCATAATAGAACACAGCACATGGAACCTAATGAGGAATATGTATTATCTCCGATTAAATACAGACGAATAAAACAAAAAATTACTAAAGAAGAAGATATTGATATACACACAGAGACGATAACAAGTTTGGTTTTAGTTCGTAATAAAATAAAATTCTATCAGTGGCAGACTGGATTATCTAAAGAGAATATTGTTGTACTCGATGAAAAGATAGATCATTTTATGGAGTTCTTTACAAAAAAATATGGATTTCCAGAAAATACACAAACCGTAACTTTATCATTTATTAACTACATCAAATCTGAATTTGTAGAATCTATTGAAATGTTAACCAAAACATTTGAGTATTTGGTATTAGAAATAAATAAAGAAGATATAGAACTTCTAAAATTTCGAGATGAGATTTTAGAAGAACTAAAAAAAATTATTCTAATTCTTTAGAAGTTAATGTAAAAAATAGGCATGCACTCGGAAATGTAGTAGATTACTCTATTACGAAACCTTGTATGTATGCCTATTTTTACGTGTTATTTGAAAATTATATTATTTCTCGATATAGTCTACTTTTTTTGCACAAACAAATCCATAGGTCCACGTGTATTTTTCCGTATGATATTCGCTAATGTGCGAGAACCCAGAAACATAATCGATTCTAATTGATCTGCTTTTTTATCCAGTACCGCTTTCGTGGCTTCTTCTTCATCTTCATTGTATTTTTCCATCATCTGTTTCATCAACTTCTCGTAACTTTGTTTTGGCGATAAATATCCATCGAGCTGCTCAATGCATAACGCAAACAGCTGCGCAACTGGATTCTGTATCTGATTCGTAATGTAGAACACGGCATCCGGATGAAGATTATGTTTTCGAACATAGGACAGTTCTTCAATTTGGTCCCCCTGTTTAGCCGCTTTGCTATTTTCGGCTACATAGATATACGGTATCCGTTCGCCTACTTTTGGTGCAGTACCCGGGTCGCGTTTAGCCATTCGGTCTGCTAATACACGATGGGCAATTTGCTCTGGATTTTTATAATCATCGCGTAAACTTTTACTAATAATGAACTTTTCAAGAGGAATTCGGTTTTCTAGTACATCCAGTAGTTTTTGGTTCACGAATTTTTGTGCTTTTAGAATATTCCGTTCTTTAAGAATGATGTCCAAAGCACCTCCATAGATATCTTTGACAATCGGCGCATTATCCCGGCGTCTGAGTGGTATACCCATTTCTTTGCGTTTGGGTTTAGCGTTTGGATTTTCTTCATACATCATTCCAACGTAACGTTTCCGACAGAAGAGGATGAATGGATAGAAGGTTTTTTCGTACGCGATTTTGTAGGGACGTCGGGACAAGGATGAAATCTCTTTACCGGCTTCAATGCCTAGTCTTATACTTTCTACAAGCTCTTTGGTAGGAAATTGAATGAAGATACTATCCGTATTATGTACAATCATTGTACCAACTCCCGCTTGGAAATGATGGTTACTCGTTGTTAAATCATACACGTATCCTGAATATTCTATTTCATGTATTTTTTTGATTTGGTTAGATGGTTTTCGTTGAGTATAATTGGTAAAGGTTAACCGACATATCGCAGGTTTATCATTTCGAGTGTTGATAGAAACATTATAACCTAAAGATGAACCTAACCATACTAATTGCGCACATGTTGTTTGATGTTTTTGGTCGATACGTGTATATCCATTCATATCTTTATCACCATCGGCATCATAGAACCCATCCCAGAAAGCTTTACGGATTTCACGCGGTCCATTCATTACCCAATCGGGAACTTGTTTGCGTTGTTGAACGTAGGCTTGTTCTCGGTAACTAACTACGAAGGATTGTACTCCTTGTCCATTTGGAACAAGTTTGAATACATTTGAAGATATTAAGGTTGGTAGAATATTCCAAATAAACTCAGGGAATACGCGTTGACAAATGACTCGATATTGCTCAAGAAGTTCTATATTTGCGTTGTTGAGTGCCCAAGAAGCTTTATTTCCCGATGGGCATTTATAGAATCCGCAACTGCCGTCACCACAGAAGAATCCCGCAATCCGAGCTTCTTCAGTCGAATGTCTTGTGGAGTTCTCAATTGGTTTAGGATACATATGATGCATAAGTTCGTCACCGATTTCTAGAGTTTTTGGAGAAACTTCTGTTCCGTCCGGGCGTAACAAAGAATGGTCATCCGTTACATCAACAAGCCCATTGTGGGTAAGCACGCGTATCATTTTTTTATGTGGAGCAAGTGCGTGCCGAATAATACGGTGTAAAGGAGTCCAACCAGATTCTGTCCACGATTCAATCCCCTCCAGTTCACAATATTCCTTTTCACTATCTACCATGGGTTTCCATTCGCCGCGTTGGCCTAGCTCTTCAATACTACATATATCTATTCCAGTTTGGGTTCGGATGGTAACGGGTGTGTACGATGCAACACTGTCTCCGTAGATGACGGTCGCACCGTACTTCGTTTCGACGATATCTTTGGCGAAATGTAACATTTTACGCCCTGCAGCGGTTGTGCTGGCGGCAACACAGAGTTTTCGGATGGGGCTGGTACGACTACCGGTTTGTCCGTAAACAGAGTTTGCAACGACCTTGTAAGCAAGCTGAAGACCATTAAAGACACTTCGTTGAGCTTCGTCATATTGTAAATCCTCCATCTTTTCTTTGAACTCTTTCCGTTTCTTGAGTAGGATATCTAACGTTTTGGGCAATACACCTTCCGTCATAGGATTATTCGGATTCTTTTGAACATAGGTACATATCGTCTTTCCACCTGTTTCTTTATTATCATATTCAATTTCATCAAGAACATACCCTGCTTCTACTAGTCGGTCAAATTCCTTCTTTTCATATCCCTCTTGACCTACTTTCTGTCCATGCTCATTAAATACGCGAACGGAAACCAGTGTATCTGGACTTATATTGTACGCAATCATATTCGTCGGATATAAACTATTAAAATCGAGTACCGATATCGGCTGCTCTAGATACATACCAATTTTAGGCGGGAGAACAATAGCACCTTCGTATCCAGTATCTTCATCTAACGATTCTTGTAAGGAAATGATTTGGTTGCGTTGGGAAGCATAGTACAGGACTGCACTAAAGATTTTAATCCCTTGTCCGCGTTGAAGAACATAGTCCATCGGTACTTTACAAACATCCGCCATCCCACGAGCATTGACTATCGTATCCAATTTCGCCATTAAAGTCAACACTAAATCGCAATCCTGAATACAGTATTTGGCTATTTTTGCACGACCTTCGGGTCCACCGTGCGCATGAAGTTCAAACAACAGAAGGTGATCCACATCGTCCTTCGAGAACGTCCATTCAATGTAATTCACATCTTCACCTTCAAAGAGCGGTTCATCAGTTTTTACACGAAAGGAATCTTTCTGAACATCATAGACTTCAAATTTCTTTCCTTCGTAAAGCGAATTCGATGTGTTGCCTACTGTTTCAAATCGAACATAGTTCCCATTATAAAGCCCACGTGTACTTTTGGTCTTAATTTGATTATTGATATATCCAGTCACTTTACCACGCAAGAATACAGAGGCAACATCATCCAGTTTGTAGCTAGATAAGTTATGTTCGCGTCGCATATTCAGAAGAAGGTCAATTCCTAATCGTCCGCGTAAGCACATAAACCGTAAATCATACTTTCCGGAAGCCAATTCAAATTTTTTGGTTTCAAAGGATTTTTCTCCAAACTCAGCCTGTTTCCGCGATATATCAAATGTAATTCCTAGTTTTTGACATCGTCCTTCGATATATCCATCATCGAAATTAAAGATATTGTAACCGCACATAATATCGGGATTCCGTTCACGGATATCTTCCATAAATTCAGTCAGAAGTTCATATTCGGTTGCGCAAGATACAAATTCAATACTTTTGTCTTCGGACGGCGAAACTTCACCGAGGACATAAACTACACGTAAAGCGGGCTCTAGAAGTTTATGCGTCCAGCGATAGCTTACCCCTATTTGAATAATCGGGTCCTTCGTTGCCTGTGGGAATAGACCGGATTCGGAGTACATTTCTAAATCGTACGAAGCAACTAATAAGGGAATTTGCGCTTCAGCGGGATAGATGTCCATATAATCGCAGGTATAGAACTCATCTACTCGATACAAAGGTTCATCATTTTCGTCCAAAGGAATATCGGTAAATTCGGCATTCTCTACACGAATAGGGGAAGCGGGACCTAAGTGGCGTTCATGAAACAGGCGCAGAAACGGATGAAGATTGCTTTCGTATTGAGGCAATGATTTCCATACAGATTTGGCCGCTTGAAATATAGCTTGAGAGCCACAGGTGACTTTCCATACATCGATAAGTTTGAGCTCCTGAAATCCCTGCATGACGTCATATTTTTGAACTTTGGTCAATTCAGGAACAAGATACTCAAATATCTTTTTACTTAGTTTGTATGCGTAATCTCTTTGCCCTTTACGCGGACCAAATTTGATTTCCCATGTTTTATTCGCCTGTTCATAAACTTGCGCAGTAGAAGGCTGTTGTTTGCTCGATACATAAAAGTAGGGCTTAAATCCTGTAATTCGAAGACAAGCTACTTTTTGCTTATCTGTTCGGCCAAATACATCTACGACATATTTGCCTTGTACATCATGCTCAACCCAATCACATGGTTGTAGTAGCATTATTAAGAATAATAAAAATTATGTCTAAACTTCCATTTTTTCCTTTCCTGGTATTCATATAATATGAGTACAACGAACGTGCTTGACTATTTCTTTGCTCCAACCCGTATTCGTTCTGATGAATATGATCAAGCTTCTAAAAATTTTGGTAATCAATCTGCATTAACTCGTCAGACATTATCTACAGAAAGCGGATGTTCGGATACACTAAACCCTGCTGCGGCAATGGCAGACCAACCCGGTATGATTGCGCGCGGTGGATTTGGAAATCCCGGTGGATGTAAAATTGATGAAAATACGGAGCTCCGATGGGGAACTCCCGGTGCCTGGAAGCAAAAAGGGCCCAAGCAATTATGGGCTCGCCCTTTTGCCACAACTCCGAACTTAGGTGGAGGGGACCCAGGTGTCGTAGATGATGAATCTGGATTAATTTTTAGTGCGCCTCCTCGAAATCGTAAGGAAGCATCCACGATTATGGATAAAGCGATTCCTAACTTTTATGAACCTCTGATTTCTACCAAACAATCGGAATACAGTAATCCAAGCAACTGGGTTGAATCCTGGACTCGGGGTGGAGATTCTACTCGACTTGTTCAAACCAAACGCCGCGAAGATTAGTTTCAATTCTTTTTAGATTTCATTTTCTCAAGATGTTTTGTATAATACTCTATAATTGTAACAATTATTTCAGGTATATTCGTTCCGTATGTTTCTATTGTATCTCCTTTATTGTTAATTATAGTTGGATTTCCACCGGCATCAATTAGCATATTTATAGCTTTAAGTACATGCTTTCCATATTTTTCTTTTGTTATCGCTGCATGGTCTTCTCCATATTCATTCGCGTCTAATACTAATTTACTCAAAATACTTATTAACCGTATCATAGTCGTATTCCCATTGTTATCTACAGCATCTGGATCTGTATTCGGATTACTTAACAATAATTTAAATTGACTTAGTGCCCTTTTTATGCCTGCGGTAATAAAGTTTTTAAAATCAATAAACATTAGTGGTACAAACTTACCATCTACCATAATGTTTGGATTTATTTTAGGAGATTTTATCAATGATTCTAATAATTTTTCATTACCTTTTATGATAGCTAACACAATTAACGGTCTTAACTTACCATCATGAGAAAATAACTCGTTTATATCTACATCAGGTCTTTTGAAGAGAATTTCATTGATGTTTATTAAATCGTTCACTAATAAAAAGTTCTTCAACGTTGTTTTTTCATGTGAATCTAAAAAGCGAACATCAAATTTTCCAGATTCAAAAATCATTTGAGAAATATCCATATAAGCAGCATTTATTGATTTTTTTACTAATATTCTCCAAGGTTTGCTATCATATGGAGTATTTTCCATAAATAAATCTATATTTGGATGTTTCAAAAGCATATAAAAAATTGGAGAACTAGCGGACTGGACACATCGACTTAATGGCGGAGAAGCGATAGGTGAATTGACATCAACAGATGGGTGTGCTAATAATAGTTCCGCTATTGATTGCATACCATATACGCAAGCAAGAGATAATGGAGTTAATTCAGTACCATCTTTTCCCAAATTTACATTAATATTCTCATGGGTTAACAATTCGTCAACAAAAAAACGATTCCTTATAGCAACTGCATGATACAATAACGACTCTCCTTCAAATAAATCATTGATATTCCCACCTGTTTTTAAGTAAGATTCAATTTGTTTTTTGAATTCTTCTACACCCCACACTGGCATACCAAAAAATATGGTTTCTAGTGATTCCATTGTATATTTATCTTATTTTATTGATTAAGATTTCTTCTATTCTTCTACCATAAGGACTATCCTTCACAAGGTCAATAGGTAATTTTCCATCATTATCGGCTAAAGTATAATCTGCGCCTAGTCTTAATAATTCCTTTACAGCTTGCACATTGTCTTTATCGACAGCTAAGTGTAAAGCAGACTGGCCATTTAAATCTACAGCATCTATTTCAAAATTATAATGACTGCTTAGAATGCTAATCATAAAGTTATGTTTAAGAAGAACAGCTGTATGCGAAGGAGTATGCCCATTTTTGTTCTGAATATTTATTTGAATATCTATCTTTTCTAATAACATGTCTAATTTTACAGATTGTAAATATTGGATAGCAAAAGTTAAAGCAGATTCCTTTTCATCAAATGTTTGAATATTTACATCTATTTTTGGGTGGTCTAGTAATAACTGAATAATCTCAGGTTGAGCTACAGGGATTCCGTACATTAGCGGTGTTTCTCCCCTTATATTTTGGGCATTCACATCTATGTCCGGATGTTTCAATAATATAGATACAATTTCAGATTCTTGACTAGCTACTGCAATATGTAACGGTGTTTCCTTATAATTATCATCTTTAATATTTATATCTATAGAAGGTAACTTGGATAGTAATTCTATAGCCTCAAAATTTGATTTATTTATAAAATATTCTAATAAGGATCTCATAACCCCATTTTCTATGTCGACTTCAATATTAATATTTAAATCTGGTCTTTTTAAAAATTCTTCTATAATGGTATACGAAGTTGAAATATCCAACATATGTTGTATCAACAGAACATCATAACGATTTTTAACATTTACATTTACATTCGGGTTCTTTAAAAGTACTCTTGCTGATTTTTCTAGGTTATTTGTTACAGCCAAGGCTAAAGGAGTTTCATTGTATCGATTGACTATATTCACATCTATGTTTGGACGATTTAATAATTGTTCTACTAATTTCCAATCATCCTGATGAACAACCGCCATATGTAAAGGGGTCATCTTATCCGGACCCATTTGCAAATTTATATCAAAATCCGGTCTATTTATCAAAATATTTAAGAGTCCAGAAATTCCCAAAATTAATTCAAATGGAAATTTGCCATTGTCTTCTAGAGGTTCATTGACTTCAAAGTTTGTATCTTCCAATATAGATTTTAATGTTTCGTCATCTTCATAATCAATTGCCTTTCTAAAATCTTTTTGTAACTTGGATGGCATATTATTTTTATGCGTGAACATTTTTGAATCAAATTATATTGAATAGTATAATGAAAATCCTTTTTTTTGCAAACAAGATGCCCGATTTATGTGGTGCTTTTCTTCATGATATTGATTTAGCATTGGAGTTTCTTAAGCGCGGCCATCAGGTTTTGTTTTTAACTATAAAAATTCCTTCAGAAGGATTCAACGGTGGTTCGTATCGAGGATTCCGATTTTTACATTATACCGCGGCTACGAATTTTTTAGATACATCTGAGGTATGGATTTGTCCTCATGCGCCTGTTCTTCCGAAGGTTCGTGAAATCAATAATCGAGGATATAATCGACCAATCATTGCTACCTGCCATTATGATGGAAATTATACAATGATTACTGGAAATAGTTCAAACAAATGGGCAGAGATGCTTTTATTTATCAATTCAATCATGGAACCCAATTATAGAAAACATATTTCTCCATGGCCTTCGCAAATTGTACGCACAGAAGTTATTCGACCTATCATGCACAAAGAAAAGATTGTGATTACAGAACCTTTTCACGGTGAATACATTACACTCATTAATGCTAACGAAAATAAAGGGGTACATCAATTCATCGAACTTGCTCGACGTATGCCTACCCGTAAATTTTTAGGAATTCTCCCTTACTATGGAAACTTGCGCATTCCGCCGAATCCTCCACACAATATTAAATGGATTCCATTCGACGATGACATACGAAACATTTTACGCGAAACACGAATACTACTTATTCCTAGTTACTACGAAAGCTTTGGACGTGTTGCTGTAGAAGCTATGATAAACGGAATTCCTGTATTGTATTCCAAACCCAACCCAAATTCAATTTATCAAGGTGGAAGTACGGAAGGTCTACAATCCTGGATTGGTGAAGCGGCTATAGCATGTAATCGCGAAGTTCCTGAAGAATGGATGGAGGCCATAGGATCTCTCGATAATGCAGATTATTATACTATTCGAAGTCAGCAATCAAAAGAGCACATTGATAGTTTAAATTTGTTTACTGAAGCTTCTCGGATTGCTGATTTAGTGGAGACATTTTCTCGTCAAAATCCGGTAACGATTCGCCAGTCGCAATCTGTGAAGCCGTCTCTTCCTGGGCAATCGCAGCAGCAGGAGTATCGTCCAATTGTTGCGCCAAAGGGACCTGCGGGCTTTGTATTTTCGAATGGGCAACTGAGAATACGGCGTTAACCTGGTCCTGTAACCATCGCCCCTTTTTACATCGCTCTTTCTGCTCTTCTGTTAATCCTGTTTCAATCTTTGGTTTCGTGGGTATATATTTGTCCCCCGATACGAGAGGTTTAGATAATAAAGCATCGACAGCATCTTCTACAGAGTTATATTCTGTAAGCGCCTTGAATGCTTCATCAATTCCACACCCTGTAAGTTTAATGACCATATCTACCATTTCTTGTTTTTTCACATGTTAGATGTAAATGCGGTTCATAGATAATTTGTGCCCCCCTGCGTTCTTATATTTAATATTCTTAGTTATCCAAGTAGGTCTCGATGCCTCTTTAGGTATGTGGGCTACTTTAGTCATTAAGACTATTCTAGGTATTGCTGTCGTACTTATTTTGGACATGTTCTGTGGTGTCGGTCTAGGTGTTGTATCTTGGTTCTTAGTTGCCGCCCCATTTATTATTACGGCTTTAGCTACAGCGATTTCTATGGGAACTGGGTTCGATTCCAAAATATTGAATGGATTAACTAAGGAAGAATTTCGTGACAAAAACGCAAAAATGGATGATATTCCCGCAGACAGTAATGCTATCATAAATGAATAACCAAGTTGTACTTAATCAATTTCTCTTTGAACTTATCCGCTACACTACTATGCTTTACAATACTTTATGGAGCTACAGTATTAAATTCTATCGCTGGTACATGGATATTCCGATGTATACGCCCGTCTCTTGCTATTTCTTATCCGATGAACATGAATATGATGAAAACTATATCCGTGTTCCCGAAGATACAGTATATGTAGAAGAATGGATATCCGAACAAAATGTTAAAAAATGCGTCGTGCGCTATGAAGGAGAAGAAATTCCTAAAGAATGGACAACGACTCCCTTCGATAAAGAAGCGAAGTGCCCATGGATTTGGGTGGGAGACCGAGATACGGAAATCGATTTAACTCGAACATTTAATAAATTCTTAGTGCCCGGTAACAAAATCCAGCTCGATTTAGTACAAAAACTTATACAAATAACTGAAAAAACCAATCTTGTCTATATCGAATCCGGGTCGTTTAAAGAAATAAAATTTCCTGGAGATGGAATTTTAATAAAAGCTAATGGAGAAGGAAATGCATAATCCATTTGAAAAAGCAGAGCGATATATTCAATTAAAAAAGACATATTCGCCTAGATCGTGGGGAGACACGATGATCCGAATCAATGAAATGATTATCACTCCATGGATAACGATCTTTTTGGTTTTGATCAAAAATATCGATATCTTTACATTGATTCCGTCCATTTTATCTGTTTATCGAGCGTGGGTAGGATGGATGGAATTTCAAGAATTACGGTTTTTGATGCAGCGTATGTACCTACGAACTATGCAACACGGTGGGCCTTTTATCGTAACCAATGATACTGAATATTTACCCTATGTTTACGCGGATGCTATGGTTAGGCTTGATAAGCACCATCCGGGTTCTGCGGGGGGCCCCCATTAGGAACTTTTGATGCATAAGGCGTCGCACTGGCTAGACCACGCGCACCTTCACCGGTGAATCCATATCCTACCGTAGAAGCCGTTTGCCACTGGGCACCACCGCGCATTTTACGATTACCTTTACGAGATTTACGTCCACCTTTTTTAGATTTGCGACGACGAGAGCTTCCGCGTTGCGGGTCCGCAGAATCATATACAGGAGTACCGGCTTTCGTGACTTCACCACCCCAAGAGGAATTCCATACGGGACCCGCCGTACCAATCGTGCCTCCGAATCCGTAGCCCATACCACCGCGCATTTTACGAGTTTTATTTTTATTTTTTCGTTTACCGCCCATAAGCGAATTACCACATGTACCAGCCATTTATTCTTTGATGGGAAGAAATACGCCAAGGGTTCCGGGCTTGTCATCGTAATATTCATATCCCCGAATAGGAAATTCTGTGGACTGGATATTATCGACTAATTCTAATGAAACTAAATCAGGATGATGAAAGAGACTCAGCAAAGTTTCTAATCGTTCTTTGCGTTGATGAAATGAATATGTGCTGTATATATCCAGACCATTCAAATATCGAATATCGTACACGATAAATCGCGTGGGACCTACCCGTACTACGCGAAGTATAGTATCTGAAAAGAGACGCTCATCCAATACAAGATAGATAACCGTTAGTTTTTGATGTTGGTCAGCAAATAAGGCAATTGGAGAAGAGTCCTCATTGTGTGTTAGGAATATCCAGCCCGGTGTCCCGCTGTATTGCGGTTGCTTCAGCTGGTGGTGGTCCTCCACGGAGTTCTTCTTTACTAATGGGTTTAGGGAGTACAGGCGCTTCATACGTCGGTACGGTAACATTCTGTTGTTCTATAGATGGAGGTTCTATGAAAGTCACGGGAGGAGGGGCAGGTGCTTGTGCAAGTGAAACATATGCCTGCGAAGAGGGAGGATACAATGTACGTACTACCCAAAATACGGCGATATGAGCTACAACCAGAATGATTAAAGAAGAAATCGATATTGTCAAAATATCTTTGAGTTCCATTTATTCCGTATCTCTTTTTTGTAACGGGATAACAAACCGCAATGGAAGAATTAGATGCTCGAGTAGACGGATTATACCGTGTAATCAAAGGACGAATTAACTGGGACAATTTAGTTCCCACATGTTTAGAAGTAGCGAAGGAACTGGAAGGAGCCACGCACTTATCAGGTAAAGAAAAATTGGAGGTCTTACAGAAGACACTCAAATTTGCCTTAAAGGATTCCGATAAAACGAATGAAGAAAAGGAAAAGATTCTTCATCATATTGATACTGTAGTTCCGATTGTTATGCAAGCTGCTGTTATGGCGTCCAAGAGCCCCATCGCCGCTCAAGTGGTTTCATTCTGTGGAATCTGCTGGAAGAAATGAACATGAAAGGGAGATAGCTCCTCTGCCCAGACTTTCGGTTCGTCGGAATAGATAATCATGCGAACAGGTTCTGCGTTATAGGACCGCGAAAAAACCGTACCTTCGTACGGAGTTTCCTTATAAAAAACCTTATCGTCCTTCAATTCAAAGTTGGATAAGGTTTTCGTAATTGTATTGTATCGACTTATACCTGTATAGAGGAATGTGGTTTCATAAGTTTTGATAGGTTTTTTCTTTTGGTAAGCAACCGGTATCCCGTCACTCATCTGTATAATCATTATAGTATAGATACGGTGTTGGCGAAAATGATTTGTTTGAGTAGAGTGTGGTCTTTTAGCGCTTCATTGATTTCGTGTACAGACTGCTCGATACCGGTTTGAATGACTTTCCATTTATCTTCGTCATTTGTGAATTTGGTATGTCGTACAGTTCGATCGGGGAATCGTTCGATGAGTTCCGATTCTTTAGCATTCAATAAATTCATATAACAACGAAGTTGGATTTCATCGTAAATGGGCACCTGTTCCCAAAATCGGGTTCGATCTTTAGAATCTACAATACGGTTTTCGGATTCTACATATCCATCAATGCGACCAATCAGTTTAAAGGTAGGAAACTCTTTTTGGCACATTTTTGTATTTCGTTCAGTAACTTTAACTTCTCGTGTTATTTCGTAGTTATCTAAAATTGTGTTTTCATTTTTTAGTCCACGTTGTTTAGAAACGACTCCGGATACTTCTTGAGCTAATCTGTCTTTTACTTCTTTTGGATACTGTGTATATCGTAACTCAACAAATGTACTGGCTTTAGATTTGACATCATTAAGTACAGCTTGAACATCTTGTGTTTCTTGAGCTTTGGCTATTCCTTGACGAATACATTGGGCTATAGATGAATCTTTGAGGACATCTTTACAAATTTGGTCAAATGGACGACGATTTGTTTTTAATTCGATATCTTTAACAAGTTCTTTTGTGAGTTTGTTTTTACAAAGTAAGGAGTACATAACTTCTTCTTTCGATTTGTAGTTATGTAATCCAATAAGTCCAGCAACATTGGAGGCAGAGATTTCAGGAATATACATGTTGTATATATTCCTTTGTAACCATTTAGTTTCCATTTTTATTGCATGAGCATCCAAACAACTACACCGAATACAATAGAATGAAGAATTAATCCAAATGTCGTAGGGGCTCCCGAATACGACATAGTTCCTCCAATGAGGCTATCTGTAATACGGTATAATGCTGGATTTGAGATAATATAGAACACAAGCACAGCTTGTAATGTAGCGGATTGCTTTTGATTTAATTTAAAAGCCATTTATTCTATACAGAGAAACTCTGTTGCATTCGTGTAATCGCATCTAGCCAGGCGGGAATACCTTCGAGTACATTGTTTACTGCTAAGGATTGGCCATTTACCGGAGTTGTATCCAGATTCATTCCTTCGCAGACGAGAACAACCGCAGCAGACAATAAAGGTTGCCGTGATTTTGCGTCGGTAGACGACCAGCGAAGACAATACATTTTATAAAGAACATCAATATAGGGTCGAACATTCGGCTGCGCTTGTTTTCGTACGGCGTCCCAAATTAGCCATACTACATGCCGTCCTTGGTCTATGGAGATAAACTCATCGCTTCGGTCGGCAAATACGAGGGCCTGTTTGGTTTGTTTCTTGTGCTCTCGACAATACGTATATATCCAAGCTATCCAATACAGGGCACGCGTAATATCTCGTACATCGGAACGAAGGCAATAACAAAGCTCATTGATAGGAATAGCTACAGGCATAGGGTCATCCTTTCGAAGCACAATTTTTCCATATAAAGCGGATGGTGCCTTAATGGATTCTTGTAAGGTTACCGGATGAAAATCATGCGTAGGTTTAATCGTAGGTAATGAAGGCAACTTGTTTTTTCGACATAGTGTAATTGTAGCTGCAGCTTCGCATACGATTCGTCGAACGTCTAGATTATTCCGTATTTTTGTCATTTCCATAGATGAGTACTTCGCTTCAAGTGGAGCATATTTTTCATAAATATTGGCCAGATAGATGAATATGTTCGGTTGTGCGCGATTAACATGAAGCGCTGCGGCTTCAAAGAGGGACATCCATAATGTATGAACTAGGCCCGAACAAAGGAGCTCCAGTGACCAGTAGCATGCGTAATCGGCATGCCCAAGCTGAATATTTTGAAGAAGCACTTTGGTAACATGTGAACGCACATGTCCGCAAAATGTGTTTTTTTGAAAATCAAGAACTGTACGAGGATCCGTAATCTCCATTGATGAAATCACAGAGTATCCTTATCTATAGATACCGCGCAGGAGGTCGGTACTGAATTATAAATGCCCAACCAAACAAAAATATGGAAACAAGGCAGCTTGTTATAAAGGCGTCGTTCTTTTCAGCAAAAAAGACAACGATAACGATACAGTAGCAAGCGATAAGTATATTTACAAAAAATAAAAGTATAAACCGTAATGGAATATACATACCTAAAGTAATCACAGTAACCAGAATTCCTACAAATAAGATTGAACTTGTTAAATAAATATAGGATGTTGTTGAGACTAATAAAGTACAAGCAATAATAAATATAGATACATACAGGTTAACAATACTGCGCAAATATTTGACGAACGCAACGGATAGGAGTAAAGATAAAAAGAATGATTTTACAAATATATTTGTATTTGAAACCAAAATCAATATAGATAACCAAAATATCAGTAAGATAAACATAAGTTTATCAAATGGAGTTGTGTAGTACATATGTTGGTGGCAAACTCGGCATATTCTATCTGGATAATGTTGAAAATATTCTTCTAAACATTCGATGTGAATATAAGCTGAACTTCCCCTGCAATTACATGGGCATATCATGAGGTACTCATTTTCGTTTCCAAAACATATACGACATTGATTCATTAGTAGTAACTAGAATAAGGTGTATAAGCGCTTTGTTGATTTGAATAGAGTTTGCGAACAACTGTAATAATTGCGTATATGACTACCATTATAATGAGTATATTGAGTAAAGTGTCTAGCCAAGAATAAGCTACCTGTTTTTCTTCACTATGTTTTTGGCGTTCAATATTGATTTGACTTTTGAGCTCCTCTATTTGTTTGTTAAATGTATTGGTGGTATATTGAAAATCATCCTTCATACTTAACATCTTGTCCTTGACTCCTTTGATAATATCGTATGTCTGTTGCTGCTGACCCATGCGCTGTGTAATATCGGCATTGGTTGCTGAATACTGTTGTACTTTAGGTTCTGTTTCAGATTTAGCAATGCGCTTCTTTTCTTCTTCTACCCAAGCTTCCCCTTTTAACAATGTATAATAATCTGTACGCGCTTTTTGGTAAGCTTCTGGAGCTTGGTCGCGAGTATTTTCCTTGTTTTGAAGATTCTTGAACATATCTTGTAAAAGTTTTGTCTTTTCGATACTGGATATGGCTTCTACGGATTTTGTTTTATAATCCGCATTGAGCTCTTGGAATTGAGCTTTTATATCCGGGGAAAGTGTATTGATAGAAGGAACAAATGTTCGTCCCATGGGTCCCAATGTATACGGAACCATATTCGCTTGTTTTAGCGTGAAAAATACATCAGGGCTTGGTTTGTATACACAGGCTGGGACTCCATCTTTGGTACGAAGTTCAAACATAGCAGGGCACTGTTTCACAATACATGCCCCTGCATTGGTTGGACTTATCGTAAATTCTTGTGGACATGTTGGCATTACTTATTTCTTTAGAAAGATTCCAACCGCTAAACCCACGGATGATAATAATATAACTATGGGATGCGCATAGTTTATTGGAAAGAACAAGTAGACAATCAAGCAAAGTAATAAAATAACCAACGCAATTTGTATAACCAGTAAATTGGGTCCATGAGTAGAAACAATGTCTTTCTTTACTTGGGCTATATCACTGGCTGGGGCAGTTGGTGGGCGTAGAGGATTTAAACTATTCGCTACTTGACGTATTTCTTGAGCAGTTCCCATCTTTATTTACGGTTCGGGATAAAAGCATTGATACTTCCCCATATAGGTGCAATGAGGTGAATTTGAGTATTGAGTGAAGGGGACTTCCATCCTAAAGTAGGGGCACTGACGACTTTTCCGTTTTGAATGTAAGGGGCTGCTTGTGCCATCATACGAACATAACGCGTATGTTCGCTTGCGGAAGTCGTGAGTCGCACATGTCGAGGTTCGTTCATTTCGAAATAAGATTCTACGGGCATTTTGTTTATAGCAAAGAAGTAATGGTGCGAGAACATTTAGAAGTTACAGATTTAACGATTGAAACTCCATTGCCCCCTACAACAAGCTTTGACCAAGCGATGGAAATCTACAAAGCAAACTATACAAACTATCGTGTAACAGGAAACAATTCTTACAAGATAGCGTATGAAAATGCTGAACGTTGGATTCAGCTTTATCTTCAAGAAAAACAAAAACAGGTTTCTTCAACGGCAAATGATATCAATAAGTTTGTTCAAGAGTATGGAACAGCGAATCCTGATTTGACAAAACTAAAAAGCCAGTTTCAAACTATTCGAACGGAGGGTCCGAAGTTAGAGGACCAATATATCCAAATGAAGCGAATAAATACAGAAGTTCCCGAAGAGGATTTTACATCTTATTATGTCAAGGCCGCCATTGTCGTTGGATTACTAGGCATTGTAGCTGCCGTATCCTCTTTTTGACGCTTGAATATGAGTACCACAATAACTATTAGTCCTAAAAAGAGAAAAGCAAAAAGATATAGTTGTAATTCTGATTGCGAGGAGTCCTTCTTAAAGGAGCGTATACGGCGTAGTGTTTCTAACTTATCTGTATTTTGAATAAGTCCATTATAGTCCTTTTGAATACGGTTTAGTTTCTCTATCAATTCTGCTCGTGCAGCTTCTACACTGGGGTCCGTTGATCCTGACATAGAAGATTGTTGAATTAGTTTATCTATTTCTTTGGCTATTTGAATATTTTTTGATTTAATTTGTTCTACAGATGCATCTACTTGAGATGGATTTGCTAAAGCTTCTGTAACTAAATTATTGTATTCCTCGAACAATCTTTTTAATTCTTGGTTACCCATTATTTTTATGCAACATTTACATCTTCAACGCAGAAGCGCCAATATGGAACTACTCCTGATGTATCACTTGGACGAAGAATTAGAATAATATCATCAGGTACAGCTCCAATAATTTTGATATTGTACTCATTGGAGTCAATATAAGGTAATTCTTCTTCGGGTTTTTTAATATTTAAACCATCATAAATTTGCGCATATAATGGAAACTTTGATCGTGTATCTTCGTTCCAAATATAATGAGGAATATGTAATCGATGCGTAGTCCAATCAAACTGGAGCTCATGTATCCAGAAATATTGCACCCGTTGACGAGAATAAGTTTTGATAACTCGAAGAACATTCTCTGAAGGTTCAGCTAAGGATACAATAATTATACCTGATGTATGCCCCTCGTTTTCTGCATATTTTATAAATTTGAGTACATCACGGTCAATGATCCCTTTGCTTTTGGTACTAAATACTACAAGGATGTCACCAATAACATACAAATTTACATCAGATAAATCAGATGTCGTAATCGATTCCGTCGCCGTACTTAAGTTACGGCGTTTTAAAATAGTTTGAAGATTTTCAATTGCTCGGTCTTGCATTATACTTATTTTGTATCTAGACAGAAAGCTATTCGTTTTTTCGTGCATCTTCAATAATGAACCCCGCCGTCTATTTTATAATTGCGTTAGCTGTATTAGCCGCTGTTTTATATACTACCCGTGAACGATTTCAACCTGAGTTTTTAGATAAGAGTCAAGTGCGAACAACTGTATCCCGCGAAGATTCTTCCTATAATCAACAGACCAACCATATGAATCCAGCTCCTTATGATATGGGCCCCGTGTCAGGGATGCAAACTCCATTTCAGGTAAATCAATATAAAGCATATGTCCAATAAACATCCAATGAAGCATACATCTGTATCGAATATATTTCGAAATGTACAGCAGCCCTACAAGAAGAAAAAGATACCTAAGGCGCTACGTGAACAAGTTTGGATTGCGCATATGGGTGACCAATTCACAGCAAAATGTAAAGTTCATTGGTGCCAAAATAAAATTAACGCCTTTGATTTCCAATGTGGTCATAACATACCAGAAAGCAAAGGTGGTAAGACGAATGTTCAAAATTTGATTCCTATTTGTGGACGATGTAATATTAGCATGGGAAACCACTACACAATTGACGAATGGAACCGTAAATTTACAGAACCTCCTCCTCCTTCTAAACGTTCAAAGTGGTTACAATGTTTTTATCGTAAAACATAATGAGTACTGTATTTGTAACCTTATGTGATAAATCTTATTTTTCAAAAGCTTGTCGAACAATAGATGAACTTAAAACAAATGGTCAATGGAAAGGTGATATTGTATTACTTGCCATTGATTTTTACCCTTCTCCGTTGGACGGAGTTCTAATATGGAATGTAGGGCATATTGACACAGCTACTCTAGTAAATCAATTACATGAGCACCCTATACAGCCCATGGATGATAACCGACATTTCGGAAAATTGTACCAATGGGATAAGCTACGTATATTCAGCGACCATTTTAAAAAATGGGAACGTGTTGTATTTCTTGACGCAGGAATCCGTGTATTTGATTCGGTCCAGCCCCTACTGGATTTAGACTGGCATGGAAAGTTTTTGGCACCGGATGACTCGGACCCCTATGACAATGGAAACCGCTTTTCTAGTCAACTCGATTTAGAAGCTAACTTTAAAGCTACTCAACGTTTGTTTCAAGAATATCCCGAAACTATTCTGAATCAACATTATTTCTTAAACTGTATATTTATGTTTGATACATCCATTATAGATGAAAATATGTTACCATCTATGATAGAGGATATGAACAAGTTTCCAATATGTATGTGTAATGAAATGGGAATAATGAACTTATGGATGACATTTCGGTTACGCGTATGGCAGCCTTTTCCTCAAAAAGTAAATCATAAGTACCTATTTGGATGGTGTGAACGAAACTATCAAGAAGGACCAGATTGTAGTTCCTTTCACTTTTTAAAGTACTCGGTTACGGGCTAAAATGGTTAGTCCATTATTATTTGTAAACCGTTCTTTCAGTTCCCATTCCGGATGTTCTTGTAAAAATTCTACAATAGCCGGCCAAAGACCTTTTGCGATTTCATTGACAGGAAATCCAGATTGTTTGGATTGCTCTTCAATGTTAAAGTTTCCTCGAATGGATTCCCCGTACCACTCATCTACCGTTGTATCATGCATTATAATGTACTTTCGAACCGAAGAATGCCAGTGCGTAAGTTCTCGTTTTAGTTGCGCATATACATGCCATGTATCAATGAACAGTAGGTCTGTTTCTTCGCATGGGCATGTCAAATCATTTTCCTGAAAATACTTTACCTGTATTCCTTCACGTTCACACATATCTGTAAACATTTCAATGTTATAGGACCGATAGGGGTCTACCATGATAAATGTACCTTTTGGATTTCCTAATAATCCTGTAGCAAACGCATAAGAACTTACAATATTACATACACCACATTCCGTAATTCGATCACATTCTTTAGCATAACGGTAAAGTGTTGGAAGATGCTCATTTATATCGCAAGGTATTTGACACTTCATAGTATATCGACTTTTAAGCATAGATGTTTCTCCATAAAGAATACGTTCAATTTCCGAGTCAATATATGTTTTCTGAAACTCGGGATTAAATAATGTACGAGCAAGATACTGTGCATTCTTCGCAATCTGTTCTGCTTCTTCATCATGAGTAACCAGCCAGTTGAGTTTTTCTTCCAAATCGCTTAAGTCATACGATATAGGAACATAATTCATCATCGGTTTTAGGTATGATTTGAACCAGTAGTTATTATCGGGATGTGTAATCATAATTGGAACCGAACCGGAACCAAATACCCACTGATGCGCAGAAGCTATACAGTTTCCATCAATGATAAATATATATTTGTACTCAAAGTGCTTTGCTAAGTCTACTCGATTTGGTTTGAAATAACGATTCGGAATAATCGCATCATTATAACTCCATCCACCTAAAGTAAATCCTACATCTACATGCGGATTATCAAAAATAACATCGAGCACTCGTTGACGAAGCATAGGACGGTCACATCCACTTGAACCTCCGCGCCAAAATGCTTGAGGTTTTCGGTCCTTCCAAGCTGGTCGGTGAAAGGGAGCAAGTACTTCAGTTAGTCCACGATTAAATGTATCATCATCTAAAGGTAAGAGTAGTAAGTTTTGACGATTGAATTGCCGAGTACAGAGCATACAAACTATCGCATCTGTTCCTAAAGGAGCACTCGCTTCTAGAGCCACATATTCTTTACCCGCCGGTGTATTGATATGTTCTTCTCGTCCAATTGTAGATGCCATACGCTCATATTCTTCTTGTCCGATGAGTCCATCCGATTGTGTAAAAATTGCGGATATCTTTTTTGATTGTTTTCGAATATTTTCAGATACATAGCGCTCAATTGCACTTCCTACATGACATTGACTATACTGTCCACTCCAATATAACGGAACATTCGGTGGAACACGAATAATGGAAGATGTATAAGGAACATAAAATATAGAATCATTATGGTCCGCTTTATACCAAGTGGGGCTCCAACCTTGGTGTTCCATATATGCCCATACGTTGACTTCCCAAGTTAAGTTTGGAATAGTTGGTAATATTTTGATTTGACGATTATACATATCTACTAAAGATTTCTTATCACCTAAAAAGAAACCACCACAAAATCTCCACTGAACAGCCGAAAAGTGGACTACCTGTTTGTCCCAGCAACCGGGTACATATAAACAAGAACTTGGATATACTGTCTTTCCAATTTCATGAATATGTTCAAGACACAGATTTACAGTGCGTATGATATGAAGAATGGAAGAATCAATCCATGCGTAATGCGAAGAATCATGCATTTGGGATTGAATGGCTCTATATACAAACTCTGTTTTACTATTCATTAAAATTAGAAAATTACGTGTATCATGGGCCTCATTGCGATTAGAGGGCAACCCAGTCGGAGATACTTTGTATGTTTCTAACTCTTCTAAATTTATATACTCGACTATACCATTTGGAACACGAACTTTATCACGAAATATAGGGCTTAAAAATACATGAAAGCGTGCTCCACACGATAAAAGGGTATTCAATTGTTCAATACGCGCTTCTATAGATTTGTCCACTGGTCGAGACTCATTTAAATATATAAGAGCTGTAACGAATGTTACCATTTATATATCCATTGTCGCTATCTCTTTAACTGGTTGAACAGGTTTTGTTCCATTCTTGCGATGCTCTAGCACTTCATTCCAGAAAGACGTCATTTGTTCAATATGATTGGATAACCAATTGAGATCACGAGCTACAAAGTCCTCCTTTATAGACTGAAGTATCCAATAGACTACTTGACAATCTTCAGGATGCTCATCTATATCATAGACTACGCGTCCATCATCATAGACACCGAAGCAGCCTTTTGTTTGAGTAGATTTTATCCACTCGTTTACATTTGCTTGCTTGAACCGAAACTCAACATATTCACATTCATCAATTCCTGTACATTCCATCTGCATCTGCATTTGGTGCACATACGCTGGAGGAATCCCAGGTTTTTCGGGGCGGCTCATTGGGCACTTAAATTCGACCAATCGTCCATAGCGTCTATCATCATCAACCTTAGGAATAATAAGTCCATCTGGCGAAGCACCCAAGAATGAGTAAAGAGGATGTTGTACACAAGATACATCAATTATAGTACATTGAGTCCTTTCCTCATAAATCTTTTTTGCTACCGGTTCAAACCGAGTTCCCCAAACCAAAGCAGGTATAGGATTTGGTGTAGACACATTGGATACTGGTGGCTCCAATTTCTTCATCATGAGGTCCCGTCGAGATTCTTCTGTTTGGAAGATTTTGTAAACCTCTGAAGCTGTAATCATTTCTCCACGCTTGGTTAACCATGCATTTGTTCGTTGATCATTATGACCATACATTCGCAATACACGTTCATAACAGCGATCGCGTTTCCATAATCGCCCTACTTCTCCTTGCATAAGGGTATCTACGAGATGAACTACTGTTTTCTTTACAGATGTATAGGATAAGTTGGGTTCAAGCGCTTTACAATAGTGTATAAAATGCTTAACACGTGTATGTAGATGCGTATACGGCCGATTATCTAATAGCCAAACTTTTAAGGCATCCTCCATTACTCTTCTGTAGTCTTTTCTTCCGAAAGTTCATTTTCTTTTTCTTTCCAATATATAGTCCCTTTCGCAACACTTTCGGGAATCACAAATTCACCTTCAATCGTGTACTCAACTTCAAGAGTACCTTCAAGTATTTTGGTTTCTTCCGTCATATCTTTCCACATTTGTTGTACAATTGTTTCGAGCTCTTCGCTGAATGGAGCAACTTCTTCAATTTCCGCACCTTCATGTGGAGCATAATCTGCTAAGGGGTCCACATCCACAGGAGCCGTCCAAAAATCAGGCGGAAGTTTTTCAGTATCCATTCTTATATATAGAATAAAGCCATTTTCAATGAAAATAACTCAAATGAGTATGGATATTATTCGAAGCAAAGAAGATATGGTTTTACAACGATTATCAACTGTCTATAGCAACCCGCAGGTATTAGAACGCGTACAAAATATAGTCACTTCAAATTCTCGAATCAGTTTACGCTTATTGGATTGGTTGGTTACCAATTATGCCAAGAAGCACAATATTTCGTATATTACACGATCGGGACGAGATGTAAACATTTATCTACGGTACAAAGCCAATCTACGAGCTTATAGTAAAAAAATGTTTGACCCCTTTTGTCGATGGAAAAAGATTCAGTTTCAAAATATGAATACTACTGTAGGTCAACTGAATTTCTTTCATTGGGTAATTGAAGATGAAGTGCTGGATTATTTAGAAGAGCACTATGATGAAGTACAGAAAGATATGGATGAATGTTCCATGACAATTAAACCCAGTGATTCGGGACGACGCAAACGGCATGAGCTCTCACGTTCGGCGACGAAGGCGATATGTCACGCGACGACTCCGATTTCGGTTTCGTTTGACTGATTTGCTACGTCCACCTTGAGAAGAAGGACTACCCGGGTCACTTGCCGTTTTACGTGAACTTCCAATCTCGTCTAATTGCGCTTGTATTTCTCGTATCTTTTCCTCAAGTTGTCGTATTTGTTCCGATAGTTCATCTGCACGAGGTTGGAGATTGGTAGACGAATATGAAGAAGAAGACGTAGACGTAGATGTAGGAGCATTCGTGGCATCCCATGCCGCTTTGATTAAAAAAGGTTTGTTTGCCGCAGCGTCCTTATCTTCACCTAAATCTTCTACAACATACTCACTAAAATCTTCCTTACTGTATGGTAACCCTGATTCTTCTTCATCTTGTTCCTGTTCATCTGAAGAATTTACATTGTAGCGTTTTAAATCTTCAAACTTGTAATCTTCATCAGTAGCTTCAACTAGTTTACCAATAAAGTATTCATCAACCATATGTTCTTTAATGTATTCATCTACGGGTTCAGATGAAAACAAATAATAATGCCCTTCTTTTAAATCTTGATTTTGCATCTTATTCTATTCGTAAGAAAATAGGAAACACTATCTCGAGTAGCGATAATGCTATCCTTACTCAAGCCGAATTTTATATATACCGATGTTACCGAAGATGTTACAGAAAATGATGTCGACGTTATGTCGGATGAATGGAATATGAATGGTCGTATTGTATACCGAGGTTCAAGGGACCCGCGATATACACACGCAAATGTGTATTGGTTATACGATGATGACCTTCGTCGTGTTGGCTGTACAGAACATAATACAGAAAACCATGCGGATTTTCATCTGCTCTGGTTTAAAGACAATGAGTTTGGAACATTGCTTCAAGAAGATCACTGGACATCTATTGGAGATATATGGTCTATGATTCCATCTAGTCCTTTTGAACGCTTTGTCAACGAAGGTTGGACTACACCGAAAAACTTTTTAGAAAAATGTTTAGCTGGACCTGTGCGCATCCTTACCCCGGAAATGGTAGTCAATTTACCTACCGTATATTCATGTAGTACCTGCATGAAAAAATCGCTGAATCCTATACCGAACTGTACTGTTCGGGAGGCTCCACTCGATTTTCCGGATAAGAATCTTATTTTTTTTATTGATTTAGATATGGTTGTCTATCAACCACCGCCTAATTCAAAGATTTGGTCTATACTGCACTTGGAACCGCTCGTCGACGATTTGATTTCGTCGGTGCCGACGGAGCAATAGGAGTTGGTGCAGGTGGAGGTGTGACAGGCCGTTCTTCTTGTTCGTTTTCATCCTCATCATATGTTGGAATAGCTACCGTTTCTTCTTCATTCGTATTGGATGAGGAGGAAGTAGGTGCCTGTTCTTCTTCAATTTCATCGGCAAAGACATTCGCAGCCGTTAAACGTTGAGGGGGACAAACACGAGCATACATGATACGCCAAGTGATACCAAATCCTTGACCAGATACATAAATACTGGGTGCAACCGTTACAGAAACTTCAGAGAGTTTTGGGATTTTATCTCCGATATTATCTACAGTTACTTCAACAGGTTTACCGTATTGGTCTACTACACCCATACTGACTTCGCCATCATAGACCGGAACTTTCATTCGTAAGCTAGGAGGATATTTACCTGATGGTTCCCATACACCGTTTACTTTTTCTACACTAGGACTAATTGACTGTTTCATCAGAGCTTGAAGTACAGATTTATCCATTTTTTTACCAAACCATTGTGTAGTTTTAGAAGCGGCTGTATTTAAGACGAGATCTTGAATATCGTTAATAAAGTTATAGAATTGTCCAAGTTCACCTGCTTCAGAAGAAGCACGGGTTTTACCATAAGGATCGCAACCTTTTAAGGTTAACGATAAAGTATAGCTAGTATTACCATCTTTTTCTTTAATACTTACTCCCATGAAGTAGACAGCTTTAGGTACTCGAATTTGTAAATTTTGTCCATTGTATCGAATAGGAACAGATTTGCCTCCTTTTTTATTGGTACGAATATCACCTAGAGATACTTTAGAGATGTCAAGATTAGAAATAGGAATGATTGCATTGGTCGCCATTTTATTATGTTTCTATGACGCATGTAAGCCGTAAATCCATTTTTTCGGAAGCGCTACGAGTTAAAGGAAAGGATATTTATTAATTAAAATTAAGATGTACTGTTCATCAGTAAGAAAGAAAGGTTCATTTGACAGGTGCAATGCGAAGGCACTTCCTGGGTATATGCTTTGCGGTAGACACTCGAAATGTAAACATGTTATATTTTGGGTAAATCCTTTACTAAAACACATAAAGCATATAGTCCACATTCAATCTGTTATTCGCGGATGGTTACTTCGAAAAAGATTAGCTTTAGCTGGACCAGGAGTAATTTCTCGTAAAAACCTAGCTAATATAGAAGATGTAGATACTTGCACAGAATACAATAGGGAGCACCCGTTTACATTTTTTTCGTTTTCTGAGCAAGGTAAGATTTATTGGTTTAATTTTAATACTTTATGGAAATGGTGCATGGAAAAAATAGAACCTAAGAATCCCTATACAAATGTTCCTCTGACAAATGATACTCTAAAACGGTTAAGAGATATATGGACATACAACTTCCGTTATAACAAGTCTTTGTTACCTATAGAATCAAAAGTATTTGGTGAACGTGCAAAGGGACGGTGGCATATTATTTCACAAATATTTAATGCAAATGGGTTTGGGGTTATTGCTATAGACCACTGGGCAAATTTTAGAAAGTCGGACTACATGAATATATTTAGAATGATAAAACATGATCTTTTCTTACTAAATAATCAGAAAGATGCAGAATTATGTCGAAACATTATTAAAGTATGTTTATATGATACGCATAGACATGCATTAAGTTATATTCTTATGTCATTGCATGCTATTATGACAATGTTAAATATTGTAAAGGACCAGTACTCATTATCATTTATGATATTATCTGCAATGTATCGTTGCTAAAATGGATTCTTTAGTATTCTGTAAATACCTTTTAATCATGAATATATTTGCTCTTCATTTAAATCCACAACTTGCCGCTGAATATCATTGCGATAAACATGTCGTAAAGATGATCATCGAAACTGCTCAACTTTTATATTGTGCTCATTATGAGCTTGATTCTGAGCTGTTTAAAAAAGGATATATTATGCTCCCAAATAATGCTTATCGTAAAACTCATCCGAATCATCCATGTGCAATATGGGTACGACAAAATATTGAAAACTATACTTGGCTAACAAAACTAGGTTGGTTTCTTTGTAAAGAATATCAAACTCGTTATGGTGAACATAAAATTCATAAAACTGAGAAACACATTCGTTGGTTAATGAAAAATCCCCCTATCTGCATTCCGAATGGTGACAGAACTCCATTCCCTCAAGCCATGCCCCCGGAATATAAACGAGATGACTCCATTGAGGCCTACCGCACCTACTATAAAGAATCAAAAATGAAGATTCGTAAAATTGTCAAATATACCCGTCGCCCCCCTCCTGCGTTTCTTTTATAAAAGGATTTACATGACCGCCACAGGTAATAATCATATCAACGCGTTAGAAATGGAAGCAAACAAGACTAACACTAAAGCAAACAAAATGCCCGCCGACAAAAAAGCCACCAAAGCGACTACCAAATCTGTAGAAGCCCCTGCTCCTACTCCTGCCCCCGTAGCTACTCCTACTAAAAAAGCTACCACCTCTAAAAAATAAACAGCGACTCCCTCCAAAGCTGAAGTTGTTGTTCCGACTGTAGCCGCTCCTACGACTACTCCCGTAGCTGTAACTCAATCTTCTGAAATCTTATTAGCTTCTTTAACTGAACAGCTCAAATCCTTATCGAGTGAATTTACGGCCAAAGTTCGTGAAGCGGTTAAAGCGACTCAAGAAGCTGCGAAACAAGCGAAGAAAGAACATCGCGATTCTAAGAAAAAACGCAAAATCAATCCCGCGGATATGACTCCTGAACAACGCGCAGCTTGGGAAGCCCGTCGTGCCAACAATGCTTTTTTAGTTCAGCGCCCGTTAACGGATGAATTATGCAGCTTTATGGGTATCGCTGCGGGTTCTAAACGCTCTCAAACGGAAGTTACTAAATATGTTTCGGAATATGTCAAATCGCATAACTGCTTTGACCCCAGTTTCAAGCGCCGCATTCTTCCTAATGCCGTCTTAGCGAAATTATTACGCGTCGACGATAAAACCGATGTGACTTACCTCAACTTACAAAAATACTTAAAAGTCCACTTCAAAAAAGCTTAAAATGTTGAAGTAGAATAATGGAAAACACGAACCCAATAGGGAAGTCGCAACAACCTTTGAAAGATACCCGAAAAACAAGTTTATCTCAGTTTCAAGCGGCAAAGAAAGCCCTTGCATCGAAGGGTATTTTAACAACAACGCCCTCTCCACAAGAACTAGCTCTTTCTCGTTTAAAAAAACCAATTGAAACAAAACAACACGGAATTAGCCGTCGCCGTACTCGGCGCATAAAACATAAAAATAAGAAGACTACTCGGAAATAGATTTTAAATCCGTGGTAATTATTTCATGTGGGAGTTCAAAATATAAAATCGTACTAAAAAAAGGAGATAAACGATTATCCAAGATTAACGCGCGTTGTTTTGGATTATTCTTTAACTTTTTTGCCATACTTTTCAGTATATCTTCAATATTTACAACTGGATTTATTTTGATTTTACATGTTTCATTATGCCAACCACATAACGTTGATTTTTGGCATACATCTTTATCTTTCAACTGCCCACATGGAGTACGAACTTTACTAATAAATTCTATGGGATCCTCTACGGAGTGCACATACCCTTGAGTTTTAAACCAATTTTTCAGTTCGCTATATAATGTCGGACATGTATTTATAATCGCATTTCGAATAGATATAAATTCCGGATTTATCATTTCTCCATCATCATCTAATTGAACATCTTTAGATAAAGAATACATCAAAAATTCAAAAACCTCTGCAGAATAAGAAATCATTTGTGCAAGTTTCTTATCTTCGTCACTTGTTGATCCATATACAAGCAAATCTTCATTGTGTTTTTTTATCGTTCCTACAACTTCATTTATCTTTCCATTAGGAGCTTCTTGAGTTTCAGGTTGAATAGGGATACGCAGCCCAGAAGATAATCCAAGTTCACTAATTTTTCCTTCACTATTTTCATATTCGTTTACAAGTTGTAGACCAGGATGTGCAGTTTCTTGTAAAAATGCTCGCATAGTGGATCCTTTAGGAAGATCTGTGTCGCTCAAACTTGCATAACCACTTAAAACATCTGTATTAGGGATAGGCTCATTTGTAGGTAAAAAAGGAATCAATATATCACCGGGAACAATTATAGCTTGCATTCGTTTAATAGGATCAAGTATCACTTTATATTGCTGACGGTTTCCCCGAATAGCTTCCTTTACAGCATCATTGTATGTAGGAACATTTTGTACTAAACAGGCCTGTCTATGCAAATTTCGTAAATAGGGCCAAACAGCCTCTTCAAAAGGTGGCATACGAAGATTCACAACATATTCGTTATTATAGTTTCCTTTTAACTTTTGTCGTTTCATATATCCTAATATATTTTCTCCGATTACCGCAATTGTTCGACTGTTTGCACCTAATTTATTGCTCCAAAATCCACAGTGAACTCGATAAGTTGTAGGATTAATTAAAATAACTTCACATTCTAGAAACATTGTTACATATTCAAGTTCATGTATCATACTCATTTCTTTATGAATGTAAGCGTGATTGATATCTTCTAAAATACGATTGATACTTGTTTCTCCCTCTTTCGTTGTTCGCCATTGTTGGAAAAAAGAACATTGCATTACTTTGTCTTTGACATCAATAGGATTCGGTATAACTTTATCGGGTTGTTTAAACATTTTAGGTAATGTTTCAGACGGACGACCTAATCCAATCAAGAATATATTTGATTCACCTAAAAGTAAACGATTTTTATTTTGAATGAGTTTTGAGTAATTAAGTTTAATTTTTAGCCGTTCGGCAAGATCATCACTTATATAGGATAACCGGAATGCAGGTAAAGCTTGAACATATTCGCGTAAAATATATGTATCGTCAACTTGAGTTTTAGGTTGTGTATTTATTGTTTGATTATTCGGTGTCTTGAAGCAGCACGGATAGCCCATTTTAGATTGATAACCCGGATACTTGAGTTCAGAATCTCGACGAATAATTGTATATCCTGGACCTGTATTTTTTGTAGTCTGTATTTTTCCGCCACATACTGGGCAACTTTCATCTGCAGTAAGCTGATCTTCTCGTAAAGGAATTTCATCTTTTACACACCAATAAGGAGGGCATATATATGTTCCATCGGGGCTTTTAGTCTCTATCTTTTGATCTGATGGTACATCGTCATATGAATACTGAGGACCCTTCTTTTCTCGAATACGCGCCTTATCTTCCTCAGTTAGAACAATTACTTGTTTTTTCTTTTCACAAAACTTTGGATAATCAATAGGTTTGAAGTACTCTGGATTAAATTTAGTTAATCGATCATAAAAGTAACCATACTCCTTTTCAGACTCCTTAGCTACAGTTGTCTTTCGAACTCGGGGTTGGGGGGCCATAGTAGCTGCAATATTGGATCCCTGCTCTAGTTCTTCTTCGATAATCTCATCTGGCTCATAATCTTCAAGGTCTAATGTAAATTCAGGTTCTTCATCTTCTTCAGAAATTACTGCATTTTGTGGAACTGCACTTACAGCTTGAACGCTCTGTAAATCTTCAGGACAAACATTTGTAATTTCTTCATTGGTTTGAGTTAATACATATCGTAAAATATCGACATAGCGCAATATACGTTCTGGATTCGAAACATTTTGAATAACTACTTCCGTCGGAAAAAAATTTATCATAGGAAACTCTTTTAAAACTCGTTCAAAATTAAAGTTAGTTTCTTCTAATGTATTTATTTCTCGAATTAGTGCCTGTGCTTCATTATTTGTAATTTGCATTTCATTAGCAAGAAAATCTGGAGTTGGTATACCTTCTTGGTCATTCAATATCTGATAAGCTTTTATAACTTGTGAGCTAACATTTTGAGAACTATGTTCAGCACGAAGTAAACGAAACCCATTTTCATGTGCTCCAAAAATACTTTGAAGACAATTTACTCGACCATAATTTAGAAATTCTATAGGTTCTGCGTAAGTGGAAATAATAGATAAATTCTCTAGTTCCCATCGTGATTCCGATATATCATTTTCATTTAAAAAAGGTACAATCGAATCCAGTGACTTTAGCCACTTCATCATATATTCTTTCATTTCTTGTTCAGTCTCTTTGGACTCCTTATTACGGCGAACATCAATAATAATATCGGAATCGGTTATAGAAATACGGTCAAATATAGTAGTTGATTTACCACGATAAATAAGCAAAGTAGGTTTACGGCGTTGCGGTAATGTAGTAAGTAACCAATTACGAATAAAGTTTATACTTAAATAAGGCTTCTTCTTTTTGGGATCTTCTACATATAATTTATGACGCATAGCTTCAGATTTGTTAGTAAACATACATATGTAAGGTGTATCTTTTGATAAAGTGATACCGTAAAACATTTGTTCAAATTGAGTATAAGGCATATTGATTTTTGTTGAAATCAATGGAATACGCCATTTAACTTTAATAATCGATGATTCTTGATAAGAAGGTGCATTTAGAGAAATAAGCTGCTTATATTCTTTTCTTTCTTTTTCGATATTACTAGCTAAATTTTGAATATTCAGTGGAGTACTATCCGTTAAGTTTGGAAAATATACACGCTTTATTGCATCTGTTGCATCTTCCGGGACATGTGTAATACGAAAATCAAGAACTTCATAAGGATGATAAGTTTCAAATAAGCTTTTATTCTGAATAATAGGGATCTTATATGAAGGTATATTGATATTCGCTGAAGGAGGGATATCTAGAATACTAGACTTTGCAGAATCTACTCCTAAAATACGCCATTCTGTAAATGTTTCTGCATCCGGTTCATATATTGCACGTAGTTCATCCGGCATAGTTTTCCATTCCTCGAGTGTATACTCTTTAGCTACAACGGAGGATTCTAAACGAATCTTTTTTAAATAAATATCCAGCTGCTGTTGGCTAACCGTGGTACCATTATTTGATAATCGTTCAAATAGCTCAAACCAGTGATTCGGGTTTTTGGAATAATAATCACTTGGAAATGAGCCGAGTACCTCAATAAACAATCGATGGGGATGCGTTTCTTCGCGAAGAGCAATCAATTGTTGTATAGTTTCAATAGTATCATCCTTATAAAAGGTAATACCTGACAGCGTTAACGCTTCCATTACAATCTAAAGTATAGAAAAAACAAAATTATATAGGCGAATCCGTAATTGTCATTCCACAATAGGGAGTCGGTCGTGACGCATAGTTTACTGAAGTATAAATACCAATTTGTACGGCATCGCCAAGTATACGCCGAAAATTAGTCCAAAACTCTTGTGTGTGCCCTATGGTTTCCGTCATTAGATGTGCCATTTCATGAAGTATAACAAACATAATTGTATTTTGATCAATCAGGGGGTACTCTGGTGCCCTCGTTTTATCTCGTAAACAGACGACAATCTTTTGTCCTTTGTTTTCCGAGTACGATGTATCCGATGAATTCATATCATTTTCAACAAAGACGTCCGGTTGATAGCGCTCCAAAAATCGTTTAACTGGCGGATCCGCTGCTAAAGCTGGTTCGCTCTTATAATGATGATACAGCTTGTTTAAGTTTTGCTTAATATTCGACATAAGCTGAACGGCCTCCTCTTTGTTCGGTAGATTTTGCATATCATAGGTTTGGCCATCCGGTCCCCTCATTTGGATTATATTTCGAGGACCTTGAGTTATAGCATAGGCTAATGCCGCTCCAATGCTTACAGCTGCGATAGGGAACATTATATTTTAGACAAAAAAGGTTTATTTCAACCTTTTTCGGAGCCTTGGCTCTAATTCTTATTCTTATACATAGTTTACCCACTGGTCCACTCGGTCGGGATGGTACACTTTGGCAACGAGCTCCTCTTTGATTGCACTCGACGAATGGATTGCAGATACCATCAAATCGAAAGTGTAGAGAACATCATCTTTGGCCGAATCAAATTCATTATTATCACCCCATGTACGGTCATCCATTTGCGTATAAATGGCAAACCAACGTTGAATCATTTGGATACCGCGTACAGAAATATTCGACACATCAAAGCCCAGTTGTTCAAATAAGCGTTGACGTAAAGACGGAGGCTGGTAATTCGGAATTGTTCGTTGAAAGAGCTCCTGTTTTATTTGTTGAGTTTTGATTACCCGCGTAACCATATCTGTATACTCTTCAAATAAGTTATGTACAACAATATAGTTTGATTGATGAAGTCGAAAGAGCTCAACTATATTTAAGTGCGTATTTCCAAAGCGACTTAAGAAATGAAGAGTATTATACGGAAGAAACCATAAGTAGTCACCCTCTTCAATAGAAGCTAAGAATGTAATTGTGTCGATAAAATATCGACGGTCAGAAAGTTTAGTAAATTCGAACATTTTGTCACAATCCTATTCTTTACACCAAATAAATCCATTTTTCTACGCGGTCAGGATGAAATACTTTGGCAATTAATTCTTCTTTAAATAGACTTGTTTGATGTATAGTAATAATTAACAATTGGGATTCTGATGTTTCTAAATAGAAGAAGTGGAATTCATCAAAGTCAGCAATTGATTTTTCATATATTTTGTATAACATGTTTTTATTGCGCGGAATATAACGTTCAATACATTGTAATCCACGAATAGATATATGGTTTATATCAAACCCTAACCATTCCGCCATGCGTTGACGGTATGTTTGAGGCTTATAGTTTGGAATTGTTTTTGAAAAGAGTTCCTCTTTGATAGTCTGAGTTTTCAGAACAGAGTTTACTGCATCTACAAACTTATACTTTGACGAAATATAGAAATCATTCGTGTCTATAACGGATTGTTCCGTAAAATCAGTAATATACAAATATCTATGAAAATTCAGTCTAATTTTATATAAATTGTATAAGGTATAGAAAGGAAGCATAATAATTGGGCTAATTGGCTGTCCCGTATATTCGATAAAGAACTCTATATCATAGCAATAGTTTTCTCGTTCAATAATGATGTTATAAATAGCGTCCATTCGACATCATACAACTTTCTTACATAAAACAAATCCATTTTAAGCAGCTAATCCTTCAAGAGGACGACTAGATTTGAACGGATCCGGGTCGATGGTCGTATTTAAGAAGGGACCGACTCGCGCTTGAGGATTCGGCAATTCCGTACGAATATCGTAACTAGCATTACGATTCGTTTGACTCATACCTACAATATTGATGTTGCTATGGTAACCCGCTTGTAAAAAGTTTTGACCTTTGAGATCATCAGCACCTACGGGGTTGACGGCAGCCCAAGAAGCTCCGATTTCACCTTTAGGTAAGAGTTCAGATGAAGATAACGTGGTTTCGGTATAGGTTTGTTGAGAAGCAGGCGTACGCGATTGCATACCTTGAACGGAGGCGGCGTTACCACCTACACTATGCGGCGCGCCCATATAGGGGCCCTGTTCACTCATAGGACCAGGGGTACCTAAACCACCAAGTTCTTCGGCTTTATCTAAAATAGCGGATTTCGAACCGGAATAGGAATTAAAAAGTACATAAAGTGCGACTACACCAGCCAGAACAACTCCAAGTCGAACCATCTTCGTTTGTGATAGCTTCATTTTATATCATCAAGCAGACAAATTTTGATGACGAAACTGTTCAATGCGTTAATTACGGACATTCTTGAACAGCTAAAAACCCCCGAGGCGCAAACGCTCTTGGAGGTTCATATTGTCAAGCCTGTTATTACAACAGTTCTAAATATTGTGTATCCCTATCTGCTAGGTGCTATGTTGTTGTGGGTCATTATGTTCGTCTGCGTAGCTCTCATCTTGCTTATTCTTGTAAGGGGCGTACTGCTCTTTCCAGTTTTCAACCTTGGGATACAGTAGCGCGGCATACTCTGGATAAAGCTCCTCAACAAGCTGCTGGCGAGACTTCGACCAGATTTTTTCAATTTCTTTTTCTTTTGCTTCCTGTCGTAATGTACGTATCGTAATCTTTTGTAATTTTACAAATTTAGGAATGTCATCTAAAGATAGAAGTTCAATTAATTCGCGTTTTGATTTTGTGTAGTAGTACTTGATATGTTTATCTTTAGCAAGTTGTTTCAATTCAATGAGGGAAAGTTTTTCGATAGTCATGGTTACTTCTCACTTCCTAATCCAAAAACAATCCATTTTCTTTCCTAGATGTAACACAAAGAATGAATAAAACAGTATTCGTCGTTACACTTTTTATTAGCGCTTTACTTGCCGGACTTTTTGTTCGTTATTTGATGACGACGGCGTCTCCTATAACTCGTTCAAAGGAAGAAGAAAGTGAAAGTGAAAGCGAAGTAAAAGAAAACTTTGCCCAACGACAGGTCGGTATGCCCCTTGATATGCAAGCAGTCGAAGGCAGCGTTGGTGTCGCAGGATACAATGGTACGCCCCCCTTATTAGGATCCGAACCGAAACCTGTTCCTGAACGTCCTTATGATATGGCCAATGATACCGAACTCTTCATGTTTGCAAACAATAAGATATCTGCAGACTGCTGCCCCAGCCCCTTCTCTGCCGATGGAGGATGCGTATGCTTAACCGACAATCAAGTCGCATTATTTGCTTCGCGCGGAGGAAATCGCAGTATGATATAAACAAATAAAACGAAAAGGTGGTATTGATTATAGTGTATCCATAGAGGATAGTTTAGACTCTCTGGAAAAGCAAATAAAAGAGCTCATGGAGGAAATCTATGATAAGCATACAAAAACAAAAGAGGAACAAATTGAAGAATATAATAAACTAACTAAACGGTTTACTAAGATAGATGCACAAATTAAACAAAAGTTACAAGCTGGTGACGATATCCGTCGACAATTATTCAAACGATTAGATGGATTAAAAGAAAAAATCGAACCCGCTGAAGCTATGTTACGGTTTGGTCAAGAAGTACCGGTATCTAAAAAATCCGAACCTACTTCGGAACCTATAGAAGAATTAAAACCGATACGCGAAGAAGAAGCCCCCAAAATTAAAGAAGCGAATGAAAAACTAGGTGGACGTAGCAAAAAGACACGTAAAGCGTTTAAGAAGAATAAGAATAAGACCCGTAAAGCATAAATGGAACACCTACGAAAACTGGTTACCTACTTTAAAAACAAAGAGGTTGAAAATATCCCTCGTGCTTCAGATGAAGTATTTCAACACATTGAGGATACGTTCTTACCACAGATTCTCCGTGTGCTTCAAAAAGATAATACTCTCTTTACGGAATTTGAACTCTTTCCCGGTACCAAGGTCCCATGGGAAGGAACCGAAGAAGAATGGAAACTATTCCATATGGCGCTCATGTACTCTGTGTTAAACGGCGACCCCAAAGAAAAGTTTGGAAAGATTTTTGAAACCGTGAAAGGGCTAATTCCGGGCGGCACTCCTCATGCCGATGAAATCTCTAAGATTCTCGACGACGAAGAAAACAAGGACTCCTTCAAAGAAATTCTTGAACTCGTCATGAATACGCGATTGGTTTCTATCATGGGGGATATTGCACAATCTGTAAAGTTTGATGACCTTGATATTGATTTTGAAAATCCAGAACAGATACTGAATATGTTGCGCAATCCCCAGGAGAGCTCCGTCATTAATGAACTCGTCGACCGCGCGAAGATTGTTCTTGAAGAGCGTATTAAATCAGGTAAGATTAATCAACAAGAGCTCATGCGCGAAGTTGAAATGCTCCGAGCTAAATTTCAATCCTCTTTTGGAAAATACTTGAATGAAATGATCGTTGGTGACGCCGGTGGAGGTACGACCGGGAACACTTCGCAGCAAATCTTATCCAATCACCCAGATGCTCGTCGAGCAAGGATGATAGCCCGTCTACAGAAGAAGCAAAAAGAAAAAGCTCGCATGTGAATGATAAGAGATGTCTCAACCATTCTGGTACTCGCAACCTAGTGTTTTATTCAACAAAGATACGTGGTATTTATTTGTACCTACTCCAAATATGTCTGTTCCTGCAGCCTTAAATGCTGTAGTACGGTTTTCGGTATATCTTACTGCACTGCTTTTCTTAACTTCGTTGGACCCCTGGTATATGCTGATTATACCACTCGTCATGGGTATAACCATCTTTTTAAACTACTGGTTTCCGCATGCTAAGAAGATGACTGAAGGGTTTGGATCTGGTCTTGTTGTGTCTGATTACGTAGGTACCGAAGAAACTATGCCCACGGAAGATAACCCGTTCATGAATCCCCCGTTAACCGATATTTTAGATAATCCTAGTCGCCCACCGGCAGCGGATGTTACGCGAATGGATGTACGGAATAAAGTGAATAAAGCTTTTGCACAAACATCGAATATCTATATGGATACTAGCGATGTTTTTGATTTAGTTCAAGCTCAACGAAACTTTCATACGGTCCCGGAAGATGACCATGAAGGCCTGCTCAAATTCTTAGGTAAAGGTGCCCGTTCTGATAAACTTCTAAATGAAGGATACGTCGTGGCGAAGGGTACGATAACCGAGCTTCCGATTCCGTCTGCGGAGCGCCCGCCGAGTGGATTTTCTCCCGAAACCTCGTTTTGAGCCCCCCTTCTTTTTGATTTCTAATTCATCTTCAATTTCTTTCGCACTATGTTTTTCGCCGGATATAATTTTATCCTTTCCATCTTTTGATTTGTAAATCATAGTAGGAAATCCATGAACACTTTCTTCTTTTCCATTGATTTCAACCGTATCCGGTGCCGCTTCGGCTTCAATTTCAAGAACACTCGTTTCCGATGGAACGGTTTTTTTGAACTCATCCCACGCAGGCTGATTGGCTTCACAATGTGGACAGCCCGTCATAAATAAGAGGGCAACACATGGTCGTTTTTCAAGAGCACGTTTGGCTTCTTTCTTTTTGGCAGCGCCGGTATATACCTTAGACATTTATATGGATAACTAGAAAATGGCGTCAAGTGCCCCTAAATTTCGAGACTACAAAGACTACGTTGTTTCTGAACCCGGTAAACCCAGTAGTGCGTATAATGCGGCAACTACAACTCCTACCGGTTTCCTAGAGTTTAAACCGCGCGATATGGAAACACAAACAAAATATGATGCCATGTCTCCCTCTTGGCAAGGTGTAGCTTCTTCTACCGCCGCAGTTGCGCGTGGCGACTATTCTTTGGATTCTGCGGAAACTACACGTCGTGAACTTCGCGAACAGGTAAAGGTACCTTACGTTGGAAAACCTCAATCTATTCAAGTAGAAGCTACACCTGCTCGAGTTTGGGATAGTGCGTTAAAAGAGTTTGTCAAGCTCAAACCGGCACAACCGGCTCCTGAAGATGTGAAATTGGCACCGCCTATAGATACGAAATCCTGTATCATTCAATAATAATGAAGATATATTGGCTACTTGCCATTGCCTTTCTCCTTTTTGCACTACATTATAGAGAAAGCTTTACAGATCCTAATGAATGTACAGTTACAGGTGTAGACCGAAGCGGAAAGCCATGTGTTCCTAAATTGACACGCCCTTCAATGGAAGATTCTGGATGGCGAAGTAAAGTCGACGCAGAAGCCCCTATCGGTGGAAATGATGAAGATTATATGCGAGCTTTACAGGCTTTCTATGATAAGGTTTACAAACCTGCTACAACTCGTCCGCGAGATACCGATGTAGAGGCCTTTTTGAAAACAGCAGATGCTCAGTTTGCGGGAGTAGACCCTATTTCATTACGGCGTATGATTGCGAATGGGTTCAAAGTAGAATTATCTGGAACCGCAGCAGCGCGTGAACAAAAACAAGTCGTTACTACAGGTGCCTTAGCAGGATTTTCGGGTTCCGAGCTGCAACCGGGTAACGCACGCGACCAAGTTTATGTACGAACTGAAGATTTGTATATCCCTACGGATACTCGATTAGGTGAATTACCCGAAGGAATATTAGATCCTGTTCCCCAAACGGAACCCAATAAGACTGGAGAGTATGATGATAACTCCACAAGCTGGACACCCAACTCTTTTTATTCCGTATGTAGCGCAAGTGACTTACTTTGTAGGGAAAATGTTTTGTAAAGAACAATGAAACAGTGGATTCTTTTTGGGATTCTTCTTTTAGTTATTTTGTTTTTAACTAAACGTGAACATTTTGAAGAAACAGAAACTATCAAGAACCCCGCAAAATGGAACGATTTTGAAATTCAACGTATTCGGGAAATGGATACCCCGCCATTGGATAAAACAAAATATCCAAATGATATGATACGAACGATTATCGGTGGTTTCTGGAACAATTGGAAGGCTGAAACCGAAGTTATTACAGTGAGTAAAATACAAAATTATTTGGATAGTAAAGTCAAAACCGATGCTAATCTTGCGAACGACCCGCGTATTTTATTAACAACCGAACAACGAAATAAGTATCTATACATCTTACAAAAATATTACATTGACCAAGGTAGACCCATATTTGCGAATGTAAATTTTCGTCAATATTACGGAGATGCCGAGGCCGCAACAGCTACTCAATCTATAGATTTTATAGCTTCTCCGGATCCGACAACGGGCCCATCTCGTTCATCTGTAGTCGATTTATCCAAATCACCTAGTGCACAGTTAGAACTTCTAAAACAAACGATTTCTACATATACCGGAATTCCACGAAACGATGATACAAAATTAGCATACTATATTACTCCGATTCAAAACTTTTATGATACAAAGTACCTTCCAAAAAAGAAACAGCCAACTTTAGATGAAATTCATGGATATGTTCTTACGGTTAGCGATGCAAATATTCCCGCAAATATGAAATCAAACTTTAAACCCAGTTTAACCTCTATCATTGATTACTGGTTTACAGAACCTACAGATGTTGAACCAAGCACAACAACATCCAGTACATCATCGGATACGACTACGGATACTACAACAACTACAACAACTACTGGAACTGGAACTGGAACTGGAACTGGAACTTCATCTACAACATCGGGAACTACTACCGGCGGCTCTTCAGCTGTAACCTACGGACCAAATTCCGGGTCATCATCCGCGTTTGGTAAAAACATATGGGGACCTGTATTCTCTGGAATGGGAAGCCCCTTATTCAACCGGGGAACCACTAAAACAACAAATGCAGATTATCCTGTCCTACTTGGCGGTCAAAGCGATGAAGAATCTACGCGAATTGACGGAATAGGTATTGTACCTCCATCGGGTGCTGGATTATCCGGAGAACTTCCATCTTCAGCCTCATTGGGCAGTGACCCGAATTCACGTTTTCTACCTGGTGCTTGGAATCAAGCTACCGGTACAACGGATCCCTATCGATTAATGGGACGGTATTCCACATCTTCATATTCTACAAAACCCGACCCTGTTCCCTTTTTAACCGACTTTTCAGCTTTTTTTAAATAAAATGGATTTTAGCAATGAGTTACAAATAACTATATAATGAGTATGTTTGGTCTTCGTAATCAACGAGGCTCCTGTTGGATTAATGCAGCCCTTCAAGGAGTATTCCGTATTCCCGAACTTCAAAAACGCTTTGAAGAAGGAGAAGAAGATGAAAAAAATCCGGTTGAAATGTGCCTATCTGAAATCTATGGAAGTCGAGGAGAAGAAGGGCTAAAGGACTTCTATCAATGTGTAAAGACAGATACCATGCCAGCTGGCGAAGGTATCGGTGATTCTCATGAACTGATTGAGTTCCTTTGTAGTAAAGTTCCCTTTCTCGATAAACTCATGCGCTTCAAAATAGCGAATGTAGTAAAATGCAATCACTGCTCCTACAAAGATACGAAATATGAATCCTCCATTGAATATTCTATAGCACCTACAAAACCTAAACAATCTGTTTCTGATTCCATAGTGGATAGTGTAAAACCTATAATCATACCCGACTGGAAATGTGAAAAATGTAATCTTAAAGGATGCACAAAGCAGCTTTTACTCGGTAGCTTTCCACAGGTTATGGTCTTCCATATGACATCTTTAAATACATCATCATCTTATGCCGCACAGCTTCTTCTGAATAATCAAAAATATGCTCTCTTCGCAGTCATATGCTTTAATGGAGGGCACTGGTACACATATGGTCGCGACTTACCACCGGGACAGCCATGGTATGAATTAAACGATGCCCATATTCGCAGCTACGATGCAAAATACTTTCCTCTACTCGATACGATGCGTTTGCTGATGTATTATCGTATTAATGAATAAGAAAGGATGGAATCATCATCAGAAAAAATGAGTCCAGGTATTTATGGATTATTAGTAGGTATATTCGTGCTTACGATTACCATTTTTGTATTCTTTACGACAGGCTCGGTGTTCGCAGTATTTGCACTTTGGATGCTAATTGCCTTCATCATTGGTACATTGGTTTACTACAAAGTTATTGACATCGAAGAAACACAGCCCGTAACGCCAACCACCCAGGCAGTGCCAGTGCCCATCACCCCATCGCAGCCGGGTGGAGGACCTGTAGTCAAGAGTGAAGTTTTCCATGTTTCAGATGCCCAGTTTACTTACGATGAAGCCTCCGCTGTCTGTGCTGCTTATGGTGCGAGCATAGCTACTCTAGAACAAGTTATTGAAGCCTACAACAATGGTGCGGAATGGTGCAGTTATGGTTGGTCTGCTGGTGGAATGGCCCTCTATCCTACTCAAAAAGCAACTTGGGAAGAGCTCCAACGTGAAGTCGATTCAGCAAAACGAACTCGATGTGGTCGTCCGGGAGTCAATGGTGGTTACTTTGACCCCATGACCAAATTTGGTGTCAACTGCTTTGGTTTCAAACCCCAAGGAGAATTTAATCCTCCTGCTCCTGTGCCCGGATTAGATAAGACACAATTCAATAGTTTAGTCAATAAGTTCAAATCCATGATTAAATCGTTCAATGTGGACCCCTGGTCGCGTCAATCATGGACTGGTCCTGTAAATGCTCAAAACTATGGTCGACAGTTCAAAGAATCTTTTACGGAATATGCAGACGAATTTAGTGAAGCCATTCAAGGAAATTCATCAAATACGGCGGCGCCCTATGGGCTAATTGGCCCTATGGGTCCAGTAGGTCCGCAAGGTCCACCGGGTACTCCAGGATTACCGGGAGCACCAGGAGCACAAGGTCCACCGGGTACACAGGGACCACAGGGACCAGCGGGATATGGTCAACAGGGACCCAAAGGAGACCCGGGTGCCATGGGCCCACAAGGGAGGCAAGGTATACAAGGACCTAAAGGAGACAAAGGAGACCAAGGCCCAGCTGGGACAGGAATAAACTTTCGAGGACGGGTAGCCACACAAAATGAGCTCAATAGTAAACCCAAAAATAAAGGAGACGCATACATACTTGGAACATCTATGTTTGTATTTGATGGGTCGACATGGGTAAATAGTGGACCACTACAGGGACCTAAAGGAGATAAAGGAGATGTAGGTCCACAGGGCCCCGTAGGTCCACAGGGATTAGCGGGTCCGATGGGTCCGATGGGTCCGATGGGCCCCAAAGGTGACCCGGGCTCGATAGGTCCTATTCCCGAAAACTTAAAGGTATCTTCGTTAAGTATTGGAGACTTTACACTGGCTCCGGAACTAAATGAAATTGCAATTAGACGAAAAGGGTTTGGAGATAAAGCTGTAAGACTTGGAGTCAATCAAAACGCAGCTTTCGTATATTCAGATCTTGTAGGAAGCAAAGGAATGGGGTTTAAGTAATCTAAAAAGGTGTCCATGTTCGTCCAATACGAAGAAGACTAGGAACAATGCCTGCTCCACGTCCGTAGGATAAGTCGCCTCCTTTGTAGCATAGATACGGCATACCGGGTATATGATAGGGGAAATCTTTAGGACATTTTTTATAGCATAATCCATCTACACGGTCAGGATGTGTAGCTTTGTAATTTTTAGGATCAGATTTATCCACAAGATGGTCGGGAAGATTTCCGCGATCTTGGGGCCAATCACAGATACCTCCACCATTTAATCGCCCTTGTAATCGTCCACCTTCTAATCCACCCCAACATTCGTTAAATAGCCCTCGAAATTTACAACTATTCCAACGTGTTGGCTCGCGACAAATCAACCCATCGTTTCTCCAGCCAGCTGGACAAGGTTCTAGACCTATAGGTTTTCCTATACCAATGTTTACACTATCGGCCCAACATACCGGGCCTACGCCATGATAACCTGGACGACATGGAGTATAGCATAATCCAGCATCTAAATCCGATTTATCCGGAGGGCATGTATTCGGAGTTGTGCTAAAGATTTCGTATCCTTTATCTGTTTTGGTATCCGTTGAAATATATCCAGGTCCGCCTACAATAAGTCCGAAGTGCTCTCGACCCTTTACAAGAGCAAAAAGAACAATGATTAAGGCAATCAAGAGTTCATACATTATTTTGTAAGCACATTTTAAGATGGAGATTACTCAACCTAAAAAGTACATAAAAGAAAACATGCAGGAAAAAGTTGAAATTCCTATAGCCAAAGGTAAGGAAACTACATATCCTTTTCAATGGCTAGTCTTCAAGCCGCAGCAACATGCTATTGAACCTTTTTCGAAGAACGAGTCTTCGCGGAACGCAAATACCGAACGGAAGTAGGTTTGCGTCGTGTTTTTCGTCCACCCTTATTTGATTTCCCTATATTTTTTAAAGACTTCTTTTGTTTTTCTCTTGCTTCCCTTTCTAACCGTTGTTTAAAATCAAACTGTCTATCTAAATAGTCATCCATAGTTGGTTCTTTACCCGTAATTTGTCCAAAAATTTTCGCAGTAACTTCAGGTGGAAGTTGCTCTTTATGAGACAATTCAGCTAAACCACGTGGTATCATCGTATCCAACCTTTTTCTAATCCTATCTCCTATAACAGGGTTGTCAACATATTTTTTTAGTACATCTATTTCTATATTTGGATGATTTATAATCATATCTATATTTTGAAGTATTAATTCATCAGAATTGTTAGGATACCCATATTTCATACCTCTAGCTGTATAACCTTGTTCTTGAAGTTTTTTATAGACTCGAATTGCTTCATCAAGAGCATGACGATTCTCTTCTACAGAACCGGGATTTAAAAGAGAAGGACGGTATAGAGAAATATTTATATTTATTTTAGGACTCTCTAAAATTAATTTTAATAAATCCGGGTTCGGTTCTTTCGCTGCTTCTCCTACTACACTACCTGCAGTTGCTCCATCGGGAGCGGGATCTATATTTGGATGCGCTAAGAAGAGTTTCATCTTTTGTTTTTGTACTTCTTTAGCATCGGGACGTGATCTATAGTCTCCGGCTAAAACATCTATAGGAGGGCGATATGCTCTACGACTTAAGGCATTTGGATCTATATAGGGCTGTGATAAGATTTGTTGTACTTTTTGAACACTCTCTGGACTATCATCTTTTACAGCATCATATAGATCATCTATTGTATACTGTGGTGTAGCTGTAGCTCCAATATTGCTATTACTCATTTATATTAATAATTATGTTTTTAACTTGGCACTTCAGGTCGAGATACGGAAGTCGGTAAAGTGACTTGCTGGGCTACGGTTAAGCTACAATTACAGCCTCCTTCAAAGACAGGCGGTTTTCCACATACCGTACAACAAGAAGATGTGTTCCAGCCCCGACCGTATGTATTTTTCGCGGCTTGAATCGTCGCTAAACTGGAGTCTGCTGCTAACCGGTCATTGATATCCGGCATAACGGAACTCGAGTAGCATACTGTAGAAATCTGCGGGGCTTTTGCATTCACATGCATAGAGGATTGTGCTACAGCTTGCCCAGCGGTATAGGCATTATATATCGAAGTATCTTGTACCGTATGTGCCTTTGCATAATACGAATTTACACGGGTAGAGGGCCCATCAAGAACAAGTACACCGGCCGGTGTGGGATTACGAGATTCCTGTACACCAGAAGCAGCTAATCGTTTGATAATTTCAGTTTGGTGACTCGCATCTCGGTGAGGACGCGTATCTAAGAACTTCTGCGTACGCTGCATTTTGCGATTTAAGTATTCACTGTAACTACTCATTATTCTTTAACTGTAGTTTTTTTACTTATTCAAATACTTAGCAATTGTATCTTCTATTTTATTTTGTATAGATTCGGGTAAACTATCACTCATTTCTATAAGTGTTTCACCTTTATTATTTTGTAAAGTAGGATTTGCTCCTTTACTGATAAGCCACTCAAATACTTTAAAATAGTTATTAACATTAGTCCGTATAAAGTTGAAAAGGATTTTTTGATTAAGTTCATTTACAAAAACCATGAGTGCTGTATTTCCTTTACTATTTACAGCATCTATTTCAAAATCTGGAATTTTTGTATATAACTCTACTATCTCTAAAAAACGGTTATAATCATAATTGATTGAATTTATATTTAATATTTGTAAAATTAAACAAGTATCTCCGTTTCTATCCTGTTGATTAATATTTATCTTTGGATGACTTAATAGTAATTTTACTATCTCTACTTTTTGACTTGCAACTGCGTGATGTAAAGCGTTATCTCCGTTCATAAATTTTAAATTGACATCTATATTCGGATGCGCGAGTAGTAATTCTATTACATGTATACGGTTAAATACAATCGCCTGCTTTAGAGCAGTACTTCCATACCTATTTTCTATGTTGACGTCTATATTCGGTTTCGCGAGTAGTAATTCTACTACATCTATATTGTCCCATTCAATCGCCGTCATTAAAGCAGTATCTCCGACCCCATTTTTTACATTGACATTTATATTCGGGTGCGCGAGTAGTAATTCTATTGTCTCTATATCTAAAATATGATTTTTAGATGCAAGATGTAAAGCAGTGCTTCCATAACTATTTTTAACATTCACATCTATATTTGGATCTGCGAGCAATTCTTTTATCTTTTCGGTATCTCCATCACGAATTGCTTGAAATAAAGGATTATTCATTATTCTTTACAAGGAAAAAGGGTTACATATACTTCCTTCCTTTTTCACAAGTGGATTATCTATTGAGCAGGGTGCGTTAAGAAATGACGACGACAACATTCTCGCGTTAATCCGAGTTCGTCCATAGCTCGACCTTCAGCGGTTTTCTTTGTTGTGGATGTCAAGTACTGGAGCTCATCATTTTCGGAACGACCATCGGCTTTGCGGTTTTGTTTAATCAATTTCAAGTACATCTTCCATTTACCAGCAATTGGAAGATTGCAAGTATAGCAACGAATAGGTATAGGAAAATCCATTAAGTATTCTCTTACTATACTACACTTTTTCCGTTTTTCTTCTCTAACCGAGAAATAATGAGAGTTACTTATCGTGCGTTAGCTATTCTTGGATTTGTCATAATTATTGTACTTGGATTTGGATGGTTGGTGATGAACTCTGATGTAAAAATGGCCTACATCGCAAAGGATATTGCGAAGGACCATTCCCGTTTTACTCCTGCCGAATCTATCGATGTCGCCCAAGCTATGAAGCTGGTTACACATGACCCACCAAAGATGTTGGCGCCCCCGTCGAATATCCCGCCTTTGTTACTATACCCGCCGTCGCAAGAGGATTTAGCGAAACTTTCCGGTTACTAACTGCTGGGCCCGGGATTACCCACTCTTTACGCGAAGAGGGAACATGCACTCGCTCTTCAAACCGATTGACTTGACATTTGTTGTATAGCTCCATGAGCAAGTTTTTTTCAACAATATTTAATTTGTTAATCATTTCAGATGTGAACTCCATTTTGAACTGATTTAACTTTCTATATAGTATATAAATCCATTTTTATGTCTACATTGAAAAAGGTCTTACTTCTCTTTTTGGTCACTGCTGCCTTTTTCGCTACGGGGTTAGGTGGACTTCAGGATATGCTTGGTATCCAATTAATAGTTTCGCGCGAGCATGGATGGAACGACGGTATTTTCCTCATGCTGACTGCGATTCTGGTTGCACTTACGCTTAAGTAAAGCGCGTGATTTCGTAACAACATAATCTCCTTTTTCATTAATTCGGCGTTTTTTGCTAGGTTGAGGGTTACCTGGTAAGCGGATTCGATTATCTGCTGATTCTTCTTCTGCATTTTGTTCAATAAGATGTTTAGATGTCTCTTCATCTAATGATAAATCTTTAATCATTTGTTCGATGTTGTTCATATAAAATTGAGTATTTGTTAATTGATCCATTGTATACAATCTATTTTTATGAGTAAAAACAATCCATTTTTATGGAAAATGGAAAACAAGCAATATAAAGTTTCTATTCATATACAATGCAGCATAATGAAGTAAAGCCCATATTTCGTAATGAAGTGATTGAATCTGTAAAACAGCCCGTAAAAACGCGTGAATTCTTTACAAAATATGAACAAGTAGCTCTGATTGCCATGCGAGCCAAACAATTGGCCGATGGGGCACGACCTTTAGTCGATACGAAAGGCCTAAAACCTTCTGATCCAGAGTTCATTCGTCATGTAGCAAAGCGTGAAATTGAACAGCAGAAACTCCCGTATATTATTCGGCGTCGATTTCCCGATGGTTCATCGGAATATTGGAATATTCAAGATATGGAAATAATGTGGACGAGTTAATAAGAATGCCTCGTGTATCCGATGCCTCTGATGTAACTCGATTTCATCGAGTCAATGCAACAGTAAACCCTGATCCGACGATTAAGTCGCGTACCTTTGTGGCGCCACTTAAACAAGGATTTTTGTCTTCTGAAATGCGCGCTTCCGAAGTTAGTCGCATCAATCCGAATACGGTTCTATCTACTCCCCCTTGGAAATCGCCGGGATTTAAGGGGCGTATTTTCCTTTCCTAAACATAATACAGAATGCCTACTCTTTCTGCTTCCGATTATACAAGATACTTAAAATTAAGAACAGCAGCTACCGCTTATCAAAGTGGAAATGCACCAAAAAAGATACAGACCGTGGACCAAGCGGCGCCATTAGTCAGTATCCTAAACGCGAATATCTTTACTAGTCAAGCGTCCTATGTTCTGAACCCCACACTTACTCAAATTCAAGGAAATGCCCGTGTTCAACCGGTTCAACCTTCACGCAGTAATAATCCAAATGCCTTATCCACTTTGGGCTATGCGGGAACCAGTGGTGCATTAGGACCTTCTGCTTTACAACGTCCGGGTGGATTACCCGCAAACAATGTTGTAGGAACCTATACTCGTCTTCCGCAAAATGCAGGCTGGTAGTTCTATCGGTATCGTCGAGTTGATTTTCGACCAATACGGCGTCGGTATGTTCTTCTGCGACCACCGGATACATTTACCTTTGTTTCTTTTTCAAATGGCCGTTTCTTCGGATCTATATTTACAGATTTTAAAACATCAATAACTTTCAATAAAGTATCGTCTGCAGATAAATCTACATATGGTCCACTACGAATTTTTGTGTCTTTTCGATCCGGGTGATTCTTATTAAGTTTATGTCCAAGAACATCAAATGCCTTTATATGAATTCCATTTAACTTATTAGTTGAATTCAATACATTTCCTTTTAGGTCATCAATAAGAATTGTGTTTGAACGATCGAAACCGCTTACACCTTCATAATCCCATAAATATTCAAGATTTTTACTAGTTCCTTCTTCATAGTTTTCTCCCTTATCATTGTCTTCATCGCACCATATATTGGTCATCACCCATTTAGGATTCATCTTTTTGAAAATACTAGCAAGATGTTCCGCATATTCTTTATCTGATAAAGTCCATAAATTAACAGTTTTTACTATACTTGGATTACTAAACAAAAATTCAAAAAAATCATTTAGATGAGGACGATAAATAAAAAGCCCCTTATGTGCCGGGCAGTCTGGATTTGGTTCACTTACACTATATTTACTTCGATCTTCCTTTGGAATAGTTAACCAATCATCTTTACCAACAAACTGAACGAGAGTCTCGTCAATATCTAGAATGATATTCATTTATATAATATATATAAATTTAACCTCGAGCAAGCTGTTTCCAGGTTTCATTACATACCGTACATTGGTACATCCACATAACATTTACAGCATCTAATTTTATTCCTTTCACATTAGGCTGTGCGCCTGATGTACGCGTAGCACATTCTTCATTTGGACACATAATGTTTCGAAATGTAGGTAATGTGGGATCATTTTTATAATGTTCGTTTATCGAGAACTGAATTTCCGTATCTTCGTGTAAATCATGTTCGTATACTACGGGATTTTGTTTAGTAATTGGTTCGGTATAAGGGCAAGAGCGACATTTTAGATGGGCTTCCCGTTTACCCTGTTCCTCAACTTCAACAATATCAAAGAGAAAGTTATGGCATTGTTTACAGAATTTCATTATACTTATTTTATTCTTGGATATCCTTTATTTCGTTTTTCTGCGTTCAAAACGGATTGTTGGACAAGAAGATTTCTGAGATAGTATCATGCCGACTAAATTAGATACCTTCCTGGAAAAACATAAAGTTACAGGCAAAGACCAAATGTTTACCCATTGGTCATTTGGCGATGAGTACAGTTCAAAATACTGTATATTATCCGATGAATTGGAAGAATTTCATAAACTATATTGTGCTGACTTACGAAATGGTATTGCACAATATCTTACCGAAAAAAGCACTCCTGTAGGAATGATCCGAGTAGATTTGGATATGAAATACGAAGGGCAAGTTGATGAACATCGTCATACACAATCCCAAGTAGTAGCATTTACAAAAGCTTGGATAGCTGAAATGAAAAATTACATTCAGTTACCTGAACAAGTAGAAATCTTTGCCTTAGAAAAAGATTATCCTACATACAATCCCGCAAAAAAGAAATCAAATTCGGGTATCCATTTACAAGTCCCAGATATTAAAACAAAATCTAAAGTTGAAGAAGCGGTTCGACGTAAACTTGTTCCCCGTATGGAAGAATTCTTTGGGACAGATCTTGGACTTTTGGATACTTGGGAAAAAATATATGATAAACAGCCCTTAACTCATACAAACAATTGGGCACTACTTGGTTCTAAAAAGAAAGACGAAGGTGCATTACCTTATCAACTCCGTTATAGTATGTTATGGAACTCAACTACAGGAGATATTACAATAAACGATAAAATAGCTGTACATGTTACTCCCGAATTATTAGCTAAACATACTGTTCGGTCTACCGAAGAAGAACTTACTCCACTAACAGATCTTGGTAAAGATATTACTACAAAACAAGAAGAACAAATTGTACGCGCGCAATCACGTGGCCGTTCTACATTTCGAGAAGAACAGCCCTCATCACGAGCATCTTCTCCTGGTCGAAATTATATTGCTCCACTAACAGAAATTCAAGAAAAATATGTTCGAGCGCACATTATGAACTTGAATTCCGAACGTTATGCAAACTACAGTGAATGGGCTAAATGGGGACAATGTTTGAAAAATATTCACCCAGATCTTGAAAGTGTTTGGTTAGACTTTAGTGCACAGGACCCGCGTTACAAAGAAGTAGAAGCGCACCGTATGTGGCAGTCCTTTGGATTTCGCGTTGAAGGGGAACGTATCGGTCTCGGTAGCTTGCGGTATACATCTCGTTTGGATAATTACGACGGATTTCAACAAATTGAAGAAGGAAACATTGACCGATTGGTTGATGAATCGGCTGTATCAGGTACTGAATTTGATGTAGCTCAAGTTATTTATGCAAAATATCGAGATGAATTCAAATGTGCTCAATTTAAGAATAATGATTGGTACCATTATGTTGGCCATATCTGGCGTAATACAGAAAATGGTGTAGAATTACAGCGCCGATTATCATCAGATATAGCCAGACTTTATATCGAAAAAGAACGAACAGAGATGAATAATTTAGCAAATAGTGGAGGATGCCCGCATACCCCCAAAGAACCCGATCCATCGTGCCCAGTATGTCAAGCAGAAATTCGTAAAAAACAGTATGCAAATGCCCGAATCAAACTCAAAACAACAAAATTCAAAGAAAACGTGATGAAAGAATGTCGGGCCCTCTTCTTCGATAAAGACTTTGCGATGAAACTCGATGAAAACAAACATCTGATTGCCTTCAACAATGGTGTATACGATACGCTAACCCAAACCTTTCGTGAAGGACGTTCCGAAGATTGCATTAGCTTCTGTACAAATATTGATTTCGCAGTTGATACACAGTACCACCAGTTTGCTTGCTGGTCGGAACTAGAAAAATTCTTGAAAAGTATATTACCGAACAAAAATGTGCGCGAATACTTCCTGAAACATCTGGCCACTTGCTTATCCGGTGTATTCAATCAAAGCTTCCATATTCTTACAGGTTCCGGTTCAAATGGTAAATCTATGTTGATGAACTTGACCTCTACCGCGTTCGGCGATTACTGCTACAAAGCCAATATTGCGATGTTTACCCAAAAACGAGGTCGAGCGGGCGCCGCTTCTCCCGAAATGGTACGCATGAAGGGCCGACGATTCGTGATGATGTCGGAACCGGATGAAGATACGCCGTTATCCACCGGATTCATGAAAGAAATTACGAGTTCAGAAAAAGTATCCGCCCGTGATTTATTCCAAGGCAGCAAACAGATGGTAGAATTTGATGTTCAAGCAAAATGCCATTTGGCCTGTAACGAAAAACCGAAAGTGAATACGACAGATGGAGGTACATGGCGCCGATTACGCGTAATTGATTTCCCGAACAAATTCGTACATGAACCTCGGTTACCGAATGAGCTTCCGATGGATGAAACGATTATGCAGAAAGTCTTGTCCCCAGAGTGGGCCGAATGCTTTATGGCGTATCTGGTCCATCTTCATATGGAAGGTAAAGGACTAACAAAACTCAATCCTCCGAAAGAAGTGGAGGTCTATACCAACGAATACAAAGAAGAATCGGATGCTGTAGCGAAATTTATGAGTGAATATATTCATCCAGCGGGACCCACGATGGGTGATGGACCAGCTGACGGAATCATTTGGACGACCATATTGGCCGAGTTTAATGCTTGGAAACGAAATAACGAAATAGCCAAAGCCAGTGCACAGGAGCTGCGCAAACGATTAGAACAGGATTATGGTAAACTTCCTAGTGGCGGTTGGACTTCTTTCCGCTTCGGGTCTTCTTAACACCGCGACGCCCACCACGACGAGTACGACGAGCTCCAGTCGTTGTTGTAGAAGTAGAAGTAGAAGTAGGAGCAGTAGTAGTATTATCCGTTACAGAAGTTTCGGGGATAGTTGTCGAAGTACTAGAAGTAGTATCATCCGTAACAGGAGTGTCCGGAGCCGCTTTGAACCAATTTAAGGGATTCCATGATAAATACCCACCTTTACGAGTGCGTTTCGCCATTTGTGTTTAGGAAACTACTTTTTTATTAAGCACGCTGAGCTCCAATTTTGGAAAGGAAGTAGGTACGGAGTAAACCAATCGTGAAGACAACTAAGACGAAGGAGATAATTAATTGTACTAAGGCCGTTAAGACTTCACCAACGCGGAGGTTGACGCCACCAATGTTGACCTGGAATTCGGATACACCTTTACCAGCGGCGGCGGCAGGAGCTAATAACGGGGTAATGATACCATCCGATAAAGCCGTAAAGAATTTGGAAACAACATTTCCGAGGTAGAAACCAGCAGTTAAGATAATAATGTCTTTCGTATCGAGCATTTGTTGTTTGAATAACACTTTATTTTTGGAGCTATGAATAATGGATACGAGGTTTTGGGGGCCACCTGCGTGGCAACTTTTTCACTTGATTGCGTTTCGTAGTCCGCATCCCGATGATGTATTAAATCAAATCAAAGATATATTACCTTGTAAATATTGCCGTGAATCCACAACCAAGTTTGTACATGACCATCCTTTGCGAGGAGACCCAGGTAAGTGGCTATATGAAATCCACAACATGGTGAACAATAAGCTCCGAAAGCAGGCGGAAGAGGACCCCAGCGTAATCAAACCGGAAGAGGACCCGGAATTTGAAGAAGTAAAAAAGAGGTACATGGGTATGAAACCTACTGCAGTACCTGGGCGTGACTTTCTATTCTCTATTGCGTTTAACTATCCGGAGCAGCCTGAAGAAGTCGATATGGCAACTCAACGCAAGTTTCTTCATGATTTAGCCAAGGCGTATCCCTTCTCTAAACTTCAAAAGCGGGTTGAGTCCTATATAAAGTCGAATGAACCGGATTTAGCCTCCCGAAAAAGTTATATGAAGTGGATGTATGGTCTACTCAAACAGCTTTCTGATGAAATCAATGTGAGTATCCCTAGTTTTAAAGGATACGCACATCATGTGGCGTATTATAAGAGCGGTTGTACAAAGAAAACATACCATGGTAAAACCTGCCGTCGGTTATCCGGCGGAGGTAGAACTAAGGACCGTGATCATCGCAAAACCTATCGCGTGTCGCATAAGAATTTAATATAAAGATTTACGACTACGACGACGACCGCCTTTTAAGGGTAAAGGAGATAAGGCACCGCCGCGTTTCGCGGTTTTCTTGTACGTCTTTTTCGCAAGTTTCATCACTTGTCCTAAAGATTTACCTTTGTGAGCACGCATCGTCTTTTTTAAGTGCGTCATCCAAGCATTACGTTTACCACCCATAGTTTCATTTTCAGTAGGTTCCATTTTGTTACTCACCGAGAAAGGATTTGGCCACGAACCCGGGTGGCTCCCGAGCAAAAAAATTCCATTGACAACCATACGCAAGCGGCTGGTTTGGATTTGCATTTATAGTTTTTAACTCGGGTTGCGGCGCCACAATCGTGATAAAATGTTCATTAAATTGTTTTAGCTCCTTGGGATCGCGCGGATGAAGAGCCTGTTGATACGTTAGACGGCGTATACCCGGCTCCGACCAGTTCAAGTTCAATAGTGGCTCTAATGCCGTGCCATGAATATTTCCACCGGAAACAAGAATCAGTTTGTTGGCAAGCTGGTCAAGCTGTACATTTTGAATATCCTTATCGGGAAAGAGTCGTGAACGCGTAATCGTTTGAAGATGCTCGGCTACCTTATTGAGAGTTACACTTTTATCTGTATGCGAAACGATAGATAAGATAAAGGGGTCCTTCGAAGGGAAGGCGTCGTTTTCAATATCTACACAAACTTGCTCGAAGGATACATTTTCGGAAGCAAAATCATGCCCACTATTTTGCGGATGTGTGGCCACGACGGGCTGGTCGCGTTCATCGGAGTACACATGAACTTCGAGCAATCGGATTCCACGATGAATCGCTGTTGGAATATCTTCATATACTGAACCGGAAACGGTATAGTCACATAAACGGCCACGGGGTGCCAAGGGAACAAGTTTATCACGGAGAAATGTATCGTATACCAAATAGACAAAAATTGCGGCAAGCAATGCTGCAAGAAGCCACTTCATTATTCTTTGTCATCTGAATCTTTTACGGCAGGCATTCGAAACAATAAATTACGAAAAGAATTAATAACATCATCCGGAATACGGTTATCCATAGATAGTTCGGTAAGACATGCGTAATGAAAGTATATGCAGTACATGCCGCATTCAGAGTCTTTGTACTGATGACGGGTCTTATTGAAAGTAAGTTTCATTTCGGTAGGATGAACTTCCTCGCGGTCCCATTGTTCTTTCCATCGTTTCATTAAGATTTTGATTTCTGGTTCGGGATTTTGAGCATAGGAATCAAAGTACGTGATGCGCGGATACTCGAGCTCCGGACGAATATCGCAAAAGACGGCTACCCAATGTTGACCGGGCCCATCATGCGGATCTGTATTAATCACAATTCCAATACGATGTTTACCTTTCTTGTAGAGTTCAGGTAGCTTCATGGAACAAAGTGCGGATACCAAGCACTCCTGAGTTTCGGATTTTAGATCAAAATCCATAGGAACTGCGCCTACATAAAAATAATCGGGAAAGAGTTCAGCAAAGTTCTTTTCAATAGTATCAATATCATCGGACGATAGCCACTCGTAGCGATTGACGGCCCATTCTTGCGGAGCCTTTGGGCGCTTCAGCAACGATGCGACAATACATTCCGCACGTCCAGTTTTACATTTTTCACGTAATCGCGTCTGGAGCTCATTCCATACAGTTTCTGTAGAACTTTTACCAATGGGGCTTTCGTTCTTATGTTCTTTATTGTATACTGTGCGTAATCGTTCAACTGCATCATCATCAAGCCAAGACATACTTATTTTATAATAGGTCTATAAAAACGGATTATATGTACTCCAAGGAAAAAGAACTATAATGGAATCTTTATCATCTCCTCTTCGTCGTTTTGTCGAAACCAATCAACGTTTAGCAGAAGTTAATACGGAAGCAAAACTACTTCGAGAATTACGTCAAACTATTGAACTGGATTTAGCAGCTGCATACAATGAGCATAGTGAGCTTCAACAAAAAATTGAATTAAGTAAATCAAAAATGATATTTGTAACCAAAAAGCCCGGTGAATGGAAAAAAGGATGGTCTCTATCAAAAAAGCAGTTACAGGAATATTTAGTGGAAATCTTGCCCGAACACGGGGAAGATGTCTTTCAAGAAATCGTTCGTAAACATGAACCTAAACTTGTAAGTACAGATTACATGTTCGAACTTAAACCTATCCACGAAGAATAAATTATGTGTTTCTGGCCTCCGGACTTTACTTCGGAGGACTATTCCAATATACTATCGGAAAGAATACCTTTACTGAGATTACCAAAAAGAAGTATGCCTTTTTGTATGTCGACACATGTAACAAAAGACTTTACTTCAGCGGAACGATATGATTATGGTCCGCTTTTCCAGGCTCTCGGAGAACCTGTTGCATTTCCGATAGCATCTTCTGCAAATCTTCAATAACCTGTTTGGCCTGTTCGATATTTTTGTCCGGCAGGAATCCGTGTTGAATTCGGGTCAAGTGAGTAGTTACCTCTTGATTCGTCCGCAAAGCCCGTAGCGCCAGAGTATAAAGATGTTTAACCATCAACGTATGGTATACTACGACACTTTTTTTTAAAATGGATTTTTATGCAGAATATAGTAAATTATGTATGATGGACGTTTATAATCCTTACAATCCCCATAACCGTTACTTTACTGAACGAGATATTCATGCGATTCTTCATAAACATGGATTACCGCATTACCGTGTTCAAAACAAACGAATCTTCCAAACTGCGATGGTGCACACAACCTACGTTCGACGAACGGAATATACAACTCCGGATGGACGCCCTGCGCAACTAGTGCCCTGTCCACCTGGAGTTATGCCCCTTCAAGATGAGTCCTACGAGTGCCTTGAATTCGAAGGAGATTCCGTGCTTGGTGTATGTATCGCTACCTACTTGCGTAATCGATATCCCGAAAAGAAGCAGGGGTTCCTTACTGACGCACGTAAAGAGCTTGTCAACAATGAACGAATAGGTGAACTATCCAAACTCATTGGACTAAATCGATTCTATGTCATTAGCCGTCATAACGAAGAATCCTCTAAAATTGATGGACGTAACAATACAAAAAAGTTAGGCGATATCTTTGAAGCTTTTCTGGGTGCCCTTTGGACTGACTGTGGAAACCGATTTCATGTTGTCTATGCCTTCGTGATATCCGTTATTGAAACTTATGTGGACATTGATCAAGCTATTAATTCAGTAACGAACTACAAAGATGTCTTTCAAAAATATTGTCAAAAAGAGATGAATTGTACCCCTACTTATGTTATGCTGTCCAATGATACCAAGACAAATGAAATACGCGTAGCTGTATGCGATGGAGCAGGAAACCATATAGCCTATGGTACATCAACTACTCGAAAGAAAGCAGAGCAAATGGCCTGTCAAGAGGCCCTCAAGAAGTACTCCGTAACTATTTCTTAAGAACAGTCGTGGTGCAGATAGCATAAGCCGCTTGTTTCTTCGTAGACCCTCGTCGGGCCTTTACCGTCTTCTGGACAGATCGCACACAGCTGTCAAACTTACGACGCATGGTTTTTGTTTTTCGTGTTTTCGGCATTTATTCGTATAGCACTCATAAAATATCCTACTGTGATTAATAAAGAAATGGGTGGTGGTCTCTTACAACTCGTCGCTTATGGTGCTCAAGATGCTTATTTAACGGGTAATCCGCATATTACTTTCTGGAAGATCTTATACAAACGTCACACGAACTTTGCTATTGAAGCTTTCCGTGTTAACTTTACGGGTGCCCCGACCTATGGTCAACGTGTCGTCGCCGTGGTCAATCGAAATGCCGATTTAGTCTGGAAAACTTATGTCGAAGTCGCTTTACCGGATATGACTACGACTCCTAATCCGGATGTCACTTGGTCCTCCGGTGTACAACGCCGTCTGGGTTATGCCTTACTCCAACAAATTGAAGTTGAAATTGGTGGTCAAATCATTGACCGTCATTATGGTGAATGGTTATACTTATGGGAAACCTTAACGGCCGACTTCAATACGGCTTGGAAACTGGATAGCTTAGTCGGTGGTAATTTAGGCGGCACTTCTACCGGTGCCACCTCCTGCGTTGGTCGTCCCAATGTGTTATATATCCCCCTTCAATTCTGGTTCAATCGCAATCCTGGTTTAGCTTTACCGTTAATCGCTTTACAGTACCACGAAGTTCGTTTCAACATTACGCTTGCGAATACGACGGACTTAGTATCTCGAGGAAATTATACGAGTATCAATTTAGCCGCGAATGCTTTACCTGCTGTCAAAGATATGGCGTTATACATTGATTATGTGTACCTCGATGTTGATGAACGCCGTCGCTTTGCCCAAGAATCGCACGAATACTTAATCGAACAGCTGCAATATGAAGGTCAACAACAAATTACGACCTCGAGTGGGCGTCTTGACTTAACTTTAAATCATCCTGTCAAAGAACTTATTTGGGTATTCCAAGATGCGCGTTATACGGATTGTACCTATGTTGGTCAAGTTACGGATCCGAATACGGCTGCCTCTTCAGATTATACGATGCCTTTTACCTACAATGATATCGTAAACCGTGCTCGTCTTCAAATCAATGGTCAAGACCGTTTTGATGAACGCTATGGTGACTACTTCTGGAAAGTACAACCTTACCAACATCATACGGCGGGTGGTATAAACCCTAACTTTTCTATTCAATCGGCTCAAACATCTTCTGGCGGTAATCCCGAACCTATCGTCCAAGGTCGTGCGAATCCCATCAACGTCTATTCTTTTGCGATTCAACCGGAAGAACATCAACCCAGTGGTACCTGTAACTTTAGTCGTATTGATAATGCGACTTTAGTCTTTGATAGCATCAAACCTTCTAACGGTGCAGATGATGGTAGCTATCCTTCGAAAGCCTATCCTTACAACTTCCGATTATATGCCGTCAACTACAATATCTTCCGTATTATGTCCGGGATGGGAGGCCTTGCGTACTCGAACTAGATTTGCCTCCTAAAAGTTGTTTTAGTTTTTCAAGATACAAAATAGCGTCCATATGCTCCTCCTGTGCATGCTGAATCCAATCTAAAACCGATAAGTCCGTTCGGTCTAACGTAGTTCCATATTTTTGTTTACCGACTTCCGAACGTTCTTTAAATTTAGCAATAATGGTGGCGACAATCGTATCCATTCTTGTTTAGAAAACAGTTCGTATAAGTAAATGCGTCTACTTGTATTAATTATATCCAGCGATACATATCCTGTCTATGCAAAACATCGAGAAATATGGCGCCAATATATGAAAAGGTTTCCTAACATTGATTGCTATTTCATCGAATATAAACCTATACTTTTTGTTCCTACAGTTTCTAAAGATAAATGTACTTTATACATGCGAGGCATAGAACGCTATGGAACTATAATTGGAAAAACAATTGAAGCCTTAGAATACTTCGGACCTCATAAATATACATACATTGTTAGAACAAATCTATCCTCTGTGTGGAATTTTAATCATCTAATAAACTATCTTCAAGATAAACCAAGAACTCATTTTTATTCTGGTCAAATAGGAACAAACTCAGAAACAGGTATACAATTTGCTTCGGGATGTGGATTTATTATGAGTCCTGATGTTTGTCAGGCACTGATAAATAATAGAATATCTGCTATATCCTTTCCCGGATTTGATGATGTAGCTGTAGCTAAAGTTTTAAGAGATTATGGAATTTATCCTCAATCACAGCCACGTGTAGATTTTGTTTCATTAAAACATTATGATGAGAATTCGGATAAAATACCAACAGCAACATTTCATTTCAGAGTAAAGCATGAGAACTACTTGGGTGACCGAATGGAAGAGCCCATTATCATGAAGAAGATTGTAGATTCTATATACAAATGAAAATACCGCATATTTACTGGTATGTTCTTTTGATTGTCATGTTGGAAACGATAGCCATGAGCTGCTTTAAAAAAAGTGTAGATAGTAATGCCTTTTTTGCCGTAGGGGTATTGTTCTATGCGTGTGTAGGTTATCTTTTACGATTAACTATGAATGAATCAGGTATGGCCATGACTAACGCACTTTGGTCAGGATTATCTGTATTTGCTACTACGGTTACAGGTATCATTCTCTTCAAGGAAATGCTCCATCTTCACGATTATTTTGCGATTCTTCTTATCGTATCCGGTGTTATGATTTTGAAAGTTACAGACTAAATCGCTCAAGCTTTCCCTTCGACAGCTGATAGCACCAAACAGGGACTAATTCGTCTACTCCGTCGTAGGCTACCGCATAATAATTTTTCAATTTCTCTCGAACCATCTTTTGTTCCAATGAAGAAAAACTTGTAAATATCCGAATGGTATCCCATTCGACGGATTTACCTATTTCGTATAACGCATATATCATTGTTTACTTTTTAGATCGGTTTGTGTAAGTTTCGTGTTGGGTTTACATTGTCCAATGCCTCGGGTTTGCTGCATCATAATGGGTGCTGGCATATCTCTACCTGGACATTGCGCATGGTCATATCCGAGTATATGCCCTATTTCATGGGAAACCATATATTGTCGATAATTTGTTAAGTTGAGTTTACTCTTTGACCCATTTCGCACCCACCGTTCTGAATTCAGGTACATATGACGCCCACCCATTTCGGCACAAGACAAATCCGCATCCTCGCATCCATTCGTAGCAAGTACATTTGGATGACAAAGCTCAATAAATATGTTTGGATGTTTTGATGTATAAATAAATCGATATCCTTGCGATACCCAACCATCCGGGTCGGCAAGATAAGCAGCCACTTCATCCTTAAAATGCTGTTCGTCATAATTAACCCCCTTTCCAATTAGGGTAATATATCGAACTTCCTTTACCATTATCTTTAAAAAATGAAATAACTTTATTCAAAGAAAAGATAGAGTATAATGAAGTGCGAACATTGTAAGAAAAAAACACATCTGGAATTCAAGTGTAATTGCCAGAAGGTTCTTTGTGTCCATTGCCGTATGCCAGAAGTTCATAACTGCACAGATCAGAAAGTAGAGAAAGTAATTCTCGAGAAAGTTGTAGCCGAGAAGATTAAGAAAATCTAGGTTGGTTTGGGCTCAATAAGATCATTCATAAATTTATTCATGAACCTGAACATAACGCGTCGACCTACATTGACTTTTTGCAGAACACAGCTTACGTATTGCCCATCAATTCGAAGCACTTCAAACTCGAGTAGAGTATTCGGTATATCTTGATTGCGAACCTGAACTACCCACCGTTCGCTATCCTGTGAAACTATATAATCAATATTCCCTTTAAGTTGAGAAACTACGCGTTGTACACTTTCAGTAATAGAATCCATAGTAAAGTTCTTTAGTAAAAACAAATAGAATCCATTTTACAAATGAATATGTTTATTGAAGCTATAATTATCGGGCTATGTTTAATTCCACTTTACTGGGCCACCGAACGTGTTCTAAGTCAATATGGTAAATGGGTAGTTGTGTTTGTTTCTGGTGCATTATTTCATTTAATTGCCGAATTAACTGGAATTAATCAAGCGTATATTAATTCGAAAAATGGATTTAATTCAAGCAGATAGTTAGAACACTGTAACATGTCTTACACTATTGTTCCCATTGATCATTCTATTAAACTTGCCATCACGGCGTCCATCAAGCGTTTCGAATTTAAACGATATGATGTAGACCCCGATAAGATTATTGATGCGCTTTTAACGGATATCTTTACTGATTTATTCCCGCATAATCCTTCTCTTGTTTCGCCTGATTCTGTTCCGGTTATCGTTCCTTCGACTACAACTACTAACGCTGCACCTGTGAAAGAACGTAAAAAACCTGGACCAAAACCTAAAGCTGCACCGGTACCGGCACCTCCAACGGAAGATGGAGTTGTCGTATCCTCAACACCTGCTCCAGAAAAAGAAAAAAAGAAACCGGGCCCTAAACCTAAACCTAAATCGGATGTTCAGCAAAATGTTAAAAAATTAAACCCAACTCAAACTAAAAAGCTTGAAAAAGCTTCACCGGGTGCTGATGTAAAACAGTTCATTAATTATCTAAATGCAATGACCCCCGAAGAATTCAAAGCCAAAGTTATCGACGATCACATCAAAAACTTTATCAATCCTCCGAAAGAAGAAGATACGGAAAAAGGACATAGTGATAAAGAATGTATCGAAGTCGAATTTAACGATGAAACCTACTTTGTCAATGTAAATACTAAAGAAGTTTACAAATCTAACAATGAAGATGTACATATTAAAGTAGGTATCGTAGGTGCACTTGAATTTGCAGACATGGAAATCCCGTCAGAAGGTGAAGAAGACCACGACGAAGACGAAGAATAATCATCATCCTCATCCAAGAAAAAGTAGAACGGGCTACTTTTTCAATTAGCAATCACAAGGTAACGGTGGAGAAACCACATCCGGCGCTTCGGGAGACATGAACTCCCCAAGCGATTTTTCGGCTGTAGGAAATACCTTATTATCTCGCGCATTTTGCGCTGCATTGACTTCAACATATTGTCGTACCAACGATGTATAGCTTGAAGCTCCATCCTGCTGTCGAATAAGACGAGGGACTACAGTTTGCATTCCTACCGTTTTAGCTACAATGTATCCTTCATTAGGAATATTGGCAAATAAAGCTACATTTGAGTACGGGTCACTATATTTGGTCGACATACCGGATATATCGGCACGTATACCGGAAGTATCACGAATAAACTTCAATCCTTGCGGTAACCCAGACGCATAATAATAAATAAAGTTTGATGTTGACGGAGAAACTTCCACCGGAATAGGTTGAATAGAACAGAACTGATAGAATGTATAATTCGATTGTGTAGGACTTGCAAAGAAATAGCCACTTGAATCGTAAGGAATCGTGACGATACCTACCGGTGTCCCATTCGATAAAGTTGTAAAGGAGGCCTTTCGAATATTATTAAAGGGTATACCCGCACTTATACCAAGGTCTACATTACAAGTTCCTTCTAATCGGAGAGAGTTTATTATATCGGATGTTAAAGTCCAAGCATTTCCATCAAACACAATACGCCTAGGAACGGTACTTGATATAGCAGTAACAGTTAAGTTGTTCCATGTAGTTGTATTCGTCGAATAGTAGTTACTACTAAATCCACTTTCTTTTACACTGGCTAACCATCTTCCATCCGCATATAGAATATCTTCTATTGTTTTTCCTACACCATCCATAGGTGTCGTTAATGCTGACCATGTATTTCCATTGTTGGATGAAATATAGGAATTTGTTCCCCCGTTGCTTCCTACGGCTATTACAGTATTATTACTAAACGCTAAAGCAGATACACTGTTCATTAAATTACTACTTGTCCATGATGTTGTTGGAGAATCCGAGTAAATGACATTGCTCGAATGAAGCATAAAGTAACGACCATTATTGTAGTATATGCGCGTACTACTCACATTGCTGTCAGTAAACGCAGTTACCGCATAGTCTTGCCAACTTATTCCATCGTTGGATGATACACGAACTATATTCGAAAAATTATTTGACTTATCGTAGCCTATACCTACCGATACAAAGGTACCGCTTCCATTCGTGGCTACAGTTGGAAATATCGGGTCTGGGTACACAGATGGCGAAAAGGGAGGATTGTTAAAAACAGGGCCATTGATATTGGATAACTTCGTAATATTCGTTATTTGTGTCCATGTATTTCCACGATCAGGAGAACGGTAAATTATCGGTCCTGCGACTAAGGATATCGTATTTCCTGACTGAGCATAGTCCGCTAAATTTCCAAAATCTACATTCACAAGATTACTTAATGTCGTGGAAGTTGACCAACTTGTTAAGAGCTGTTGAGCTACATTTCCATTCGAATCTACATTCATGACATAGTTGTAGTTATTGTACAGTCGCACAGAGGCTTGCGGAGGAACAAAGGGCAACGGAGGTAACTGCGGTGCAGATGGGTCATCGACATCCAGTACTAAATGTCGTGGAGTAGGTGCATTCGAGATAGTCAATGTAGCGGTCTTTATAGCATTAAACGCACCTGCTGTAGCCGCTACCGTAAACGCATAACGAGGGAACAAATCTTGAACAGTGGTTAGATTTCCTGACAGTAGACCAGTCGGACCCATAGATAAATCAATTTGATTTGGACCTTGATACGGAACAATGTTCGCGGATTGCATGACAGCATCTACTCCACTGTATGTGATTCCTCGGAAATCAACCCCTGAAAAGGAATTTGTTGTGGAAACAGTTTCACTTCCTTGAGCCATAGCAATTAAAATGTTATCCTGAATGATGTTGTAACTAATATCCGTGTTTGAAGCGGAATAGCCCGTCGTAGCTGTATATGTAATATTTCCAGAACCAAAACTTGTAGGCGCACCAGAAATCAATCCAGAGGTAGATAATGTAAGTCCGGCTGGTAAACTTGTAGAAGAATATCCAACAACAGGTCTTTCACTTAATGTTGTGACCGAAAGTTGAACAGGTGTAATCGCTACATTTTGTATACCGGATACCGAATTACTAGAAAAGAAATATTGCTCTGGACTGGTTAAAAACTTTACCGTAGTTGTCGCAGAAGCTGCTGTAGCTGTAGATGTAGCTGTAACATCCAATGTAGTTAGTGAATCTACAACTTCCGGGCTACCCGTTAACTGATACAGATTTGAACCTACGGGAGACAAGGATATATCGGTTCGACTAGATAACGCTGTAGAAGTCATAGTCACATTACATCCTGATCCTGAATTTGCACGAAATTGTATAACGGAAGGATAGTAACCTGTTTTTCCATTCGTTATCGGACGATATTGAATAAAGTTATAACAAGTATCGATAGCTGGAGTTACACTGTAATTGAAGTTTACGGTATCATTTAGAATGGACAAATTGCTCACAACAATATCGCGACTAACTCCGTTACCATTGATAGCCCGTAGAGTAAACGGTGTATAACTTGTGGATGTCGGTGTACCATTCAAGTAAAATCGCGCACGGTTGCTATCAAAAAAACCAGATAATCCATTCGGAAGTAAATTTAGATTTATAATATTTGTAATAGAAGTATCTACATTTGCTAAATAAGTTTTAGCTTCAAAAAATACAGTATTGCTAGTAGGAACATTCACATACAAAGTAGGTAGATTTGATGAATTAAATAAGACAAGCTCATTTAATGTAAAATTGAAGGTTACGGTATTATTAATATTTGGACTTGTTACTCGTGTTCCGGTTAGGACTACTGGGTAGTTTTTTATACCTGCTACAGCAAGTGTTTGTATTGTGTTTGAATCAATAGCACCTGTTAGTGTAATAGAAGAAGATGCATCTAATGGGACAAAAGGTTGAATTACGGGATTATTAAGATAATCTCGAAATACAAATGTACCACCTGGTAAAGCAGGTGACCATTTATACTGTATATTTCCACCTGTTAGTGGATACGGAGGAAATCGCGCACTAACAGTAATTGGGTTAATGTTCGAACCAATGTCCATGGGGATTGTTGTAGAGCCCGAAATATCCAGTAACATGCGCTCAGGATTGACAATAATTCCAATAGTAGATGTAATCGTTCGTCCTGAGATATCTGTACCTATGACTTTATAGTTGGACAATACAGATTGAATAACTGGAGTTCCACTCAAATCAAAGGAATTTGCGGATGTCTGTACAAACGATAATCCAACCGGAATGGTAGGCGCAGATACTACTGGTCTAGTGGTTAAGTTTAAAGTTAGAGGGGTCACAAAGGAAATCGGTACAATCGGTTCATTGCGGTAGAATGTGTAGTTCACATTATTTCCCGGTGGAAAAAATCGGGCTGCATTGAGGGCTACTGGAAATGTAGTTTGCTGTACATTACTTCCTGCCGCATTATAGGCTGTGACGGTAATACTATTGCTATTCGCAGAAGCTATACCTGTATAGGGGTTGGCCGAAAATTGAATAGCATCGTTGTTTATATTGGATAGTGTACTATTCGGTATTTCTGGAGAGTTTACAACTGAAATCGTTTCAAACTCTACAGTGGGTGTAATCAGATAGTTGAATGATTCGTATTTATATACCTGAATCGTTCCTCCGACAATCGGTGGTTGAATATTCATTATCTCTTAGTTGGATGATGTTTCCTTTACTTTAATCGTTTTCCGACGAGATTTAACAATTGTTTTGGGCTTAGGTTTTTCGGGTATAGCAGGTTTTTCTGTAGGGGCGGGCTCTTCGACAGGTTGATTAAACAGTTCCGAAAAGCGTTCCTGCGCCTTCTCCGCCGGCAGGTCCCGGTATACCATATCCAGCTTGAGCTTCAAAAGGTTGAAGTTGACGTCCATATTCTTCACTGCGAACATTTCGGGTAGCGGAATACCACGTCGTCGGTTCAAAGGGAATACGTTTATCTTCTTCAATCGCCACCTGATTGGAGTTGTATTGTGTATACAAGAAGTACACAAAAGTAACCAGTACAAAGAGAAGTATAGCGATGTTAAATGTCCAAGATGTGGCTTCCACGAGCTGATTTCGACGAAAAAGGAGCTGATTCTCAATTCGACTCAAATCCATACTACTGATGAGATGGTTCATTACTTATTTCAGCGTTCAAAAACTGTAGTGTTTTCCGAATCCAGTGCATATTTTCAAGCTGGTGAATACATGCGCAGATTTGTATTTTTTCAGGATGAATATATATTTGCCGAAGAACATCATTAATTTCGCGACGAGTTTTGTCCTTAAAGCATACGGCGAGTTTTGTGTCGGAGTACCTTAACAGATCCATATTTTCTTTGTTTACGAGATTTGCGTTTAGATTTTTTACCTCCTTGTGTATTGGATCCCTTTTCATTTGATTCTTCAGTATTTGATTCTTCAGTATTCGATGCTCCTATATTTGATGCTGCTGTACTCGATGCTCCTATATTTGATGTTGCTGTACTAGATGTTGTTGTACTGGATGTTCCTTTACTTGATTTCTGATTTCTCAAATACTTTTTAAAATCTGGTTCAACTCCAACTCCCATTTCATAAATTTTACCGGTAACTTCAGGAGGTAAATTTTGCGAGTGTGCAAGCTCAGCTAATCCACGCGGACTCATACTATCTTTAAGCAATAGAGTTAAAACTTTTTTATTTTTAGTGTTAAATGCAATATCTAAAGGTGTTACTCCTTTATTATTTTCTTGAGTTTTAAAATCAAATTGAATACTTCTTGCAAGTTCAAAAATTGGTTTCATTATATCAAAAAGTTCTTCATCTAAGTTTTCATTTTTTGCCATGTGATGCATTAATGTGTTACCAAAAACACGATCATTGGTAGTTAAAAAATGAACAATATAACCATACTGACATATTTCTCTAGGATTATTACCCATGCACATATCGATAATTCTCCGAGGACCATGAGATGCCGATGCTTGTAATTTTCTTAAAAAATTCATATTCTGTTCATTTAGTGGGAGTTTACCCTCTAATATTCTACCTAAGTTAGACCAAGTTTCTCCGTCATCTTGGCTAAAGTTGTCAATAGGAGTAGTTCTTTCATCATAACGTTGATTGCCTATAGTAAACATTTATATTTTATTAGTATTTTTTTTTAAAGTACGTCTATGTTTTGATTTATGTAATTTACGTGTATGTTTCTTAGCTTTATTTATTATTTTTTTACCTCCATCTTTCATCGCATCTGGATCACTTGATTGGGTATTTGATTTTTCAGATGAATATGTTTGATTGGATGGAGTTTGTATTTCGTGTATATTCTTATATTCTTTAAGTAGATCGATTAAGTCTTTATCATAATTCGATAATTCTAAAGCCGTAGTATTATCGTTATTTCGTATATCAACATTGACATTTATATTTTCATCGAATAGATATCGTAGTTCATTTATTTGACCATTCATTACAGCTTCATGTAATGGAGTATTTCCTTCATTATTTTGAATATTTACATTAATAGAAGGCACATTCGCTAAATATTCTATAATAGAAGAGCGACTGATATGGTCTTTAAACGCAATATGTAAAGGTGTATCTCCCGAATCATTCTGTATATTAACTCGAACATCGTTTTTGTCTAATATTTTTTTTACCATTTTGGTCACTCCTGCTTTTACAGCTAAATGTAAAAGTGTATTTCCATCATAATATTTCTTATTAATATCAAATTCATCGCTATCTATTAATTTTATAGATTTATTTGATAGTTTTTTATCTTCTAAGTCATCCGCAAGTGACTCGTTTAAGGTAGTATTTGACATTCTTATTTACTATTTGCATATTTTTAAGCGCTGGATTGTAAGCTTTGTGTATACGGGTTCTTTCGGAACGCATCAAGTATACCGGGTTCATTACGGACAGTATAAACATCTTCCTGTAGGGGTACCACATATTTGGTTGAACCTTGTAAAGCGGCAGTAGGCGCTTGACCTCCTAATGTTAATAAAGGCGCTTCAAAGGCACGCGTATTGTTCAATAAGGATTCATCACGGTGCGTCTGTACATTATAGGATTGTTGACTGGCGGCTAGGTTATTCATACCTCCAACCGGTCCACCGGGAGTAGGGCGCCCCTCTACGGTTAATTTCATGAATTCTTGGAAAGGTTCCGTAAACGCACGAATGTAAGAAAGGTAACCACCGGCTGCAGCTTGAGCGGTACCACCGTAGGCTACGGAAGTTGTTTCTCGATCTTGGGCCTTCATGATATTGGTCGGATAGATAGCCGCAGCCACTTGTTGACCAAGCGTTGTATTGACGTGCGGTAATGAACCGTCGGCCGCTTGAAGAACCTGGAAACGGTCGGGACGATTCTTTTTGACGGGGGCTTGGATACCGGGCTCCGTAATGTAGTGCGCACCCGGCACAATTTCTCCTTCGTAGGTAAGTTTGGGTTTGTTCGCTACACGGATTTCATCGGTAGTACGAGGTAAAGCAAATTCACGAATCGCATCTTGTTGGTAACCACCGGAAGGTAAGTTTGTGTATCCATCATTGACACCTGGGCCAACTTGAGTTTGTTCGATGGGGAATACATTCGCCATACGCATAGACGATACCATACGCGACTGCTCAAAGTCTGTTTCAACTTGGCGACCCCAAGGTAAGCCTGTACCGGCTTCCGGCTTGAAAAAAGCCGGCGCTTCTTCTTTATGGAAGAATGTATGTTTACCGGTTCCGGTATATGTGTCGAGTATACCGTCCGTGGCCCCATTGTACATGGATTGTGTAATATTGGCTCCGAAATAGGGGACCATATTGTTATGCCCTTCATCCGATTGAACAATGGTTACTTGTTCGGTGGCAGGAGCAGTTTGTTGAGGATTGACAAAGGTTTCTTTGGGAGTAATTTTTTGGGGTTCTCCATTACGAATTTTAGAAGGAGGAGGAGGTGCTAACGCATACCCTAAAGCGGCAAGACCGAGAAGAAGAGCAACTTCCATCTTTGTTGTTAGGAACCTATAAGAATATTTAAGAATATACTACAACTAGAATGGATATCGCTACAGGCGCTGCCTTAATTATTATGGGAATTACCTCGATTGTAGGATGTGTCTGGATTTTACGAAGAGAGCAAACGGAAGAAGAACAATATATTTCGTTTGAAATCTAAAGAAAGGAAGAAGAAATAGAACAATGTTAACTGTGTATACTTACAAGATACCAAAACCAGAAAAATGCATCGATCTTTCAATGTTATCATTAAATGATCTTGTTGAATCTGTAGTTTCTATATCGAATCATCAAAAAAATGAAACAATTATTTGGTTTGGGTACCTCGATGGATGGATGCTTTGCCCGCAAGAAGAAGTACTATTTCGTAAAATTATACGAACATTTCCGTGTATTCTTGTTTCGCATTTCCCATTATCTTTGAGTCAAGCTTGGAAAAACGAAATTGATGTACTCCATACACAACCTCTGTAAATGGAAACTCCTGTACTTACGACAATGGTAGTTTTATACACGATGGGTGTACGATTAGATACAAACATTCTTGTAAATAATCTTCCTCTTACGGATCGAATTATAAAAATTGAAAAACAGGGAATATTAAAACGGGGGGAGTCTAAAAAAGATAGGGTTCGTCATCGTAATGTTGCAAATCCCCCTCCTAAACGAACAACGGGATTTGGGCATAATAGTATAACTCTAGTTCTTCTTTCTGATGGCGATGGATCCTTACTTGAAAAAGAAATTACTGTAAAAATATTTCAAAATGGAGTATTTCATATCACCGGAGTACTCGATGAAAAATACGACCATGATGCAGTAAGTCGATTACAAAAACATATTACGGAGAATTGTCCAGAAGCCATAGTAAGTGGAGCCTGGACACCGGAAAATCGTCGAGTTGTTCTTATGAACTATAAAACAAACTTAATTGGTATAAAAGAACTGTCTCGAGAAAAACTATATCAGTCTGTAAAAAAACAGGGAATAAAAACCGTTTATGAGCCCGATGTGTACCCAGGTGTAAAAATATATTTTGCAAATACGCGGTGGATAGCGAAAGTATTTCGTACGGGAAATATTATTCTAACGGGAGTGACAACATCGGCAGAGTGCGCTGAGCTTGCAGATAAGTTAAGACCTGTTCTTTTAAAAACGGTATAACTTTATGAAATATTCGTGAAACCCACTCTAAGGATAATAACCCAACGGTAACTGTACTAATTAATGTTAATATGCCGCGTTTTGAGTACTCTGTAGCTTCAATCCGGAATATATCTAAAATAGCATCAATTAAGGAGTCTCCATCTCCAATCAATTTTTGCTCTACTTTGGATATCACGCATCCGTGTGTCAGAACATGCTGAATCCAAGATAGGAAACATACCCATAACACATAAGTTTGCAGCCATAATGCAGGATAAATAGTATGAGAAATAATAACTAGAACAACTAGTCCATAGCTAACAATATGATGTATTAGTCGAAGAATGCGCCCCTTTTTTACGTTATCTTTTTCCCAGAACAACACTTTATGAACAAGCCATTCGGTCCATTCTACTGCGTACTGTTCCATTATTTAAACCATATGTATGGAGAATAAATATGCAACAAGTACGAGAATTAACTCCACAGGAAATTGAAGAAGGGCGACGAGGTATTAATAACGATGAACTATCTGCTACACAAATTCAAGCCTTAGTGAAACAGATGGATTCCAGTAAACAAAAATGGAGAAAGCTTAAACGCACGGGTAAGACTGAAGAATATGCCCAGAAACTTAAAGAAGAAAACACCATTCTCTATTTCAATTATCCTTCCCTTTTTAACATGCACTTGGAGGATCGATTGGACTCTACCTTCTTTGAAATGCTTACGCTCAAACGAAAAATCGAAAAAGGTGAGATTACCGCGGAACAGGCATCTGTCCTGGTTGGACAGCAGCTCTACAATCGATTCGTCCCCCACGTAATCTCCGATGCTCCCGCGCCTGCTCCTCGTATGTCCTACGAAGAATATTGTAAACAAATGGGTCAAAATTAATTACATAGACGCATATCGTAAGGTCCATTCTCGAGCAACTCGGTCATATTCTTGACGATTTTGAACATACAATCGTGCTATATCCGGTACAAGTGGATCATTTGGATTCGCATCGGTCAACAGTGAACTAATCGATAGTAGCACTTTACCAATCGATAAAGCGGGGCTCCATTGGTCCTTCAGGATATCCAAGCAGATTCCTCCATTTGAATTAATATTCGGATGGAAGATTTTGGTAACAAATTGTACTTTCGGAGGTTTAAACGGGTAATCGGGCGGAAACTGAATAACGAGATGAAATAGTCCGCCTGCATACGGGCTACCTTCGGGGCCAATAATGGTAGCTTTCCAATCATAGATTTCATTTTCGTTTGCGGGTCCTGCGCTACAATTCGATGGAGGGTCCCTTTGAAGTTCATTTAACTCACGGGTAATTCTCTTAGAAGACATTGCGTTCATGGATTATATAGTATTCAAATTCGTTTTTTTGTAAAAGAAATATAAATGTCTAATCAGAATAAAAAGAAAGTTACGGTTACGGATAATACTTCCACACGAGAAATTCCTAATCGCGCAGATATTGTTGGAAGTACATTACAACAGAATCCGCAAACCGGTCAAATATATCAAGTACCTGTTACTGAAGGAAATGTGCGTATGTACTATAACCAAAATCCGTATGAACGATGGAATGCTACTCAAGAAGCAAGACAAGAAGCATCTTTAACATCCCGCGAACGAGGTTACAAGCGACTAGATGAAGTTCGACCATTAAACAAAGCTAAGCAATATAACCCAGTAACTGGAAAATGGCAAGGGGGAAAAACAAAGAAACATACTAGTCGTAAATCACGCAAGACGAAATCAAAGGGTAAACGAACTACTCGTCGTCACTAATCTTCTTCGAGTATAACATACATATTTGTCCAAACACATAACGGAATTCGACTACCAATAAGTTTTTTTACATTAGGATTTTTATATTTACCAAACTCATATTCTTTTCGAAACCATTCGACTGGAATAGGATATTGTTTATCATGTTTATAGTAGGTTAGTTTTAGAGAATCATCTTCATTTACAAATCGAACCTCTTCGTAACTATATAGAGATAAATAACTTGTTATTCCTCGGCAAATGTCTTCAAATTGTTCTTCATTGTACCTCTTTGCTTGAGTAAGTACATCATTGTCATAAATTATTATATTAAGTTCCATAATAGGATGCATGTTATGATATAGTTTACAGTATGAAATATTTCCATTTTATATGGTTTACCGAACTCTAGAATATCTAAACAATTTTTAAAAATGGATGAAATAAATACATGTGAAATATTATTCAAATGGACTATAGCTCAAAAACAATTTCTGAACTTAAAGAACTTTGTAAAGAGAGAAATCTAAAAGGTATATCTGGAAAAAATAAGATAGACTTAATAAATCTTTTAAAAGATTCGGAACAATCAACTGAAAATGTCCTCGATATGCATGGGATGCTAAATAAAGTATCCTATGGCGAATGTATTGAAATGATGAAAAAATTGCCGGCAAATTCTATTGATATGGTATGCACAGACCCTCCTTATTTTCTTGACGGATTAGGCGATAATTGGAACAAAGAGAATCTCGATAATAAAGGATCATCTTCTGTTGTAGGGAATTTACCAAAAGGGATGAAGTTCGATAGAAATCAATCTAAAAAATTTAATGAATTCTATTCTAAAGTATCCTCTGAAGTATTCAGAGTCCTAAAACCCGGAGGTGCTTTTATATCGTTCAGTAGCCCTCGTCTATATCATTCGATGACTATGGCAATTGAAGATTCAGGGTTTGAAATTCGTGATATGCTCGGTTGGATTTATACACAATCTCAAGTAAAAGCATTCTCTCAAGATCATATTATAGATAAAGACAAATCTCTTACAGCTGAACAAAAAATAAAACTAAAAGAAACTTGTAACAATTGGAAAACTCCTCAACTCAAACCCGCTATTGAGCCCATGTGCCTTGCTGTAAAACCTATTGAAGGCCGATATATTGATAACTTTCAGAAATATGGAACTGGACTTATGAATACATCTGAGGAAACAAAAACAGGCGAAGGATTCTTCCCATCAAATATTGTTACAACTGAAAATATCGAGGAAAGTATTGATAGAGTATTTCTAGTATCAAAACCGAATAAAATTGAGAAGGGTGAATATAACACTCACCTTTCAGTAAAACCAGTAAATCTTATTTCTCACCTTATCAAACTATTTACAAAAGAAAATGCAATTGTACTTGACCCATTTATGGGTAGCGGAACAACCGCTGTTGCATGTATTCAATCAAAAAGGATGTATATGGGATTTGATATTAATAAAGAATACATCGATATTACAGAACGACGGATCAAAGATTCTATTTCTCAAATTTCTGTTTAAGATGTTCATAAATTATCTTCTGTTCTTTCTCTGTATAGAACTTATCCATCTTCGGAACTAACTCAGATGCGGTGGGCCACATTTTAAGAAAGAATTCATCAAACTTAAATCTGTCTCGATATTTTCCTTGAATAGGAGGCTGGTAAGCAAGATTTTTTTCAGATGCATCATTAATAGTTGGATCAAGGTGACCAATCTGCCATTCTTCATTAGGAACATCAATAAGATTTTTCTTCCACCAATCTTTGATTGTATTTATGAAATCGTTTTTGTTACCTTTAATGCATACACCTTTTCGTTTATCAATGTCTATTGTATCAGATTCAAATGGGAACTGAAGACAATAATATCCCCTCATTTTTATTCGTTTGAGCCCTATTGCTTTATTAAATTGCTGAATTGCATCCATTGTTTCCATTCCGATGTTTTGAAAGAATTTAATTGCTTCATTTCGTCCAATATGCTGTTGACCACGCACTTCTGGTTGAGACATTAGAGCTAATGCTTGCCCCCTCATCGTTGTTAGTGGTGGTAAAGTAATATTTGTTTCATTTATGAATACTAACAAGTCTGGAGGATATTCTACAAACTTCTTGGTATATCTATCAATATTGATAAGAACAGTACGCATTTTTATGGTACAATGACATTTGAGACAAGTATTTCCGTTTTTAGTAAAAAATACAACTAAATCTACAATCCATGAATAACGACTAACTTTATATTTTATTCGTTACTTAGTTCCGTTCGTATTTCCTGTAAGAGCTGACCAAGACGATTCTTACCTGGCCACTTGGAAGGATTTTTCGTTTTGTTTGTATCCGCTCCGGTTCCGATACTCCAATATTTATCTCGAGCATTCGCTTCGCCGATAGGTCGGTTACCGGTATCTTTCAATTTTTGTTGTATATCGGGATGCTGCATGATTTTGGCTTTGAGCGCAGTTTTCATGACTTCATCACGAACTGTATTCCATTCTTCTTCTTTGAATTCTTTGATTTTGTTTCCCGCTTGTTTTGCTGTAAGGGCACTTTTGCTTTTCATAATCGCATCTTGCGCTTTGGCATCTCCAAATTTTTCAGCCTTTTTCCATTGTACATAGTGCTCAACAGTTGGATAGGTGATATTGTTAATTTGTATAGGCGATTCGTACGAATTATTAAATTCTTTATTTTCTGTTAATCCTTCGGCAAATATAACAGGTTCAGGCACATCTTCTTTTGGTTTCGTTATTTTTCGAGTACGAGGTTTCTTTTCCTTTTTTTCTTCTTTATCTTTCGCTGGTTCTTCCTTCTTCGGTTCACTTGGTTCTTCTTCTTTCTTTTCAGTCGGTTCTTCCTCTTTCTCTTCTTCGGGGATAATCTCTACTACAGGCTCTTTCTTTTCGGACACCGGTACGCGTTTGAAAGCAAATGTACGATGTAAGAAAGAGAAGAGTTTATGATTATCTTCAAGTACAAATTTGGTTTGAGATAAATACAAATCACGAAATAGATTCGTACTTACAAGTTCGTAGCCATGTTCCAGTAATATTGCTTTTACTTTTTCAAATGGTACAAGGTACTCTTTCGTTGGTTTTTCAAAGTTTTCTAATTTAACAACAATTGCTTTACCAAAATCTTCGTGCCATTCTTCAGCATCTGCGTATACTTTTTGTATTTCTCCCCAAACAGTTCCTGTTCCTATATTACTTACTCCTCCTGTTCGGAATATGTGACTCTGTTCGCCTAGAAGTAAGCTATATACTTCCTGTCCGTCCATGCAGGTTCCAAAGAAGTAGCCTTTTCCATGTCGTTGAACATTTTTAGCAAATGCTCGAAAAGTTTCTTCAGATTCGCATGCGTAGTGAATAGCAAACTGACAAGATATCGTATCAAACTCGGTTAGTCCTTGGAACTGTTCTAAATATGGTGTAGTAGCCTGTTCTTGATTTGATAGAATACGGATATATTTGTTATCTTGTTCGAGTATCGGTTGAGTCATATCCGCTATGATGAAGAGTGCAGGTGGAATATTTTCACGCGGATTTTCCTGTTTAGTTTTGATATACCGAATACATGCACCCTGTATAGGCGCTTCAATGTTCGAACGAGAGTACTCGATACCAACGACACGGGATGGTTTAGTTTTACGCCATTTATGCAAATCACCCGCTCGTCCTACTGCAAGTTCCAATAATGTATCTCCGGAATGTACATAATCCTGATATAAACGGCTTTTAATTTCATTATGGAAACGATTCACTTCTCCCATATTACGATCATGCGTCTCGGTCTTATCTCGATAATACAAATCATCTTCGAATGTATCATCTATCGGAATACTTGTTAAATGACGAATCATATCTTCGGTAACTGGATTATGAATATTGGTCCAAATTGAGTTTGCTGTTTTGATATCATTACCAAACATTGGCTGTTTGTTTACGCGATATGCATATGTCTTATCATATCGTGTGCGCATAACATTCCATCGACCTAACAATGTATCCCGAGTACATTCAATAATCGTATTATCTTCTATACGGTTACCTTCCTCATCTATAGGAATATTACGATTGTTTACTGGAATTAGAATATCCATAGCATTCATCGATTTTGGAGCTATAGGTTGGAAAGGAGAAGGTACACGAGTGCCTCGATTTGCTATTCGTTGTAAATCTTCTGGCATTTCTGGAACTACATATTCACCCGTCATCGTTTCGCACGGATAAATAATTTCATTACCCGATTGCCGCGAAACATACAAGGTTCCTTTGACTACATTTTTATCAGTAACAGGATCGTAACTATCTTTCGGTTGTAATCTAACTAAGAAATCAATAGAATTTTGATGCGGTGGTTTCCATTTGTATACTGTAGTCCATGTGTCACCGACGCGTTCATTCATGGGCGCTACAGGTGTACTTTTGGGTGTAAAGATAAGACCATCTGTAGGATACTCAAATTTCATATCTAACATTCGATTAATGGCTTTTTCCATCATGGGTCCATCACCTGCATAGAATATTTTTGTTTCAATACGAAATGGTTGTTTATCAAATTCTACATTAAAGTCCGTAGACAAATCTTTGACAAAGAGATGCGAATATCCTAATCGTGAAGTTTGAGGATTTGTGTAGGTTTCTTCATCGGTTACCATCAGAGGTAACCGAGTTACATCTTTATTTTTGTAACGATATATATCAAATATACAGAATAAGTTTCGGTCATATAAGTATTCCCCATCAATCAAATCTCCAAAGTGGGAATCATCTTTTGCTGTAAGGCCAGTCCAAGCAATTAGACCCGGTTTGTTCCATCGAATTAAGCGACGATCACGGGTAACCGTTAACATACAACGGTCTCCGTCAGCTTTATTGGTAACCGTGTATCCTTTCGTAATATTATTTTCACGAGTCGAAGATACATGTCGTCGTTCAATCGATACCGGATTAATGAATCGATTGCTACCTGATTCAAGAGCTAATTTGTAACTTTGTATATCTGAATCCGTAAGAAGAAATTTACTTTGCTGATGAGATGATAACAAAACATGAATCTGTTCGATCAGACTAGGTACAAGAATATCCGAACTGGTGTCTTTACCGATAACTTCGATTTCTAATTCATAAGTTGGAGATTGCTTTAAAATATCCGACAAAGATTTTGTATATTTAGTTTTTGATTTGACAAGGGACATATCAATACGAAAGTTACCATTTCCAGTTATCCATGATTTACGATTCATAATACGAATCATCACAGCATCTGTAGGTGATCCACTAAAATCCTTTCGTAGAGGCTCTTCATGTAATAATGTAAATTTAACCTTCATATCCGGAACTTGGTAAATATCCTGAATACCGGCAGCCTTTTCAGAATATCGTTGTTTACGTTCAACGGACAAAGGTACTCCGCGGAAATTATTGTTTGCACATACTTTGTGAATATTTTCCGGGGATAGCACGTTTACACGCAATCCATCGTTGTAAATAAATACAGCTCGATTTTCTTCAGTATACCCAGTATTCGATAATGAAGTAATAGCTTGTAAAATACGGTCCGCTTGATCACGCGTATTAATTTCTCCAGCAAGTATTTTTGCTTCTAGTTCTATTTTAGCATCCTTGGACGCTATTGACATTAAATCTATGATACGTTTCCGTAAATCCGTAGAATTAAGAGTCTCCATACTTATTTAAACGCTAGTTTCTCTTTAGTTCGTTTTTCATGGCTTTGCGTTCAATTGCATCAGATTCCATTCGAACTCGTTGATCCAAGTAAAAAGAGATCATCTTTTCCATCTCCTTTAAGCATTCTTCAGGTAAACTGTCAGAGGATACAAGGGCACCGGACTGTGTTTTTGTAAAATTATTTGTATATCTTTTCACTATTTCAAATATTTGTGCATGTTCTTGTGCATCCAGTCGTTCGATTTTTTCTTTAAGAACTTCCAATTGGCTTCGCTTCATTTATATTTGTTCCCTCTTTTGGTATTATCCGTTTACGACGCGTTTCTTCTGGAGCCTTTGTTGAAGATAGGTCTACAGTAACTACACGTTTTTGACTATCTTGACCAGATGAGCCCTGAATAGGTGCAGCTATTAAGGGAGTAATTTCAGAAGGTTCAGATACCTCATCTACTTCGGCAGGTTTGATAATTTCTCGAAGTTTTGCTAGAACAACTATACTTTCATCTCCCTGCTGAAATCGAGAACCAACGACTTCAAATTCAATCATCTGTTTTTCTTCAACATCTTCGAACGACATATTCCCCAAATGTAAATCACGAGGAAGAAGTGCTTTGATAGGCGTAATATCGGCATGAATACCTATTTTACTTTTTAAAGATACGGGCGCGCGAAATACCTGTCCCGGATGAGGCATACAGATATCCGCATGAAATCGAACAAAATAATCCAGTCCTCCTTTGATTAGATTCATTCGGCCTAGAGAATGTTCGACAATATTTATACTTCGCTGATTAATATATCCTTCCGCAACACATATTCCTTCATATTTGTTACGTAATTGCGCAAGAAGACTAGCTTGAATGTTTCGTTTTAAATGACGAGATTCAATATGTACATTACGTGTCAGTTCGCGTCGTTCAAACAGTGGGTCCATTGTTATTCTTCTGTATGATTACAAAATATTCATTTTTTACTTTTTAAACTCTTTTGTAAACTTTTTCTTATTTTCATTATTTTTGAAAAGAACATCTAGCTCCTCTGGCGTTAACCAAAAACAATTATTCTGTTCACGCATGAGTAGTTCTAAATATACACATCCCATCATTGTACCTTTTATATCGTTCGGTAAACCTACTCCTTGAGCATCTACATAAGTAGCAATTTCCCGCATAGTGCTAATTTGCACGGACCCCGTTCCACATGTCGTTGGTGAATAGTTTTTTGATGTTTTTGTATATCCAGGTACTATCTTATTACCATCCTTAGTTACTTTGCTTATTGTAAACTTACCATCTTTATTAACAGACCCATAGATAGTGTCCTTTTTGTCAATGAACCTCTGAACCAACTCATTTGTCCATTGATTAAATTTAGTTTTATCTTCACCTACAGGTACCTCAGCAGGATAATACTTCTCATTTCCAAGAACAATATACTCGGTACCTTTCACATACAATCTGGATACATAAGAAGGTGTTGTCGGCTGCGGCTTTTTCTTCAAATAGGATAACTTTTCTTCGTCCGAAAACATGTGATCAAAAATATATCCATTTAATATGTCTTCCGTGAATCGCGTTTTTGCATTACTAGGAAAGACGAAAGCTTCACGCCGATCTTTAAGAATGTTTTCTGAAATTTCAGTATCAGAAATAACAGGAACTTCAGCCTTCTGTAATTCTACAGATGAATACACAGCGGGTTTTATAATACGTTCAATCATCGTTCCATTCTGAAGACCTATAGGTGTAATCATATACAAATCTCCTTTGGATTCCAGAAATGCTTCTCTTCCAAAAGCATCTTTGAAACGAATTCCTGATTGAATAATTTGTTGAAGATTATAAATAACCACATCCTTATTGTAGGTTTTAAGTGCTTTGATAAGTTGATCTCTATCCCAGATAGGTTTATCGATAAATAAATTTCCTAGTTTTTGTAATATTTCATCTCGCACATCAATGTATGTTGATAAGGGGCGCGTATATTCATTATCTTCTTCAGATGGGCGAATTACACACTGGCTTACACCCGGACTACTATCAAATGCAGGAGCCATCATTTTCACAATAGGATTTGTAGTATCTACTTTTCCTTCAGAACGGTTTTGAGTAACTTCGAAATTCTGCCATTGTGGAGGCAGTGTATTAATATCCTTCTGTATAGGACAATCCATCGCTGATTCGGCAATTATTTTTCGCACTTTTGCAATACGCACCGCTTTAGGTTCAACACGAATACGATATGTATATTCATCATAACATTCAATTCCATCATTTGTTCGTACTGTATGTAAGTATACCGTACAATTCTGTTTTTCAAACGGCAATACTTGGTGACTACATGTACGAAGACCTCGTCCAATTACTTGTTCAATTCGACTCATATTCCACCAAGGATCTATTACATGAACTTGCCGTACATATCGGAAGTTTACTCCTTCTGCTACTACCGGACTAGAAATAATAACACGAATAATATCACCTTCTTTATTTCGTATATCCTTGGCCTTATCAATCATACTCGTAATATTAAGATTTTGGGGATTTGTTGTACTAAGTAATATGTATTTCCCTTTAGTATTTGAATTCTCAATAAGTAATGGTTTCCCTTGGTAGGGACCATATCCATGTTCCTCTAAAGCCATCGCAAATAACTGTGCTCCTAACCTAGCCATGTTTGAATATACAAATACAACTCCCTCTCCCTCATCTATAGCCTTAATTATACGCGCAAACTTCGCTGAATAGTTCTGAATATTTGCTGGACTTAAAAAACGAAGTTCGGGATTACGATAAGTATAATAGGTATTGGTTTTTGATGAAGAATTGAAAATATCTTGAAATGCACTATTACCTGGTAGTATACCAATTGTTGCCTGCATCAAAGCTACATCTTCAATGTTTTCACCGGCGCGTCGTTTTTTCAGTATTGTATTTTGTTCTCCCTGTGCTATAGATTCTACAATGTATGGCTTCAAATAATTAATTTTAGGATCTTTATCCGTTATAGGACGGTTTAAATAACTTACTGTATTCGGCGCTAAATCTACGACAGGAGCAGGCGTCAATCGAAATGGAAATGTAAATGGATTATCTCCTTTCACATACGATACATAAGTTTGACATAAATCCCGAAATCGCTGCCCAGGTTCCCCAGGAAGTAAATTGGCCTGATTATCAAAAAAATCAGAAGTTTTGATTTCTTTATTTGGATCTTGTTTCTTTTCATTCCAAAGAAATAGATTGAAGTAATACATAATTTCATCATAAATATCATACATCGGTGTAGCAGTTAACAAAACAAGAATCATATTGTTCGCTATTTTTACAAGCTTATCCAATGCAGATACTATAGCCTTTTCCCGCAAATTTGAATTTTCTTCATTTTTTAGACGAATATTATGAGCTTCATCAATGATAACTAGCCGGTTATCAAAGTTTTTATGAACCCATTCAATGAATTTGGGATCACTTTCCATTTCATTTACCATTGTACCGAATGTCGCATATGCATTGAACTCATAAAAATCATTGATAATTCGATTTGCCATACGCTGTAATTTATCCCGTTTATTCGGATCCTCCCAATTCTTTGGATTTTGCTCCACACGCAAAAGCATATCCAAATAACGGCGACCTGTACATTGTTTTGACTGTAATAAGTTTCCTGGATCTACTCGTGTAATATCAAAAATTTCTCGAGCAAAGGATGCCTGCACAGATGCTGATGCAATAACAAGAACCTTTTGGTACTGAAACTCAGGACGAATAATATATTCTTCAGCAATCTGAATAGCTGTGCATGTTTTTCCACTACCCGTGCCGTGAACAACGAGAACACTTTGTGTAGGCGAATCTGGCGATAGAACACGACGCAAAAAACGCTGCTGACTCTGAAGCTTGAATCCAGAACTGGACGCTTCACAAGCATTTGTACGTAGATTCTTTAGTACATCTAACGTAGGAAAAGGGAGATTGTCATTTTGAATCTCCGCTATATCGGGATGAGTTAGATTAATCATTATTTATAGTAGCCAATAAGTTCTACCATTCCATTCGAATATCTTCAATGCGGCAATCTCCTTCACCTAATTTATCCAACCGTTCATTTACCTGCTCAAGCGCTTCTTCTTCAAGAGCATTGTCATAATCTTCATCAGGGCCATCCGGTAATTTCGTTTCATCAACCAGAATATCCACAAACCCAGTACCACAGGGCGGTTTTTGACCAAACATAATATTCGCCGATACACCGTTCATCGAATCCTTATCCGCCCAGATTGCGGCTTCGAACATAACTTTCGAGGTCTCTTCGAAAGACGATTTAGCCAGTACACCCGTTTCGTTCTTTTTCATACCAAATCGATTAACCGGTACAATACGACCACCAAATGTCATCGTATCGACCAGCACCGATAAGTGATGGTAGTTTACCTTTTCCGCACTGAATACTTCATTGATTTCTTCATATAAACACAGACGAGCCGTTTCAATACCGAATACTTTAAGCACCTCATGAATATCATTTGAGAAAGTACGCGTTCCATCTACACCAGGCATAACCGATAGTTCATATAAGTTCTTACCTTCTACATCCAACACATATTGTTCTACCGGTTTGTATCCACCTACCGAACTATCCTCAATAATTTCATTCTTTACTCGACGAATATGCACACGATTAATGTTATTTACACCCATAAGTACAGTGTCAAGCACTTTATCTTCTAACAAACGGAGCTGTAATGGATTCTTCACATAGTTCGCATCAAAGTTGATACGGAATACCAAGTTTTTATCACCGGGATTTGCAAATCGACATTCAGCAATACGGTTTGTGGAGCTATTTTGTTCCAGTTTTGCTTTAATCATCGTTACATCATCAATACCTCGTGCTAACATTTCATGGATATTGATTTCAACACGCATTACCCAAGGCGAACCTATCGAACCATCTTCTTGTAAACTGAATGCTTCATATGCAGCAAGCAATTCTTTATCTTCTTCGATTACTGTCGTTTGAGATAATGGGTAAGGATCGTAAAAGATTCGAACAGTTTTTGCAATGTCCCGTAAAGTAGTTTTCTGAATCTGTTTCATCTTACGGATTGCCTCTTCTTGCGATGTTTGAATACTCGGTTGCAAGTATACTGTATTCGATGGCCGTTTTGGATTCGATGATGCGGATAATAATTCTTCAATACGCGGTACACCTGAAGTCGCATTCGCTTTAGCTGTACCCGCGCTATGGAATGTATTCAAAGTTAATTGCGTCGTCGGTTCTCCAATCGACTGTGCAGCTAATACACCTACCATTTCTCCCGCATGAACTTCCGATTTGATATAGCGGTAACGGATATCCCGCATAAGCTCGTCAAACAGTTTTTGCGATAATCGGTGCACAACGATAGCTTTTTTAGGCGCCAGGTAAAATCGCAGTAAAGCATGAAATACTTTGTTCATCGGGAATTCTTTAATAAAGTTACTCAAGGAACTGGCCACATATTGCGGCGTTAAATCAGTTTTCGTTGAATATCGGTTACTGTATTTGTCCAATAACCGTTTCAGATTCACAGGCGCTTGCAGCACATCCATCTTTTTATGACGAAATACAGATTTGAACAACATTTCTCGATCAGCAATGATTTCTTCTACCAAATCCGGAGTTTCCGTGACTGATTCACTCATGAACGGATTTACATCTTCAGGAGATAGAGCATATTCGCTGTAGATATTTTCCAGAGTTTTCAGCACTAAATCACACGGTTGATTTTCTACATATACCGTATCGATACCATCGTCCCCATATTTGAACTGAATAATAGATCCCGTTACATTCCGAACAGTTCCGTCATACTCAATATGTTGATCCTCCATAGTTTTCATTAATCGGCGTTGAATGTACCCCGTATCAGAAGTTTTCACCGCTGTATCGATTAATCCTTCTCGTCCAGCCTGCGCATGGAAGAAGAACTCTGCGGGCATCAAACCATCTACGAAACTATGTTGAACAAAACCACGAGATTCTACACCATCATCATATCGCGGGAAATGAGGAAGTGTACGATCTTGTAATGTATATTGCACTCGTTTACCTTCAACTAATTGCTGTCCCAACGTTGCAACCATCTGCGTAATATTCTGTTCACTACCTTTCGCACCCGAATCCACCATCTGCACAATACGATTCGTCTGGTTCAATACCGGTCGGAATGTATCTACTTTCTTTTCCTTTTCTTTATTTTTCTTTAAACTTTCAATCACTTCCGTATTGATTTTGTTCACAACTTCTTTCAACGCAGACGAGATATCATTTTCTAAAGCTTCTCCGTCTGTCATACCCGATGTATTTTGGTACTGCCCATTATGGACACGAGATAAGATATCCCGCACCTGTTCCCGTCCATCCGCAATCTTTTTGTTCACAAAATCCATCGTTTCTTTGTTCGCGATTAAATCGGATGTACCTACCGAGAAACCAGTATATAAGTTGAACTGCGTAACAATAGCCTGAATATCGTTAATGAGTTGACCGCATCGTTCGGGACCAAAGTCGTTGTACAGAACATGAACTAAACTACTCGTTGCGGATTTTTTAAGCACACCATCCACAAGCTCCCCATTTTCGATACGAATACCCGCACCTTTATAATCCATTATCGGGAAAGCTGCCGATATAAGTTCAGACCCTTTCCAATCTCGATTTTTTCGCATAACCGGACGTTTGATTTTGGCTAAAATGTTCATGGCTACGGGTTCCGGTACAGTAACACCCGGTTGCGAAATACGGTAGGCACCCGTCATCGTATCTTGGAATAACTGAATAATCGGTGAACTTGTACGAGGAGAAATGATATTTCGTAACACCGAAGCCAGATAACGAAGCTCCATAGCAGCCGATATACTTTGCGGAACATGCATATTCATTTCATCCCCATCAAAGTCCGCGTTATAAGGTCGAGTTGCCGATACATTCAAACGAAAAGTAGAACCCGGTAGAACTTTAACGCGATGCGCTTCCATAGAAGCTTTGTGTAAAGAAGGCTGACGGTTAAACAGTACAATGTCCCCATTGATAAGGTGACGGTGAACAATATCTCCTTCTTTCAAATCAATATTGTCCGGATTCATGTAACGAAGGTTGAATGTATTTTTATCCCGTTTCACATAAATCGATTTCGCACCCGGATGTTTATCCGGACCATTTTTCACATACGATAACAAACGTTCACGATTGTAGATAGAGACCGTTTCAGGAAATGTCAAATTTGTTGCAATTTCTTCAGGTACACCAAGTTCGTCTAATTCGATATTTGCATCCGGTGTAATGACCGTACGCGCACTAAAATCTACACGTTTACCCATAAGGTTACCACGCACACGGCCCGTTTTCGCACCAAATCGGGATTTAAGCGTACGCAAAGGACGACCCGAACGCTGCTGGGAAGGCGCCATACCTTTAATATCGTTATCCACATAGGTCGCTACCGCATATTGTAATAAAGCCGTTCGTTTATCAATCGTATCTGCATTATCTCCTTTCTCCATATGAACTCGTAAGCTATCATTCGCACGAATAATCGAAATCAATTGATGCGTTAAATCATCTTCCATACGCTGGTTATCATCCATCACTACTGAAGGACGAACAGTCAACGGAGGAACCGCCAATACAGTACAAATCATCCATTCCGGTCGAGCATAACGGTGATCAAATCCCAATAAATCACAGTTTTCATCCGTAATACGTTCGAATGCACGCAGAACCATTTCCGTTTGAATCGGTACAGGCGCTGATAAGCTATCCCCCGGGGCCTGTTTAGCAGGTTGGAATGGAATTCCTTCCAAGGAGGCCGCTTTACCAATAACTTTACTGACTTTCGCAAATACAGAGGTCTGACATACCGGACATGATACAGGTTTCTTGAGATTATCCCGAATATCTTTGAAACGGGCCGCACCTTTTGTCGTATAATTCGCAATGTTACTTAACGGTGAAGAGCAGCTTAAGCAAATCACATTACATAATTTTTCAATCGTATCAAAGAATTGATACAGGTAGACGGGGCGCGCCAATGTAATATGCCCAAAGTGCCCCGAACAATGCTGGTTCGTTTGTTTACAGGTCGGGCATACCTTACCGTTTTCAATAACTCCAAAGCGCGCATCAAATACACCATTCGGTATAGGTTGATTACTTTGGTAAGTTTTATCCGTAGTGACTTCCACTACACTTCGTTTACGAATATCTTCAGGATTTGAAATTCCGAATTGTACTCCAATAATTGTATCGCCCATAGTTATTATCTATTATCCTTATGTGTATATTCTTCCATTTTCCAACTATCCGTAAAAACAATGAAAGAAGTTGCCGATTGGATTCGAGATTGGACGCCCGGCTGGGAAGACGAACAGCGATATAAGCTTACATCCGCTATTCATACATGGTTGCCTCCTCTTTGCATTGTTCTTTTTGTGTACACTGAAAACATATTCATTCGCTTTTTTACATTAGTTTTGCTCGTCATTACACTCGTTTCCGAATTTGTACTTCGCGACTGCATAGTCACCATGGTTGAAAAGGAATTCTCGGATAGCCAATGGGATGACCTTTTTGCCAAAATATTCAAGTCACTCGGATGGGAAATTACACGCTCCGAAAAAATGACCTTCAACATTGGATTGAACTCGGGACTTCTCATTTTGGCTATACTCATCCTGCTTCGGCAAAGTATTTTATGGATGGTAGGGTTTGCCGCTATAGCACTGCCATCTCTAATGTGGCTTCCCACAGTTTCTCATTTTCAACAAACCGCGTAATCGCATCAAGGGCTAAACCTTTTTCCTGTAGTTTTTCGATCATACGTTCGAACTCCTCTCCACGGCGCTGAACAAAAAGCGTCCACTGACGGATACGCGTATAGCGAATATAATCAAGTGCCGATTGAGCTAATAGCTCCGAATCGTAATACCGGACATCCTGTTTTCGCTCATCATCTTTGAATATACGGACCAATGCCGCCCAATAATTTTGGAATTGTATACGCTCCATTATCATTCTATTATAAAATCATCAAGCCCTTTTAAATACATAGCACTCTGTTTTGGAGAATGTTGGAGTTTCGATAGCTGTTTCTCTAAACCCGAATGGACTTTTGGCTTAGGCTTCTTCGGCATATAGGATAAGATATTCTTTATAAGGTCCTCCGGTAACTTCTTCATTCGTCGTATAGTTTCCAGTTGCTTATCCGTATAGCCCTCCTCCATCTTATATATTGTAGTAATAGATATTCCAACTTACATTACTATGAACAACCGCTGAAAAATTACGAAAACTATATGTCACTTTCCACTCATTCGTACCCGAATCATAGTACTGATAAAACGTTTGCATACCCAAAGGAGCACTCAATGGTGTCGTTAACTCAATACCTAACAAATAAGGAACATTCGCTGGAGCCGCATTCGATAAGACCTGGTTCACAGTTTGTAATGTCGCGGGAGTAGCACTTGCTGAAGCCAATGTCATAACTTGAGTTTCAATGCTTCCCGTTAGACTTGCATTTGGACCCGTAGGACCCGTAGGACCTTGTACGCTGGAAGCGCCCGGAAATCCTTTATCTCCCGTTGGACCGGTAGAACCCGTAACTGCTAATCCCGTCGGACCCGTGCGCCCCGTTCCTCCTGTTATTCCTCTAGGCCCCGTTGGACCTACAACTACACTTGAAGCACCTGTGGGACCCGCTAATCCCGTAGGTCCCGTGTTACCCTGTGGACCCGTTGTTCCTACTGGACCATAACTGCCTGTGGAACCTGTTGGTCCAGTCACCGTCTCTGTACTCGCTGGTCCCGTAGATCCCCTATTTCCTGATTTCCCTGTAGCACCTGTACTTCCTATAATCCCTACAAACCCAGCAGGTCCCGTAGTTCCCGTCGGCCCCGTTGGACCCTTTGTTCCGCCATTTATTCCCATAGGTCCCTGTGGACCACGTGCTCCCTGCGGACCGGTTGTTCCCGTTGGACCCGTTAATCCCGTAGGTCCTAGCCCACCTGATTCACCCATTGCTCCACGAAGTCCAACACTTCCTGTTGAACCTGTAGCACCTGTACGACCTCGAGTACCTGTAGGTCCCTGCGCACCTGTATTCGATGTATGCCCTTGCGGACCCGATACACCTACATTTCCCGTCGGTCCCATGGAACCTGTAGCTCCTGTATTCTCAATTAACCCCGTAGGTCCCGTACTTCCAGTTGTGCTTGTGGACCCTACGTATCCAATAGGTCCACTGGCCCCCGTATTCCCTGTAGCAGATGACATCCCCGTTGGGCCTGTATTTCCCATATTTCCTGTAGTTCCCGTATTTGCGGATGCACCCGTTGGACCCATTCTTCCCGTATTTCCTTGTGGCCCGTCTATAGTGATTCCTATAGCTCCTGTTGGACCTTGGCGATTACAATCGGGCCGAATGACATTACATACATCAGGCTTTCTTGGTGAATACGATGGTAACATTGCTATTATCTTTAAGGAACATAGTTATAATAAATGATATAATTTGCGGAAGCTGTACCCGATGGGTTCAAAAAAACAGACCGTACTCCTGCATACCAATCCGTAGGGCCTTGTTGAATATACGCGGATATCAGTGAAATAGAAGCCGTATCGGTCTGCTGGAATCCTGTTAACCAAAGCGGCCGACTGTTTGAAATACCCAATGTTCCCGTAGCTCCCGTTGGTGTAGACGATACCGTAAAGGATATTCCCGCTGTACCCGCTACAGGCGCAAAACTTCCCGTCGGACCCTGTGGACCCGTAACGGATGTTCCTATTTCACCGGTTGGTCCCTGTGCGCCCGTAGGTCCCGTCATATTTCCCGTTGGACCTGTTGTTCCGGTTAAGCCAATTGGACCCGGGTCACCCGTAGAACCTGTTAACGATACTCCAGTGGGTCCCGTAGCTCCTGTATTTCCTGTTGAACCTAGACTCAATCCTGTAGGCCCAATTGGCCCTGTAGGTCCTATATCTCCAGTAGAACCTATACCTGTGGGCCCAGTCGACCCCGTAGGTCCAGTAGAGCCTGTTACTCCAGTGGGCCCCGTGGGTCCTGTAGCAATAGATTGTGGACCCGTTGGACCCCGGTCACCAATCGCACCCGGTAACCCATTTGGCCCCGTAACACCTGTATTTCCAAGTGGTCCTGTTTGCCCTGTATTTCCGGTTACGCCTTGGGGACCTGTAACATTCGAGCTTCCTTGAGGTCCTGTGGCCCCCGTGGGTCCCGTGGGTCCCGTTGTTCCTGTTGTTCCATCTATACCGGTATATCCGGTTGCCCCTGTACTGGTTACTCGACCCGGTAATCCCGTTGGACCAACCGAACCCGTGGGCCCCGTGGGACCCGTACTTCCTGTATTCGTAGCTGAACCGGGTAATCCAGTAGGACCCGTTGGACCTGTTGGACCCGTAGAACCCGTAGAACCCATCGGACCTGTAGGTCCAGTAACCGTTACACCGATTGGACCCGTACTTCCCGTTGGACCGGTTGGACCTGTATTCGTAGCTGAACCGGGTAATCCGGTAGGACCCGTTGGACCCGTAGGACCCGTAGAGCCTGTAGGACCTGGTGGCCCCTGTGGTCCCTGTGGTCCTTCACATACGAGTGGGGCACAATATTCAATACCTTTACCCGGAATATATCGTGCTAACATCTTTAAAAGTTTATGCTACAAAAAATACAAATGAGTACAGACACAACTACTGAACCGACGATGGATGTATCGGGAGAACTTATTCCGGCTCCTTCTCCGGCTCCGGCTCCTGCGCCGATTACATTAAATGACATTCTTTCTACGGTTGAATTGATAGAACAGAAGGAAGCTGCAGATAAAGCTGCTTTAGAATCGATTGGTGCGATTACATTTGAAACGCTAAAAGCCAAATTAGTCCAATGGGCAAAAGCGGGATTTCCGAATGCGTATGAAATCTATCAAGTGAGTATAGTACCACCTACAGTATGTAGCGATGGTACTACGCGAGACTTAACCGATTATATTCTATTTTGTTCTGGAAAGACGATTCATGACCATGTAAGCTTATTACAGGATAAAGTCACGGATATGATTGTATCGTTTGCGAATATGGGAAGCTACATTGGTATCGTGATTAGTAAACCGATAGCTTAAGGAGATATAGTTTTAAAGGGATGTGTAGATGGAAGACTATTCTTGAGTCCCCACTTGTTCGCTAAATAACCTTCGATTTGTTGTCGTTGGGGTATAGATAATACAGAATTAAAAATAAGTATTTCATATATAGGTCCATTGAAATATTCGCCACTACCTCCACCATCGGTATATGCGCCAATAGTAAGGATACCACCTGAAACTAAGTTTCTTCCTGTACCACTGCCACTTTGAGTACCATTTAAAAAAGTAAATGTACTAGATGTTCCATTATAAGTTGCTCCGTATATAAAAGTAGAACCAGATGTAATTGTTCCACCCGTAACAAACGGTGGTGCTCCAAATGGTTGAAGATATTGTATATTATTAAATACATATAACTGTAATCCAGAATTTTGTGTGTTAGCCGTGTTACGGGTAGCAATTAAATCTTGTGGTGATGTAGATGAAGTTCTTGCTACACCAAAAAAAGTATGAGTATTTAGGGTTGTCCACGATATTGGAGTATTAAATTGTTGACTTCCTGAAAAAACTACCGAACTATTTGCATAAGTTGTATTACCGATTGAAGCGGTTGCATTGTTTCCATTTCCTGATTTATCGTTCCATTGTGTTACATTTGAACCACTTAAAGTTAATGTTGAAGCATCCGCTGCGTCTAACCATACTTGACAATTTGAAATCTGTAAAGGTGTAAAAAGAGGAGTGATAGCGGGAAATAATTTGAACGGATGATTAGATGGGATTCTACCTCTTAGTCCCCATTTATTCGCCAAATAACCTTCGATTTGTTGTCGTTGAGCAATGCTTATACTACCATCAATCAAGATGAGTTCCGCAATATTAATAGGTTGTGCTCCATTGGCTATTCGAATATTGGCGGTTCCTGTATTAAAACTGAAAGACCCTGTCTGATCGATACTAATAGTTTGAGCATTACCATTTATATAAATACCTTTTGTCACAGTGGAGTTTGTAGCAGAAACTATACTTGTTGTTCCAAAAAAGTTAGATAATCCATTTGTTACTAAAAGATTATTACCGGAACGATTAAATTCATAATTTCCTCCATATGTTCCACTTTGTAATCCTATAAATAACGTTGATGTTCCTATAAGTTGGTAATTTGCATTATTTGTTGTAACACTTCCAGCATTTACAATAACTCCAAAAACTGCACGAATAGTTGAAGAATATACTATATTATACGAAAATCCAGAGTTAGCAGCAAAACTCACCGTTGTATAATTATTTTGTAAAACTTGATTAATCTGAATAGTCCCCGTTGGTCCTGTAGCGTTGTTTCCGTTTCCTGATTTATCGTTCCATTGTGTTACATTTGAACCCGATAAGGTTAATGTAGATGGATCCGCCGCATCTAACCATAATGCACAACCTGTAATATCCGTAGGTTGAAATGGGCGAGTAAAGATCGGTATAGTTTTATACGGATGAGATGCTGGTAAGTTGGTTCGTAATCCCCATTTATTCGCTAAATATCCTTCGACTTGTTGGCGTTGAGTTGTAGTCAATGCGCTATTATAAAAAATAACTTCATTTATATTTCCCCATTGTTGTGATACGCTTCCATTATTAACGAGAGCGCCCATGTATAATATAACGTCACTTGCTGTACCTGCAGAAGTTGCGGAAGTTAAGGATAAATCCCCATTTAAACTTGCATTTATAGTCTTATTCGAATTCATTCTTACGAAAAGCAAGTTTCTAGTACTTGGTGACCAAGTATAAGATCCAAATTGTGAGAAGGCTGTTGATGTCCAATATCCTAAATTGTTAGTTCCCGCTTGAAGAACAACAACATTCATACCAGGATCAGCAGTACTTGTTCGAAATAATGTTCTCCAGTTAGTATTACTTGATATAGGTTTCGCAACAATAAAAATATCGTAAGGCGAAGATGGCATACTTGCTAGATTAAAAAAACGAGGGTTTGTTGTAGTATCGATTGATACATCTGACGATGAATATACTGGTCTATTATTCGTAGTTCCTTGTGTTGCATGTCGAGAATTTCCAGATTTATCATTCCATTGACTAATCGCTGTTTCATTTGTTGGATAGGATGGTGTAAATGAAGAGGGATCCGCCGCATCTAACCATAATGCACAACCCGGTATACTTCTTGGATCGAACCCTACATAATTTTTAGAAGCTTGAGGGATTACAGACATTCTTACTAAAACTGTAGAATTGTATTAGCTGATACACCCGAAATAGCTAAGGTTAAAGAATTGGTGGGCGCAATAGTAACTGGGCTGATTAAGTTCAATGTATTCGTTAAGGTTATACTTAAATATGTATTGGTGGCATTACGCAGTACCCAGTATCTTCCTCCATCCGCAGTAGATGTACTGGACGGTAAGGTTAAAGCATTAAATCCTGAATTTGTTAGATAGAAATAGGTGCTATAGTTTGACGACGATAAGGTTGCTGATGTGCCTGTTACTTCCGAAACAGTTAAAGATGTAAACGCAGGACCCGTAGTTCCTGCACTACCGGTTGGACCCGTAATTGTACTGGCTGCTCCAGTAGGACCCGTAGTTCCTTGACCCGTAGGACCTGTACTTCCGTTTGTTCCTGAAGCACCTGTTGGTCCCGTAGGTCCCACATTGCGTACCGCGTACCAGTTTGCTCCATTCCAGTAAATATCGACTTCACTTCCTGCGTTAATCGTATATGGACTTGTTATATTATTTGTTCCTGTAATCGTTACTGATAGATTGGATGCCGTAGAATTGAATAGCTTAAAAAATGCACCAGTATCTGCTGAAGTTAGTGTAGGTACAGTCAGCGCATTGAACCCCGTATTCGTTAATCGCCATATACCACCATAGTTTGTCGAGCTCAATGTCAAACTCGTATCTGAAATGTCTGTAGTAATCGCACGATATTCGGTTGGACGAAGGAATCGGATATTGTTCGTAGCAGCCAATTGATAATTATAGTTCGTATCTATGCTGTGTGTAGAATAGCTCACAATACTAGTTCCAGATATCGTAGGTGCTGCTGATTTGTATGTATGTCCCGACGGTAAACTATCCTGCAATCCCCATTTCCATGCTAAGTATCCTTCTATTTTTTGGAGATCCAAGCCAGTAATAGCTGGAGCAAAAGCAACTATTTCATTAATATCAATATCATGATGTGCAGTTGCACCTCCAGTATACCGTTTACCTAATTGTGGTCCTGGGTAAGAAGCTAAACGAGGTGTAGCCGATGTACTTAACAAAGATGTACCATTTGTTTTTAATTCGACAGTAGAAGTATTAAGTGCATAACCATATATTCTTGTTGGTTCATTACTTCCCCCGTAGGTTGGAAGAGCGACATTATATGTTGAACCACCATAAATATCAAAATTCATAGTAGTTGAACCAAACCCAATCATAGCGTTCACATTACCAGATACTGTAGCTGTACCGGCTAAAAAATAGTTTATATTCGTTGAACGACGTGCACCAACAAAAAGGATAGTAAATGTAGTATTTGATAATGCATCTCCAAATCCTTGCGCAACATTCAAAACTTGCGAAGCTGCTGCTCTAAATTGAATAGTAGAACTAGCCGAAACATAGGTAGGAAATCCTGATGAAGTTGTTGCATTATAACCTTTTCCAGATTTATCATTCCAAGCACTTACATTTGTTCCAGATGATAATGTAATTGTAGAAAAATCGGATGCATCTAACCATAATTGTATTCCACTTATACCCGAATTTAAAGGAGTTAATGGGATAGGACCTAATGTAGATAGTGCTAAACTATTTACATTTGTTAACGAATTATTTCCTAAATTTACACCCGTAGAAGCTGTATGCTGTGCCCAAGTGGAAGCATTCGCTGCTGAACCCGTAGGACCCGTAGTTCCTGCACTACCGGTTGGACCCGTAATTGTACTGGCTGCTCCAGTCGGACCCGTAGTTCCAGTAGGTCCTGTTACCGTACTGGCTGCTCCAGTTGGACCTGCACTACCTGTTGGACCTGCATTTCTTACAGCGTAGTAATTTGAGCCATTCCAATAGATATCCACTTCACTTCCTGCGTTAATCGTATATGGACTTGTTATATTATTCGTTCCTGTAATCGTTACCGATAAATTAGAAGTGGTACTATTGAATAACTTATAGAACGTACCTGCACTTGCCGAGGTTAAGGAAGGAACCGTTAAAGCATTGAATCCCGTATTTGTTAATCGCCATATACCTCCTGAGTTTGCACTCGTTAACGTTAATGATGTTCCGGATACGTCGGTAGTAAGTATTTCATAATCCAATTGTTGTGTTCGCACATTTCCTCCCACATCTAATTTGTAGGATGAACTGGGTGCGATGGTTCCAACACCTACACTGCCAGATGAATTGAGTAATAAATTGTTTACGTTTGCATTTAACGAAACATTATTGGATGTATCACTGGTTAAATTACCAACGCTTAAAAATTGATTGCTTGTTAACTTGAACTGAACGTAATCTACTTGCACATTGTACCCATTATCGTAAATTTCAAACGGTAACATCGTATATGAAGCACCGCTTACTGTTGCGGTTTTAATCACATTTCCTCCAGAAATTAAATCAATTTGAGTACTGTTTGTATATTGAAAACGTAACGTTAACCAATTGATATAACCGTTACCATAGTATTGTCGTACACCATTTGCAGTTATATATAATGCTGCTCCACCATCCCAACGAGTATCTACGAATAATGGTGGAAACCCGAACGCTGTAGTTCCGGTAGCAGAACCGGGCATATATATTCGCATTTCGCAGTACATACCAGGTGATAATTGTGGAACATTCGTTGTTGGACTTACGCGTATAGTAGTATTATTACCTGCTAAAGTCATTATACCACCCGATACCGTAACTCGTGAAGCTAATCCTGAAGTTTGTGACCAAAATAAGGGATTATAAGTTGTACCATCAAAGTTATCTAAAAACAAGTTTCCAGAAGTAGTTACATCACCAAAAGTATTTAGTGTTCGAAATCGAGTTATGCTGTTTCCTGAAATATCTACATTCTGTGTAGCAGGATGTGTGGCCCAAGTTGAAGCATTCGCTGCGGAACCCGTTGGACCTGTAGTTCCTGCGCTACCTGTCGGGCCGGTTACGGTACTCGCTGCTCCAGTCGGACCCGTTGCCCCATCTGAACCAATATATCCTGCTGGACCCGTTGGACCTGTTACCGTACTATCGGCACCTGTTGGTCCAGTGTCTCCTTTTCCCGTCGGTCCCTCTATCCCTATTGGTCCCGTTACCGTACTCGGTGGACCCATAACACCTGTAGCACCGGTTTCTCCTATTGGACCTATAGCTCCTGTTGGTCCCAATAATCCACCATAAGGTAAAGAATTCCAAGCGGTTGTACCATTCCCTATTTTGAATCGTTGTGTATTGGTTTCTAACGCAAATTCTCCCGAAGCCAGCACTGGATTGGCACTTGTCCATTCAGTGGCTGTCCCTCTGCGAAACTGTAAACGTACAGGCATTTATCTTGTTAAACACCGCCAAAATCAAATACTGGATCCCCCGCGAAAGTGCTTGTGGGGTCACCTCCATCCACAATTCCATCTACACCTCGATATCCCGCTTGACCTGTAGGACCCGTTGTTCCCGCACTTCCTGTTGGACCCGTTATCGTACTGGCTGATCCGGTTGGTCCTATTCCACCAGTACTTCCGGTCGGTCCTACATTTCGAACTGCGTACCAGCTGGTACCATTCCAGTAAATATCGACTTCACTTCCGGCATTAATAGTGTACGGACTTGATATATCTGTTGTTCCTGTAATGGTTACTGATAAGTTTGTTGACGTGCTGTTAAATAGTTTGAAAAAAGTACCTTTATCTGTGCTTGATAAAGTAGGTAATGTTAAGGCATTGAAAGATGAATTCAATATTCTCCAAATACCACCAGAACTTATATTTGCTAACGCTAAGGTTGTTACCGCAACATCACTAACAATGGATTTATATTCGGTAGGAGCAGATAACCGAATATTATTCGTTGCGGATATTTGTAGATTATAGTTCGTATCAATACTTTCACTAGCATATGTTGTTACAGAACCACTAGACTGTATGGGTGCTGCGGAATAATATGGATGTGTATTGGGTAATAATGTTTGTATTCCCCATTTCCAAGCGAGATAACCTTCAATCAATTGACGATTCGCAGTGGATAATGTAGAATCAAACATAAGAACTTCATTAATATTCCCTACAAAGAAACGTGACATGAAGGCTGTACTAAATGTAAACGTTGTAGAACCTTGTGAACCCATACGAGAACTAACTTGCCCATTAATTAAAAGATAAGGTCCTGGATTAGAAGAAGAGTTCGCTGTACCGTTTGCATAATAAGTACGTCCTTGAAAAAGGTCATTTGAGTCGGAAAATGTATTTGTAAATCCACGCAATGAATAATCCGTATAGAATGCTAATGTATATCCAGTACCAAACCCCGAGCATACAACATATACAGACCAATTTGAGTTAAAATTGTTTGACACAGAGGATGTCATAATCGCTCCCGAAGGGAAATATAATCCAGGGTAGTTACCTGTAGTCAAAAAGTAAGGTAGAATACTTGAAGATGTAACCATATTGAAACTAAGAGCTCCCTTATTCGCCACACGGGATATATATGGATACGTTGAATAACTTATCGTACTTTGGTCAGCAGAGTCAATCCAAACTTGTAAACCCGATATACCTGCATTGGCCGGAGTAGCTAAAATACCCGTGGATACTTTTGAAATGTTGATTAAACTTACATTTCTTAACGAATTGTTAGCCAAATCTACACCTGTACTTGCTGAATATTGTGACCATGTTGACGAATTGGCTGCTGAACCTGTAGGTCCTGCTGTTCCTGTTGGGCCCGTTCTACCTGTAGCCCCATCTACCCCAATTACACCATCTGAACCTTTAGCTCCAGTTGGTCCGGTTACTATACTAGCCGCACCTGTAGGACCTGTAACTCCTTCTCCGGTTGGCCCCGTAAATCCCGTGGGACCCGTCACTGTACTTTGTGCTCCCGTAGGTCCCGTATCTCCTTGTATACCTTGATTTCCTTGTATACCTGTGGGACCTATTGTTCCGGTGGGTCCTGTTTCCCCTTGTATACCTTGGTCCCCTTTACTTCCTGTAGGACCTTGTTGACCAGTAGAACCTGTTTCTCCAACTGGACCCGTAGGACCCGCTGGTCCCACAAACCCACGCGGTCCCTGTATTCCCGTAAATCCCGTGGGACCCGTCACTGTACTTGCCGCTCCCGTTGGACCCGTAGTTCCTTGTATTCCCTGCTCACCTTGTATTCCCGTAGGCCCTATAGTTCCCGTTGGACCCGTCACTGTACTTTGTGCTCCTGTGGGTCCCGTACTTCCTTCTTGACCCGTAAACCCACGCACTCCTTGAATACCTTGTACTCCCTGTGGACCCGTTCGCCCAGCGGGGCCGGTTACCCCCTGTGGTCCAATTGGCCCCTCTGTACCTTGTATCCCTTGTCGTCCTATACGCCCTGTTGGTCCCGGTAACCCACGTAAACCAGCAGGACCCGTTGGTCCCGTAAATGTTCCACTCATCTATTCTATTGCGCTAATCGTTTTTTCAATTCTTGAACTTCATGCTCAAGCTTCTCTTTATCTTCAATCACTTTCAATAACGCACCATACATCATTTTATAAATTTGGTCCGTATTCAAACTATGAAAATCCGGTATACCGTAACTATGACTTACAATCACCGAGTTCGGAAAGTAAGGTTTGACCTCTTGGGCAATGAATCCTAGACAATGTCGGTCCTCTACCTTGGGCATCATATCCGGTTTCCATCCAAATCGACGAAGCGGTATGGATTTCATCGTTTCATAGCATTGTTCAATATCGGCTGTCTCTATATCTTCTTTAATTCGCCTATCGGAGGATACTGTCCATGTTGTTGTTGTCGGTTTTGCTGCTGAATCTTGATTGAGTTCAAGTTGAAAGTTAGGTCCATAGACACCAATACCTAATCGTACATTTTCCGAATCAAAGATGAGTCCAGCTTGTGCTATAGCGGTAGAGTCCGATAACCCGTCCGATGTAAGTACACGCCCATTATCCGGATTGTATATGGCGGAAAACCCTGGGCCCGGTGGACCCTCAATTCCCTCTGGACCTGTGGGCCCCTGAATTCCCTGAATCCCCTGTGGACCCGGTGGACCCATCGGACCCTGGATACCTTGAATACCTTGAATACCTTGAATACCTTCTAAACCTCGAATCCCTTGTGGACCCGGTACCCCCTGTAACCCACGTTGACCTTGCATTCTCTATTATATTATCCACAATGATATGTACAGGGCAAAAAAGCGGCAATCGTTCCGCTCGTATCTAAATAACGAATATCGTAAGCCGTTTCCATGATCGGATTTCCAGAAGAATCCATGGCCGGAATCCATATAATATTTCCTTTGTTATCGAGAACATTATTTCCACATATATCGCGAAGAATATCGTACACGGGCTGCAGTGGTGCCGTAAAGTCACAGTCCATGGTTATCTTGGCTACCGTATAGCTGTGAAGCAAATCATCATTCTGTTTCTGCGCATAACCGGGAATATCGCTTGTACACACATAGTCTCCAGAATACAGATTTCCACCCGTATTGGCTACCCAAATCGCACCTTCCCCTAGGGAGTTAATATATGCACGCGTATCTCCAATTTGTTTTTCTAATGGAGTTACGAAATTTCCAAACGCATCCTCTCGTTTTTCGGGGTCCTCTACAAGTGCGATAACTCCAAAGGCACGTTTATCGTAGGCTTTACTTGACAAAGTTACAATGGGTAGACTTTCGGATATGGTAATGGCTCCCTTACCTCGTTTTAGACCACCTGACATATTTATATTATTGTTTTCCGTTGCGCATACGACAAGACCAATAGAGCTTGAGATATCTTCCACATTATAATCCTTAATGAAGCAACGATGCTGTCCTGTAAAGTTAAACGCAGTATTGTTCGCCGCATTTGCTCCAAGGATATAACCACGGATATACCGAGTTCCAGATATAGGTCCACCGGAAGCGGATGTATAGTTGAAAAACCCTAAAGAAAACCCAGTAGCTGCTTGTGTTTCTACACCGACTCCCCAAGCTCGTTGGTTACCCGTAAAGTACAAAGATTCATTCCATGTACCTGCATTCCCGGTAGGCGCACTTCCAGCATTCGCATTGGAAAGAAGTAGACCTGTACCTGTTCCGGCTGTTGGATAAACAATTACATTACTTTGAGTAAACGCAGATATATTCACATTGGATGCTCCAAGATACAAAGCTCCTCCGGACGCCTGTTGTCGAATGTATCCTGTGTTCGAGTACCCTTGCATTAGTAGGCCTGTACCGGCTCCTGATGCTCCTGCTATAAAGTTAAATCCTTGTCCAACCATGTTCAATCCTGATCGTATTCCAACATCTCCAGAAACATCTAAGGTATAGCTCATACCCGTTATACCTCCAAGCCCCACTCGATTACTGTTTATGGCTAGCGTAGTATTTTGGTTATTCCCTGCACCAAGTAGAAGTGAAGAACCTGCTGTCTGACTTCGTATACTAGACGTTCCAACATCAACTGATTGAAGAAGCATACCCATCGTGTTAATCGACGCATCATTCGGAACATTCAAAAAGAAGTTTGCGAAACCTCCACCAGCCCGAAGACCACGCGATACAATATTACCGCCCGATATATCCAATGGCCAGGAGGGAGCAGTATTAATTCCAATATTACCCGTGTTTGAGCAGTTTATGATACCGTTTCCACTTTGAAGACGAAGATTTGTACCTGAAAATGTTCGTATACCTACTACGGAAGTAGAACCTTCTAAAATCATGGTATTCGATAAATTTCCGTTTCCAATGTAGGCTACACTGGATACATCTAGACTTCCTAATGGAGTTGTTGTACCTATTCCTAATCCACTGGATGTAACCGACATCACATTCTTTGTACCAATCGCATTGATGGCATCTGTAGCTTGCCACACATAGAAATCCAATGCATTTCCTGTACCCGTTAAATTGCTATGCCGGGATTTTATAGCATGCATATAGTTTGAAGCGCCCAGGTACCCAAATAATATCTGATTTCCGGTTGTCGATGTACCACCTGCTCCATTTCGCACTAACATGGTTCCCGAAACATCTAAAGAATACGCTGGAGCGGTTATCCCTATTCCAACATCCCCTACCGAATCAATTGTCATACGCGTTGCCGAACCCGTAGCATGAATTTGCTGGAATACAATATTACAAAATGTACTTGCTCCTGTATTATATGAATAGAAGTTCCCAGAACTAATTCCACTATCGGCTTTCATTCCTGCCCGAAGTGTACTATTACAACTTTCAATAGAACTTCCAGATACGATGAATCCATTATTCAATATACTCGCGTTTGACAAGGTTACACCACCGATACTATTACTCGTTGCTGTTGTACTCCGTATATTTCCAGAAACATCTAAATTAAATGTTGGGTTACTTAATCCTATACCTACACCTGCTGAAGTTACACTCATTTCAAGTACATTTCCCATCCCTATACCCGATGAATCTTCTAAAGCCGCACTGTTGTTTAAAAAGAAATCAAGCCCATTACCAGAATCATTTGCGGCTGCATTGTGTCGACTACGAATAAAATGACGGTATCCACCATTGCCGTCTCCAAATTGAAAAGCAAACGCTGGAAAACTTCTACCCGAAGGAACGGCTTCACCACCCGCTTGATAACCGCCACCTAATTCAACTATACTCGATTGCCTAGTATTTGCTGGATTACCTGCTAAAACATAATTGTTGCTTAACCGAATACCTCCTATAACATTACTTGTGTTCGATGTAGAACCCGTAATTGTTCCTGCGAATGTAATATTACTGTTGCTCAATGTAATAGCACCAATACTATTACTTGCCGTAGCATTTCCTATAAAATTACTCGATGTATGTGTACCGGAATTGCTAATATTTCCTCCACTGATATCCCATGTAGTTGGTGTCAACGCATTTCGTAGGTAACCGCTAATAATCGCATTTGAGTTTACCGTTAAAGTTGAACCATCAAAGGTTAAGTTGGATTGCGCTTGAGCTACATTCGAAGATGTTCCGGTAGCCGTTAAAACATAGTTTGCACCCGCTCCTTGAATTGGAATTCCAGGCCCCGTGTTCCCTGTGGGTCCAGTCGTTCCTGTATATCCAGTCGGTCCGGTATCCCCGGTAGGTCCTGTATTTCCTGTCGGGCCGGTATTTCCTGTCGGTCCTGTAAGTCCAGTAGGACCAATTTGTCCAGTAGGATAAAACCGAATATTTGTGAAACTATAGGTAGTACTAATTCCGTTTGATACAATACCAAATGTGTATGAACTACTCGTTACATCATGGGATGCTACCGTAACTTCATTAATATAATAACTTGTTGTTGCACCATTCGAGTATATTGAAAATAAACTATCTGCTGAATATGTTCCACTTGCCAATGTTCCTCCTACTGGGCTTTGTACGGAGTAGTTACCAGTTGTCCCGTCGTTGTATGTGAGAATAAATACACAATTTCCAGCTATACTAAACATTCCGCATATTATCGTGTCACCATTGGCGGTAATTACAGGCGCTACAAACTGAAGATATATACCTTTGCTGGATGTTAGTGATTCAACAGTATATACACTATCCGACGATGTTACAAGTTGAATACTTGTTGGACTCGATATAACTGGAGTGCCTGAAAACGCATATAATGTTGTAAACGTTGAACCCATCGGACCCGTATTCCCCGTAGGTCCCGTCATCCCTGTCGTTCCAGTCGTTCCAGTATTCCCCGTAGATCCGGTATTTCCTGTCGGTCCAGTATCACCGGTCGGTCCTGTATTTCCTGTAGGTCCTGTATTTCCTGTAGGTCCAGTAGCACCGGTTGGCCCGGTATTTCCTGTCGGTCCAGTATTCCCCGTAGGTCCCGTCATCCCTGTCGTTCCAGTCGGTCCAGTATTCCCCGTAGGTCCCGTTGGACCATTGTAAGCTACTTGAGTTACAGTTAAGATTGCCGATGGAACTATGGGCTGGTTAGCTGGACTAGCTGTTACAATTTGTGCACCACTTCCAGATGACGATACAATTAATTCAAAATAATCATTATTCGCAAAATCATAGACAAAGTTCCAAGCAGCTACCGAGTATTCATTGTTTTTCAATACTTCAAATGTATTCGTTCTGGCCACGTCATTACCATTAATGCGTAACCAAATATTAATTGTTTCAGAAGTACCTGATACGATAAGCTGTAGTGAAAACTGAATGTTATATGTTCCCGCATTAGCGATAACTATTCGCGATGTTGGTGTTCCGCGTGATATACCATACCCTACCATTTCATTTGTGTTGAATGTTATCGCCGCACCGGTTGCAGATGTTGTAATGTTTTGGGTTGTTGTATCTGAAAATACACCACGATACCCTTGCGCTCCTCCTGCCCCAGTTGGTCCAGTCACTGTACTGGCTGGTCCCATTGGGCCAGTGGGTCCCGTTGGTCCTGTTGAACCCGTTACTGTACTTGTTGGACCGGTTGGACCCGTACTTCCGGTTAGACCTGTATTCCCTGTGGGTCCTGTTGGTCCGGTTGAACCTGTTACTGTACTCGTGGGTCCCGTTGGACCCGTACTTCCGGTTAGACCTGTATTCCCTGTGGGTCCTGTTGGTCCGGTTGAACCTGTTACTGTACTCGTGGGTCCCGTTGGACCTGTACTTCCGGTTAGACCTGTATTCCCCGTTGGTCCCGTAGGTCCGGTTGAACCTGTTACTGTACTCGTGGGTCCCGTTGGTCCCGTACTTCCGGTTGTTCCCGTTTCTCCCATATGTCCAGTGGGTCCCGTAGGTCCTGTTGGTCCTGTTACCGTAGATGTGGGTCCAGTTGGACCTGTACTGCCTGTTAGTCCTGTATTCCCCGTCGGTCCCGTAGGTCCCGTTGAACCCGTTACTGTACTCGTGGGTCCAGTGGGTCCTGTACTTCCAGTTAAACCTGTATTCCCCGTTGCTCCCGTAGGTCCTGTTGAACCTGTAACCGTAGATGTGGGTCCCGTTGGGCCTGTACTGCCTGTTGGTCCTGTATTCCCCGTTGCTCCCGTAGGTCCGGTTGGTCCCGTTACTGTACTCGTGGGTCCCGTTGGGCCTGTACTGCCTGTTGGTCCTGTATTCCCAGTCGGTCCTGTTGGTCCCGTTACTGTACTCGTGGGTCCCGTTGGACCGGTACTTCCGGTTAGACCTGTATTCCCCGTTGGTCCTGTTGGTCCGGTTGGTCCGGTTACTGTACTCGTGGGACCCGTTGGACCTGTACTTCCGGTTAGACCTGTATTCCCCGTTGTTCCCGTAGGTCCGGTTGGTCCCGTTACTGTACTCGTAGGACCCGTCGGACCCGTACTTCCGGTTAGACCTGTATTTCCAGTGGGTCCCGTAGGTCCTGTTGCTCCGGTTACTGTACTCGTAGGACCCGTCGGACCCGTACTTCCGGTTGTTCCCGTAGGTCCCGTGGGTCCGGTTACTGTAGATGTTGGACCCGTAGCCCCAGTTGCGCCCGGTACACCTGTCGGTCCAGTGGGGCCGGTTACTCCCTGCGAACCACGTGGACCTGTTGGACCCGTCACTGTACTCGTAGGACCCGTTGGACCCATATCTCCTGTATTCCCAGTTGGTCCTGTAGGTCCAGTATCTCCTGTAGGTCCAGTATTTCCGGTAGGTCCTGTAGGTCCTGTCGTACCCATTGCTCCTGTTGGTCCTGTGGGTCCTGTGGGTCCAGTAACTGTACTGGTTGGACCTGTGGGTCCTGTGGGTCCGGTTGACCCCGTAACTGTGCTTGTCGGGCCCGTTGGACCTGTTGCACCTGTTGGACCTGAAGAACCTGAAAAGCCTGTAGGGGCTATCCACATGGGACCAGTAACTCCCGTTGGACCTGTTGGGCCGGTTACCGTGGATTCTGGACCGGTAACTCCCGTTGGTCCCGTGGAGCCCGTAGAACCCGTATTTGTAGCAAATCCTGCTGGGCCTGTAATTCCCGTTGGACCTGTTGGGCCATCTAATCCTACATATCCAGCTTGTCCAGTTGGTCCAGTGGGCCCTGTAGCTCCCGTATTACTAGCTTCTCCGGGTAATCCTTGTTGTCCTGTAGGTCCAGTGTAGCCTGTATTTCCTAATGGACCTGTATTTCCGGTTGGTCCTGTATTTCCTGTAGGTCCTGTTACACCTTGTGGACCGTCTACACCTTGTGGACCCGTGTCTCCGGCTGTACCTTGTGGGCCAACGGGGCCCTGTGGACCTTGTATACCTTGCGGACCTGTGGGACCATCGGAGGGGCCTGTGGGTCCCGTAACGCCGCCGGCAAAATAGGCTAAACTGTTCCATCGTGTAACACCATCTCCTATTTTTACTTTTCCTGTATCGGTTTCGTACGCGAACTCACCAGCTAACAAGATTGGATTTGCGGTAGTCCAATTTGAAGCTATGTCATGTCGTAACTGCAACCTCTTTGCTACTGTTGGGCATGTTGACATTATATTATACCTCGCATACATTTGCGTCTGCCCCACCGAAGTTAATAACATCATATCCACCGAACGCACCACCTGCATCGACAATATCGCATATTTCATCATCGGCGTCACCATCTGACCAGATAACATTGGGAGCGGGAGGGCACACTGGACCACGAGGAGGGCACACGCATATGGAAGTCAAAAAGTTCCACTCTAGGGAACCATTGGTGGAATCTTTGTAGCTTGTTTTTCCGGTGGGGTTTTGAATGATGGCTGTTCGGCGTTGGCGTTCAATGTACATTCCTGCATCGCGAGTTTGGTTTGTGTAGGCTTTGGTTTTTCCAACTTGAATTGGGACCCAAGGAAGTTCGGTTGGAATGATTTCTTTGTTTAGGTAAGCATGTGTGGCATGGGCAATAAGGGCCACAGCCATAATCAATAGGACAATCTGATTTATCCCCATTACTAGATATCCTCTATATTCATTTCTTCCTCTTCTTCTTCAAAGACTACACCACCTCCAGAATCTTCTTCGTTAGCGGTAGCATCGGCTACAAAGATGCGTGGATCCAAGTCCGGACGAAGTTTTCGAAGTTGTGAACGTTGGGGCTCATAGAATACGGATATGATTTCATGAGTAACATTCGATAGACCTGTTTCGGCAATCATGACGACATCTCCTACACCGATGTGGACATCTTTTTTGCCTTTACCGCGTAGACCTCCGCGCATGGGAACAATTTGCGTGATTTCTCGTTTGATTTCTTTTTCTTCCTCTTCCGACCATTCTTTTTTGGTGTAAAAGACTTTCATTTGACCATGTCCGACATGTTGAAGCACTCGACCAATAAATATATCTTCTGTGTTCATTCCATCACGGAAATCATCCATAATTTTGTCATTAAAATCTTTATTATGGCGCGATTTAGAACTTTCAGAGTTTTTTTGGGATTTGTGACCCGAACCTCCTGTGATATTACGCGGCATTATTAGTTTTTAATTATTTAGGCTATAGGTTTCCATTTTTGAAAATGGAATTATTTAGAGAATGAAATGGAATGTATCGAAATGACACAACAAGGAGATCTTGAACTACAGGAAATAGTATATCATAATACGCGTATTCTTATAGTTGAAGGAGATGGCGTAGGAGATATATTACTTCTTCCTACTATTTTAGGGAATGAACATGCTCGGATATTACATGAACTATTTAATCATCGAAACGGTATACGACGAGGTATAGCGCTTAATACGGATCCTCCGGTACAACAGCGTGTTCAAATGGTTGATCCTATAAATAGCAATTTAGCGGAATTTTCTCGCGATTTGCAGAATGTGCATACAAAAATTGTAAATCAACAAACAGATGCCAATATAGAGTTATTATTAAAAACACCGGTTCCTAATAATCAACAAACGGTTGAAGAGGTTACAGCAGCCCTTATGAAACGCCGAAAAAAGCCGACGAAATACATGGAGGATATGGTTAATTGGTACAACAAACATAGTCTATACAAAGAACTCTTGGATGGTCTATGGGCACGCATCAAATCCTCATCCAATAAAAAGGAATTAGAGAAACGACTAACTGAGGAACTTCGCGAAATGGCGGGTAAATGTACGCAGGGCCATATAAGTCGACTATGTAATGTATTGGTAGGATTCGATGAGGATTTCAAACCTGAAATTTCGGTAGGGGAACATTTACAGAACAAAATGTCGGCGATAGCGCAGAAGGATATTACTTTGGAAGAAAAGGTACTGGAGGCGTTGATTTTGATGGAGGAATTGGGTATCCCGAAAGAAGAGCAGGATGCGTGGATTGATGCATTGTAGATAGATAATATAGGATTGAATAAATTGACGATTGAACAATGGTCTCGTCAATTTTTCAATTTCAAAAAATGGATTTATTTTCATCCAACAGATTGGACTGTGTTACAATGGAAAATTCTACTTATCAAATTTATACTATTCGTCGTCTTACTGAAATGGCTTCAGATGGAAGCCTCGTTTTAGACCCCGACTGGCAGCGTGGAAGTATATGGAATCGCGACCAGAAACCTAAATTAATTGATTCTATCCAAAATGGCTACCCTATTCCTCCTCTAGTTATTTGGACCCGCCCCCAAGGAAAATATATCATGGTAGATGGGAAACAGCGTACAGAAGCACTTATCGATTATACTAAAGATAAATTTGCTTTTGAAAATACTTTATACTCTCAAAAATCGCAAAGTGACAAAGAAACATTCTTAGATAAAGAAATCAATGTGCTTGTATTTAAAGCGTGTGTAGATGAGGACTTTATCGTGGAATACTTTGAACGGATTAATACTGAATCGAAGCAGCTTTCGAATGGTGAAATGATTAACTGTTTGTGTGCGAAACCGATTGTATCATCGATAAATAGTTTATTCTTCCAACAGGGTAGCTTTCGAGATAAATGGATCGAACTCTTTGGCGAACCAAATGAGGAAAAACGCATGAAACATTATGAAAATACTGTTCCTTACTTAACATCATCCTTGCATGGGGTTAAATATTTAACGAAATCATTTCCAACAATTGCACCGGTTATCAAATCAACAGATCAAGCAAAACTGGATGAACATATGTATATATTCGAATCGCGTATTGATTTGTTTATTAATATAGTTAAATCTATATTTGAAGCATGTCCGCAATTAAAACCTCAATGGACCAAACAAGGGTTACCACCTATTCGCCAAATATCCCCAATTTGGGTAACGATTATTAATCCCGAACAATATACGGAAAACTTAATAACCTTCTGGTCTGCTTTCTATAAAAATATGTATTCAAAACCAAATACCATAAAACCTCAATGGGAACTGTATATGCGCAAAAATGGTAAGCCTCAGCAAATCTATAAAGAAATTAGCTATGCAATGGTAATGTATAATGCAGAATAGTATACATACTAGTTTGAATAAATAACGAAAAGGACCCACATTCATCATCCGGGCTTTTTCAATTTCAATGTTTAGACTCATGCGGATTTTAATTAAGCTTTTTGCTTCTGTTAAAAAACGAATAATTTTAGAAGAAGGTGAAAGTCATATAAAATGGCTTCTTTAAGTGATATTATTTCTGCGAGACGAGAGTCCGTTCTTCAAGCATACAACTCAGCAAGAGCAGAAAACCATCTACGCTTTCTGGAAGGTGATGATAAGGCAACTGCCGAGTATATATTTCCTAACCAGATTGAAGATGCTAATGCGATTGTAGATAAGTTCTACAAAAACAATCGTCGTGTTATTAGCATTCAAAAGAAAACTAAAGTTGGAGCAGATGGTCTTATGATTGAAATTGCTAAACTTCTTACAACACATATTGACGACAATTTTGTTGTAAATCCTGCGAATGTAAGAATAATTACTGGAATGAGTAATTCTGGTTGGGAGAAAGATATGGTTGATAAAGCACCTAACTGCTTTAAAGACAAAATCTTCCACCACGGAAGATTATCGCGAGCAGATCTTGTTAATTTGTCCAATGCACTCATCATTATTGATGAGATTGATAGTGGAGATAAAGAGTTTCAAGTTCTTCATAACACTCTTGAATCTGCATATGTATTAGACATTGATACTCTTGTTAGTAAAAATATTAGGATAGTAATCATTAGTGCTACAATGGTGAAAGAATTGTATGATGTAGCCCGATGGGGAGAATTACACGAACTTTATAAAATGACTATTCCGCCATCGTATTTCGGTCATAAAGATTTCTTAAGTATTGGCGTTGTTCAAGAGTTCTATCCTTTAAATACAAGAGAAAATGCTGAGAAATGGATACAAGAAGACATTCTTGATAATTACGGTACCGATTACAGAGTTCATATTGTGCGCGTGAATACAAATACATCAAATATAGTTCAGAGTGCCTGTATTCACAAAAGAGTATCGTTTCGAAATCATACATCAACCGATCGTCTTTCACATGATGAAATTATAGAATTCTTTAAAGAACCTATAACACAGCACATAGTTCTGGGTGTGAAAGGGTTCTTTCGTAGGGCAAATCTTATTCCAAATCGTTGGAAACTTCGTATTGGTGCAACACACGAACTCTATACGAAGGTTGTGGATAACAATGTTCAGATTCAAGGACTTACTGGTCGTATGACTGGATATTGGCGTGAAACAATTGAAGCAGGGCACAAAACAGGACCGCATAGAACCTCAATCAAAGCAATTGAAGAGTATGAAAAGACATATGAAGACCCGTTTGGATTGAACTCTTATCAGACTGCTGGGTTTAACAAGAAAAAGGGAAAAGTATCAGCAAATCCTACTATGCTTTCCACTAAACATATCAAAAATCTGGAAGCGGTTGACTTGCCTGTCCTTGAAGACCCAACTGATCCAAAATCAGTGCCCGTTGTGATTTCTGTCAGTCCAACAGAATATGCGACATTCAAAAAAAAGGGGAATTCTTGGGACGAAAATTGTGTATTTGAAGTGTTGTGTAAATATAACCCGGATTTGGTTAATAATATTAAAAATCTACATAAAATTCAGATTACTGAAAGCACGGAAGAGAATGATACTTACAAGAAGCGAATTACAGACTTTGTAAATGCATACAATAACAATAAAAAATATACTTTAGGAACAGGTGATATTCGAGTCGATTCTTATCAGATATTTCTTGATAAAATACATAATAGAGTCATTGTAAGCATCTATTATGGTAGCAAGAATCCTAATTAATAAATAAAATTTCTTCTTATTATAGAGTTTCGTTTATACATCTTCTTTATCGAATAGTTTTCAAGCGCAAATGCTTTGTCATTAATATTCAAGTGGAAAAAATGGGCGTCAAACACGCACCACTTTTTCGTATACACTATCGCTAAATACTACCTATACACTACACCTATACACTTACAAATCAAACTGTCTTCCAACTATACCTAAATCCGTATTGAGCTCGAATTCCTCCCACTCGGCCGCCTCCTCGTCCGGGTCGAGCAGCTCCAGGCCCGCGTACTTTGCGTCCAGGTCCTCCTCCACGGAGGGCACGCGAAGGTACTCCGGACGCTCATCTACCATACTTATCCTGCTTTTACGCACACGGATTTCGATTGGAGGAATATATACATCATCCTCTTCCAAACGGTCGCGTTTAGGTGCGGGCTCCCGCACACTCGCTAACTGATACGACAGCACAGGGGCCGGAGATAAGTCTGTCGTTGTTGGTCGTCGTACCAAACTCGGAAAATTGGCTTCAGTATTCCGAGTACTTCGTTGGTACTCGATCTGGCGTTGTCGCTCGCGGGCAGCCGCTTCGGCTTCCTGCTGCGCACGAACTTCTTCCCAATATGCACTGCGGCGCTCGCGTTCATATTGAGACGAATTATTAGCACTCCCCATATACGTTTGGGGCACCGATCCTTCCTTTTTGCGGGTGTCGATTCCTTCCCGGGCACTTTTACGGTTGCCTACCGTTACCCATTCATCATCAGACATGGTTACTTCCCTTTGCCTGCAACCAAAAGAATCCATTTTCATGAGTTCAATAGGAAACCGCAGGCAAAAAGGGAACCTCTTCCTGTGGGCCACCCCACCGTTTCCTTTTCCCCCCTAACCTAGCATGCTAGTTTTTCCATGGGACCGCTTCAATCGGGCGCGGTTGGGACCGTATGCTTCGAGAGCACAATCCCTTTGCCTGCACAAAAAAGAATCCATTTTCAGGAGTTCAGCTACCGCATGGAAAAAGAGAAGGTCTGTCCGGAAGGATTGGACTCTCCTTATGTCGACTGCTCTTTCCCACCTCACCTAGCAAGCTAGTTTTTCCCCGGAACTGCTTTCAGGCGCAGTTGTACCTACTCCGAAGAGCCTGCTTTCTTCTGTATGAATGGAAACAATCCATTTTCAGAAGTTCATTCCAATTGTTTATGCATTGTGTATTGTTTTTCATTTTTACTTTTCTGTTCGTTGATAGAAACTTTGCACAAACAGTGGAGACAGTTTTGTTCGTTAGTGTTTCAACCGCTTACGGATCGCTTGAAATTTTTTATACATTCTTCTTTCATCGGGCATATCTTCAGTTACGGGTGCTTTACCGCATTCCCCTAGGTTATAACCACCCATCCATTCATACGCATCATACTGTTCGGCATAATAGCATTCTAGAGCATTTAGTTCTTCATTCTTTACAACACGCAAACATATGCATTCAAAATCATGTATATCATATTTGCGAAGGTCATCGTAGAACGAACCATATTGTCTTCCCGTTTTTGCGTTGTGTTGGTGCTCTCGGAACCTATAGAATGGATGTGAATATACTGTTTGTCCAATATACGACTTCCCTGTAGCATAACATACGATACGATAAATACATCCCATTTGAAATATGTATTCTTGATTACGAATTACTCCATTTTTGTTTTACTAGAGAGTCCACCGTCGCTTCGCTCCGGGCGGGCCGATTCATGAATCGCGGGGGGTACCTGTTTTGCCCCCTTCGCGCCTTTTTGTCGCCGGTATCTATAATATTCAACTACTATACCAGAATCAGCCATAGGGTTGTTTTGTAACCCATTTCTTGAAAGATTGAAAGTTCGTATTAAAAAACGAATGCGAGCAAAGCTCGCCGCATGCGATTCGTTTTTTAATACGAACTTTCAAT